CCCGACCCAACACACCTACACCTTCGCCACCATTCCGACCCAACACACCTACACCTTCGCCACCATTCCGACCCAATACACCTACACCTTCGCCACCGTTCTGACCTAATTATTCTTTAGAAAATGCCTCAAAAACAAATGATTCTTCAGAAAAAAATTCACCAAATGTTTTTACGGCCTTCTGGCACCACACCTGAATTATAATAATAATAACAATTTATTAAATTTGATTAAAAATAATTAAAAAATAATTTTAATAATATTTAATGACAGACAATTTAATTTTTAGAAAAGCATTTAGAACCTGTATAGAATTGGTAAGGGATAGAGGGTTTAAAATAGACGAAAATTATAATAAATTAAATGATAATGAAATTGATAAACTGTTATATGATAATAATTTAGATATTATAGCTAAAAAACCCACAAGCGATATAATTTATGTAAAATTTATTAATATTTTCAGGGCTAAAGTATCTTTTATTCAAGAAATTGTAGATAAAATTTACGAAAATAACCCCAATACTTCAATTATAATTGTACTCAAAAGTAAGCCTTCCGCTGTGCTACGAAAATTAGAAACAAAGGGTGACAATAATATACAAATATTCCATATAAAACATTTACAAATAAATCCTACAAATCATTCTTTAGTCCCAATCCATATTAAACTTACAGAAAACCAAGTAAAAGAGTTATTAAATAAATATAAAATTATTACTAAATCACAATTCCCTCTGCTTTTACAAACGGATCCTATAGCCAGATATTATAATTTTAAAAGAGGGGACGTTATAAAAATTACTAGTAAACATAAGAATATTTATGAAAATATTTATCATGTTACAGAAAAAAAACTTGGAGAAAAAGAACTTATTTTAGAAAAAACTTTAATAGAAAATGACTCAATTAAAAGAAAAAAAAGTCTATTGGGTAGAAGGTCTGAATTAAAGAAATACTTTAATGAAAATATTTCAACTAATATTTTAAGATATCGTTATGTTAAATAAAAAAAATATAATTATATAATATATTAAAATGAATAATACATTAGAACACTTTAATGGGTCGAGTGATTTTGAAATCAAAAGAAACGCTAATATAGCACGACTTAAAACGAGATACAATCAGAAATTAAACGAGTATTACAACAAGTACCAGGTCTATTTAATTAATTATTTCTCACCAAGTAAGTCAGGCGTAACACAGAATCTTACAAAAGATAATTACACCTTCACTCAAGCAACAGGAAAGAATACTTTTTTAAAAGCTGATAAGGACCACTTAACGGGCACCGCGCTGGGGATGGTCTCCTTGGGTATACCTATAAATAGCGATACTTATGTCGTTAATTTAGAGAAGAATAAAGAGGCGTGTAAACAAAGCGATCAGTGTATGGGATTTGATAGTCTCGGGAATTATTTTCAACCAGGGACTTTAACAACAAACCCTGAGGGTATAGCAACGGCTGGGTTGGGGGATAATTATAGAACTTGGAAAAAGAACACTACTGAAACTGTAGCAGGAGGGGACATACCCACGATGGGTGAATTAGAACGTCTTAAATCCGAATTAGATACCATACTTGCTAATCTTAGAACAAATATAGATTCTACCGACAGCAAATTAATAGCAGAAGCAGATGAATTAGAGAAAAAACGCGATGAAATTTTAGAAAGAAATAAACAAATTGTCATGCAGGGGAAAAGTTTAGATTTAATGAATTTAAAATTAGTATCAAGAGAGCGACAAAACGAGTTTTCAATTGAAAGAAATAGATACAGAAGAATTATGATAGTCGTGTTGGTTGTTTGTAATTTAATATTAATGGGGTATTTTGGTTTTTTATTAACTAAGAAATAAGTATAATTTTACTATTAATATAATATAATATATTATATTAGTAATGGTTTGGGAAACAATAAATAACGAAAAACTGATATTGGAACAAGAAAAACGCCGACTTAATACAGAAAATATACAACTTAAAAATGATAAATATAAATTAGAAAGTCAGAATCATAAATTAAAAATTGCGGCTGATAAATTACTTGGAAATACTCTAGATTTCTCTAATAAAACGAGAAACGCTAAAGAAAAGCATTATAACTTATCTACTGGATTAATTGAAGCGCAAGAAACTAACAAATTATTAAGTAATATTTTAGAAAAAAACCAAATTAAAGAATTTAAACACAATAAGGCACATAAAAGAATTTTAAAAAGTGATTTAAATTTAGCATCAAAGAGAATTCAAATAAAAGAAAATAACCATAGAAAAAAACTATATTATATTTTTCTACTAAAACATATTTTTTCTTATTCCTTATTATCTTTATTACTAACTATGTTTATGAGAAACGGTGTAATTTCAAAAACAACAGCTATATATTGTGTTATTATATTAACCGTAATTTTATTTATAGTTCTTATATTAAACTATTACCATAACCGACTAAGAAATGTAAATTATTTTTATAAACGTGATTTTCTCCCACCAAAAAAAGATGTCGCCGCGCCGGTGGACAATAAATGTAATTAATTTATCCAACCCGTGATTTTTTTTTTATATGATTATATTAATTATATAATGGACTTTAGTTTTTTAAAAGATGCTTTTGAATTAAGACCTGTAAAAAAGTGTAGTAAAGATTGTAGAAAAAAATGTAGTTTACAAGAAAATTTTACTACGAGTAACGATATACAGCAATATGATGCCGCCAAACTAGCCCAAGGCCATGAAATAACAATAAACCAATCTATGGGGTCGACACCGACGGACACCGTGCTTCAGAGGAAATTTGGTTCGGTGCGCAGTCAGTTGGCGAGCGACCAACAGGAGATGAAGGCCCAAGTAGCTAGTTATAGTGATGACAAGGATGCGATTACAACTAAATTAAGTAATAATATAAGGATGAAAAGGGATGGTACCGCTGCGTTCATACAAGAGGCTGCGTCGCTGGCTGCCCGGGAAGAACGGGAGATAGAAAGAGCCACCCGTATAGCGGGAGAACTGGATGCCTTAAGCCGTGGGGGAGGTGGACAAGATTTAAAAGACTTGCAAAATTATCTCGCACAGACAAAGAGTAAATTGACTGACTCCAACGCTGAACTCAAAGCCGCAGTTCAAAATCTCGCATCCATCGCGACTGGCGATGCTGCCAAGGAAGGGAAAATGAACATCGAGTGGCAGACGGATCAATTAAGTGCTACAGCAGCAAGAAAACTGGCAGACGAACAAGAAATCGCGGTCCGAAACAAGTTTAACCAAAAATATATAGACGTCCAGATTTTAAACAACGAATTGGCCGGTATAAATTCGCAATTTAATACTATAGAGGCAGCAATTACCGCAAAACAAACTTCTTTAAGAAATGGGGATGAGGGTGGGTATTTTGATTTCACCTCATTACTCCAAACTTTAGATAATAAGCACTCTATAGAAAAACAATTTTTAAAAACTGGAAATAATACGCTACAAACTACGGACGACCGTGTAGGAAAATTATACAATAAGCATACTAGGCTTTTGAATAATTCGGATTTAATTAAATTACCGTCAAAGATGTTAAAAGCTAACCAATCCCGAGAATTACAAAAAAATGCTCATTCTATGCAAAAACTTAAAACCGATTTATCTAGCTCGAGTAAAAATATTCAAATTAAAGAAAATTACAACCAAAAAAAGATGTATTATATATTTTTATTAAAGCACGTTTTTATATCACTTATAGTCGTTTTAATTGTGGCGGTTTTATCGAGAACTGGATATATTTCTAATAAATTATCGAACATTTTAATAGGGTTGATTTTCACAGTATTAGCGGGTTTAATAGGTATTAACTCCTTTGTTAATCGCGACAGAAATGATATTTATTTCAAAAAGAGAGATTTCCCAATACCCGAGGCCGTAATGCCCCCGGTCGAAAACCCGAAATGTGCTATTTAGATGTAATTAAATAAATTATAATTAATATTTTTATGTTCTAATATATTAATTATACGATGTCTTATATTATTGTGAACATAGGCAATAACAACACAGGGGGGCTTAAGGCCAGTTCCAACAATGTAGATCCTGCAATATGGAAATGTCCCTCTGTTATAAATAAAACAAATTGGGAGGGTTGTAATCCAAGGTGTAATTGGCAATATCCAGATAGATTTAAAATTACTCAACAAGGAAATAAAGTATATGCCAGGAGATTAGATTCATATAATAACGGATGGGGTATGAATTTAAGGTTTAAATGTCTCAGAAACGCTAATTGTTCGACTGATCAAGAACATCAACAAACGGAACAGGCCATACACCGCGCGGCCCCGAAATATAATGCCGCTCTAAATAAATACAATATAGCCAACAATAATTTACAGAATTTACTTGGGACTTTACAGCAACAACTAAATCAGTTAAAAATCCAGCTTGGGTCACAGGAAGTGGATAAGTCTAATACTAACGCCGCTAATTTAGTGCCATTAAGAAGAAAAATCAAAAACACCGAAGACGAGTTAAAAAGGTTACAGACGAGATATGACACATTACAGACAAATTACGACAATACGTTGGACGAAATTACAAGATTAGCCGCTGATTTAGACCGAGTAAGAAGTGATAGCAAAGAAGTTGTTCGAGTGCTTAAAAAACAAATAGAAGACAAAAAAAACGAGATCTATATGATTGTTTTAGAAATTACCGAACAGGCCCAAATTTTAAAAAACAAACAATTTAAATTAAAAATTGAATTAGATAAATTACAAAGAAGCGCAACCGAGTTATTAGACCTTGATAAAGATTTCGGAGAACAGGAGGGAAAAATAGATACATCCCTGGATAATAAAGCCTCGGTTATGAATGACCTGGAAGAGATTAGGCTGAGAGAAGTAGCATCAGATGAAAGGTTCAACGAGCTAGAACGTAATTTTAGTAAAATAGAAGCAGAAATAAAATCCTATACAAGCACCGGTGCTTTTGATTTTAATGGATTAGTTAAACTTTTAGAAAAAAAAAAAAAAATCATGGAAGATATAATATATTATAAAGACTATAAATACAAGTTAAATACTAAATTGTTAGATGAAAAACTTAATGCGAGAGAACCATATATAATGTTTAAAAAAAATCAGAATAAAGAAATTACTAAAAATAAAGCAATAACAGACAAGATAAAAACTGATTTGTCATCTTTGGGACGAGATATCCAAATTAAAGATAATGTATTTAGAAAAAGAAACTATTATGTATTTTTACTTAAGATGACTATGATTGCAATTTTAATATTTGTAATTATTAAACTTTTAGGAATGTTTAATTATTTATCACCTTCTACCGTAACAATTTTATATATATTGCTCACTATATCGGTAATTATTTTGCTTATAATAAATTATGTTATCAATTCTAGAAGAAATGCAAATTATTTTAATAAAATGGATTGGCGTGTAAATGAAGAAATTATATCTAATAAAAAAGATCCAAAATGCGAGCAAAAATGAATTAGTCTTTAAAATTATTTTATTAATGTATATTAATACGATGGCTAATATTACTTTAAATACACCAATTGACGATAATGAATTTTTAAAAACCTTACACTTACTGAACAACAACCGAGGTCGGGTGGCGGGGAAGTTTGGTGGTCTACTGTTCGACGCCAGGGATTTGTTGGATAATGACCGCACAGCACAGAAAGATAAAATTAACACCGACTTCACCGCCTATAAAAGCACACTCACCACAGATCTCGCAGAGGCGACAAACTCCTGGGAGGATGAAGGTGGTAAGCTTGCTGCTATGGATAATAATATCAGCTCTATTAGTCAACAAATTGCAGCAGACCAACGGTCTATAAATGAATTACGTGCCAGGGCCAGAGTCAAACAAAAAGTAGAACAAGATAAAATTGATAAAATCGCGACTGGTCAGGACACTCACGATAAAGATATGGTGCAAAAAGACAGTGAGCTTGAGGCGATTCAATCTAAAATAGCAGAATTGAAGGCTAATACCTCCGCCCTACAAGTAGATTATGCGAGGCAGGTTACTTTAAAGCAAGAGGCAGAGGAGGAAGCAAATAAAATACAAAATGATATTGATTTAATTAACCCAACTTTGGTCGCAAAACAACAACAAAAAATTATGGCAGCTAGCTTATTAAATAACTTGTCAGATGTTAACGAGGCGTTGGAGAAGTCGATCGCCGAGGCACGAGCCGACGCCGACAAAACAAACATGCCTCTGCATTTGCTTGTGTTAAAAAGGTTATTACAAAGAAAAAAAAAGTTATTATCCAGTGGTGGTGACGGTTACGGTCTTTTTGCCGTTGAAGAAGATGCATATAACTTAAATACTCGACTTATAAATACCAGGCAAGTACGGCATCTTCCGGGTGATATTTTACTTAAAAATCAAAAAAACGAATTAGAAAAAAACGAATTAAATATTAACCAGGCCAACCAAGATCTTACGACGGCGTCTAGAAATGTCCAAAGTTCTGATAATAAGGTTAGAAAAAAACAATTTATACTGTATTTATTAACACATACCTTTGCATTTACGTTAATGTTAATTTTAGTCGCCATGTTAATTAAGAATAATATATTATCTACATCCATAGGATATAAAATTATTGGATTTTTAGCGACTGCTATGGTGATAGTATTAGGGGCAAATTATTATTTTAACAGTAATCGTAACGCGATTTATTTCGAGAAGAGAGATTTCCCTGTCAGTAAAGAAGAAACAGCAACAGCTCCAGAAAAATGCGATGCTCCTGCGGCTACAGTATGATAGATAATAAACAAAGTAATATAATTTACAAATTCCTTATTAAAATTGGTATTTAATATTTATTTACAAATATAATATTATATTATATTAGTTAATACATGACTGAAAAATTTGGAAAAGGCGGGCAATTTGGAATGACAACGATACGGGAGAAGGGTATAAACGTATATTATCATGGGTGGGATCTTAGGTCAGACAATAACTGGCGCGGGTTTATATTTATTAAATATCCCAGATGGCAATCTTACCCACATCCACGCTGGGATACTCATTTGGAACCACAAGATTTTTGTAAAAATCACGAATACATACGACATTCGGGCGGACGACCGGTGTATAGGTGCAAGGGCCATTGTCACGACATTACTAAAAGAAAAAATTATCTAAATTATCTAAATTCGACCAGAGTTAACCTTGATAACGCCGCCGCAAACACAGCTCGTGCGGCTGGTACTGCTACCTCGCAGAATTCTGCCGCCAGAACTAAATTACAAGCAGAGCATGATAAGAAAATATCTGATATGACAGCGGAATACGATTCGGAAGTAAGGGCTATTACAGAGAAGCAAAATGAATTAGACGAAAGTAAAGTTGCTTTACAGGCAGAGTACAATAAATTAGAACAGGAATATAAATTGAAAAGAATGGAAGTTACACAACTTAATAGCGACATAAGAATAGCTAAATATCAAGCAGCTGAAGCTCAAGCAGCATTAAAACAAGAACTGGCTCTTTTACAGAGTGATTATTTAAATAGGAAAGATATATTAGATAAGAAAAAGGAAGACATTGAAGCAGAACAAGTGAAAATAGATAATAAAAAACTAGAAATTAAAGAATTAGAAATTAAAATAGGTAATAGATGGGAAGAATATAATCAAAGAACCGAGGATTTAGAAAAATTAGAAGATGAAATAGAAGAATTAGAAAATAGCAAGCCCATCAGATTGGCAAATTTACAAAATGCCAAATCAGTAGAAGACAGATTAAACGCAACTTTAGCTGAATTAGAAAAAGAATTATTGGAATTAAAAAAAGACCCGGAAAAAAAATATAATCCCCTGATTCTTAAAAGATTGATGAGACGAAAAAAGAAAGTATTAAAACAGCTTTTTAGAGTCGAGGAAGATGCCTATAACACCCATTCTAGAATTGTAAATGTTAGAAGTGAACGTAATCACACTACCGACATGTTATTAGACAACCAAAATAGAGAAATTGATAAAAATACAAAAAATATAGGAAATGCCAAGGATGAACTGGGTAATACAAATAGAAGAATTCATATAGAACAAAATAATACCCGTAAAAGAGACTACTATATATATTTATTAAAACATACTTTTATATTTATTTTAGCATGTATGCTTGTCATCATGTCGACGCGTATGAAATTAATACCAAAGTCGATGGGAATAACTATTATTGTGATTTTAATGATTATTTTAGGAATAATTATATTGGCGAATGTATATTACAATAGAAGACGAAATAGATTATTCTTCAACAAGATAGATTTCCCGGTGGCCAAAGAAATTGTGTCTGCAAAAGAATGTCCTAAAAAAACTTAATTTAGACTGTAATTATTATATTTATTTATAATAAATGGGTATTTTTGATGATATTAGAAATATGATGGGTCAATTAAGCCGTGAAAGAAATAAAGTGGTAAACCAAGTAAATAGATATAATATCCTTGACCAAAATTATAAAAATCTTAATGAAAAACATAATACTCTTAATAAAAAATATAATAATATGTACGGTAAATTAATAGATACTAAGAGAGAAAGCAGGAGGAACGCTTCTAAAAGATTTAACTATATGAAAGGGGACTATCAGAACAGAATTAATTTAATCAATCGTCAACAAGAATTATCAAACGATAAAAATAATACACTACTTAAAAATAAAAAAATGTATGAAAAAAATAACCTAGATTTCGAAGCAAATAAGGACAAAGTATCCACATACTCTAGAAAATTGCTATACGATAAAAAGGATTTAAAATTTTATGACCTGGCAATCCATATATTGAAATTTTTTTTACTAGTAGTATCTATTTCTGTAATATATTTACTATTAAAAAAAAAAACTCATTATCGGTTATGATATATTAAAATATGTAAAGCATTATACAGGTTATACAAAGGAGGGTTGAACCCTAAAAAAATAAATATGAATAATATTTTATATTTACTTTTCGTCTAATACGTCCACATATGAAGGAAGGGTTAATTCCTCTATACTTTTATCAAAGGGGTTAACCTGTTTAACTATTGAATTCTCATAATTTAGAGTAAGTCCCTTATAGCCATTAGTTTTCCCTTTACTAATAGCAATATATGCCGCAAATTTATCATTAAAATGGTCTCTTATTTTATTTCTATTCTCTGGTTTATCACCAGTAACTGCTTTACACCATTCTTTATATACGTTGTAAATTTCATTTATATTTACTTCTTGCTCGGAACCTTCTTCAAACATGATACAGTCGTTAATAAAGTCTTTAAATACATCTCTACTTTCCCTGTAGGACGCCGTATATTCTAAAATTTCACATGGGACTTTCAGTCCATTTCGCTTATATTTTTTATGGTAATTGATAAGTATAGACATAAACGGTTCGGCCCAATTCTCGAAATTCTCAGCAAGTTCTTCGTTAATTTTAAATTCTAATCCTTTTTCTGGACTGATATCATATGTAAATTTACTACTAAATTCTGTGTTTCTTACCCGGCGCCATGTACCAGCGTCTTTTTCGGGTAATTTAGGCCGGTCATTACAACAAAGGACCATTTTAAATTTAGGCTTAAATTCAAAGGGCTCGCCGTAAAGTGCCCGCGCCTGAATTTTATCACCACCCGTGAGTTCCTTCATTAACCCAACATTAATAGTTGTTTCTGTATCTGGCTCCTGCATCGACGCCAGTCGGGCGCCTTTAGTTCGAGCGAGCTCAGGACTTGCCGCATTAGATGCCGCTCGATTAGAGGTGAGTAATTGAATGGGGAGTTTAACAGCGTAATCGCCAAAAATAGTTTCCATAAGTTCCATGTGCTTTGATTTGCCATTACCACCACCACCAGAATATATATCAAAAGATTCATCTTTGGTGGAGCCAGATAAAAACGAAGAACTTCTTATTAATACATATTCCCTGACTGTTTTTATTACGAAAATTTGTTTGTAAAATTCATATATTTCAAATACTTCGTCCGAATCGGGATCATATGGGATATAATTTATATTAGTAGATTTAGAGATATAATCTTCTGGCCTGCCTTCTCGGAATTCATCCTTCTTTAAATCGTATACTCCATTATTAAATCCTATAAGATTGTTCGCCTCGTCTAATTTATCTAAAAACTTTTTTTCTTTGTCGTAGAATAATTCTGCACTTTCAGTCATCAGATTACTTTTAAAACTAGTTTCCTTGAGACGAAACATTACCTTTGATATATTTTGCGCTTTTTTATCCCAATCACTGTGCGAGGGGTCGTCCTCTTCCTCTACTCGTTGGGAACATTTAATTTTAATTCGGTTAAATTGTTTATACAAAATTGTAGAAATTTTTCTTTTTAACATAATACCCTTATCATCACGCTGCCATCGATGAAATTTTTCGTTGTAATAATACCATGTGTGATCTCTAATAGAAACACACACGTGAAAATTGTGAAACATAAGATGTAAAATTTTAGCTATATCATACGATGAGCCTTTTCCATTACTACAAGCCGAATAACACTTGCTTTCTACATCAGTATCTAAAATTTGAAAGTACATTTGTTCGTTGTCTTCTTTTGCCCATAGTTTTAAACTACCAACCCCATATCCCTCATCTGCCATTTCGTCCCATTTTTCTCTACACTCTACGTCGCATGTATCGGCATATTCGGGGACCTTTTTACTCCAATTAATCCATTCACGGAGAAGAAGGTCATCTTTATTATGAATATTATGTAGGCACCACCCCACTTCTATCCAAGTAGGAAAACTTTGCGCCCTCTTGCGGCTAAGGCATTTGATATATTTACTAATACTTTTGAGCTCGGTTTTACTCACCTTTGTTTTAAATCCCGTTTTTTTATTACGTTTCCGCTTCTTTTTCGGAACATTATTTGTAGGATTCCACACCTCTTCCTCGATCGCTGTTTTCAACATAGAATATTCAGTTTTATTTCTAACCGACAAAAGCTGAATCAGTTCTTTTGAATCAGGGATTTCTTCAACTGTCTCCACCCTATCTTTATATACCCTTATAGCCCTTGAAACTAAATATGCGGGCTTCCCTGGTTTCGTAGAACCATACATCTGCCAATTGTTTCTATCTATAACCGCGCGGTCAAATATATCGGCATATGAATTATCAAAATCGTGTCTATCTAATACGTCTGAACAGTTTTTATACACAGCATCGCGAAATTTCAATTGTAAGTAGTCGTTTGTAACAATATGAGGTGCCATAATATGAAAACCATCTTTAATACGCGAAAGGTTTGTTTTAATTTTCTTATTACCTTTTTTATCTACATCGTAAATAGCATTTGGTTTTTCCAAAATATAAAATACCCTCTCGTCGTCATCTAATTCCTCTAAATATTCTTCTATCGCATTCATGTAAAGCATACAAATTTTATCGATATCTTCATCGGTATAAATCCTTACACAAGTCTTATTATAATACCTTAAATCTATATCAATTTTAATAGGTGTCAGGTCGCAATCTTTAATTCCCTCAGTTAAATAAATAGGTATTTTGTTTTCGAAAACGGTGGTATGGTATAATTTATAAAACTCATCCAAATTGGATAGCTTAATGTCATATTTACCCATGGGGGCACCTATACTAGTATGCGTAAATCCTACAGTCCCCCGGTTTTTATCTAAAAACTTTTGCAGAACATTATATTTAGATGAATGGACTTGGGTTGGCATCTGTATTAATATTAATACAAGATTTTTTTAAATTTATATTAATCAAAGTTATAATAATACTCAATATAATATTCACCTATAATTCTCCTCGAAAACCTTTAGCTGTTTAAAGAAGTCGACGTTAATGTTCACTAGATGTCTTTTTTGTTTCAAAAATAACAAAGCATCACGTCTTGTGTATTTTCTATATTTTATTAAAAATGCTATTATTACTGTAGCTGAACGACTGGAACCCATAAAGCAATGGACAAAAATATTTTTATTAGGATTATCTGCTAAATATTTGTGCATGTGAGTAATGGTTTTGTCAAGATGTGTGTAAATATCTTGCTTTAATTTATCTTCGACACTAACCCTGATATATGCTACATCATCGGAAAAATAATTCGGGATATCCTTTGAACAATTAACTATCAATCCTATATTATTTTTTTCTAATTGGTAATAATTTCTGGCATTACACGCATTCCCTAATACGATATTTTCTAGTATAAAATTAGGCTTATACGTTAAATCATACATACACCCCAACCCCTTGCTATTAGAACCAAATACTCTCTCTGTTTTTACATAATCTTCTAGTTCATTATTGCTCATATAGGCATTACCTTTATTGACCAAAACTTCGGCCATACAATAAGCGCTGTAAATATAATCCATTCTATTATAATATAATAGAATTTATTTACACCCTTGAAACTTTAAAATGGGACAAAATATATAACTTAATAGTATATAATTATGTCTAAACATAAAAGTGAAGATTATAAAATTAGCGCTGTTAATTATTATTTAGATAATAATGTAAGTATGGAAAAAAGTAAATAAAAAAATTTATAAATAAAAGTTCTATTATTAGAGAGAAAATGTGAACGCAAGATAATAATTGTTATTAAATTCTTTAATATATAGAACCTCTTTATTTATTGAAATTTTTATTTTTAATTTATCATCCAACTTACTAGAATGTAACTCATTTTTTTTTAAGAAAGTTTCAGATGTACTTGTTAATTTATTACCTGATAATGTCCAATGAGATTTTAGCGCTAACCATTCATTTTCTTTTAAGATACCTATTTTATTCCATATCCCAGTATTTATGATAGGTTTATTACTTAAAATTGGTTCAAATATATTTTTAACTAAATCTTCACAACACTTATTTTGAAGTTCAGTATAACCTTTAACCGTAATATCTCTAAATCCAGGGTTATAATTAAATTCAAGTATATATGGATTTAAATTTCTATCAAATATCAAATCGATCCCTAATAACATTATTTGATTTGTATCCGATGAAAAATTTTTATCTAATTTTAAAACAACATCACTTAAACATTTCTCTATTTTTTTCTTTCTTATATCCTGATTATCAATATCTGATAATATTCTGATATGTGAATTTTCATTATAATTATTTAATTTTTGTTGGAAATGTGTATTTGTTAAAATATTATCCAAGTTAATATTATCTTTTTGATAATTATTACATGTTAATCTACAATAACTTTCATCACATACATAAAATTGTATATGTCTTTTGTTCTTCACAAATAAAAGATATGTTCTAATATCATATTTTTTGCTATCAATCAAGTCCAATTCATCTAAAAGTTCTTGAATTAATATAATTTTATTATTATAGTTTATTTCATTTTTTTCATTTACAACATATATACCACGACCGCTATTTCCCGCGGCTGCTCTTTTATCTTTAAACGTGTATGTACTAAAACCAGCAGGTTTTACTAAATATTTTTTCCCTTTTTGTAATTCTAAATTATTAAATTCTTTTTGGGTATTAATAACAAAAGTTTTTGGTATAAAATTTAAATTATTTTCTTTAAAAAAATTTGCCATTAAATGTTTGGAATCAAGAAAAGAATATTTTTTAATTGAATTACTTATATGGGACACTTGATTATAATTACTGTAATTGGCACAATTATCTACTTGTTTCCATTTATTATCTTTTTTCATTATATCAAATAACAAAGGATCATATGAACCTTGACATAAATCTCTCTTAATCAATGATATATAATATGTATATTTTTTTTCAATGGCGTTGTTTTTATACAATTCAATTACCTCTCTTTGTAATGGGTCATTTTTATTTAGTGTTTGTAAAAATTTATCCTTTACTTTATAGTATTTTTTTAATTCAAATACATTTTTATAATGATGTAATTTTTTGTAATAATCTAATGTTGTTAAAGTTCTTAAACATTTCCAACAAGTAGAGCAGTTTAAGAATGTATTACTATTATGCACAAAACTACCATTTACACATACATCCAAATATTTATAACTTAAAGAGTTTTCTGATACTTTCAATGTTTTTTGAGGTCTAGTATATTGGCATCCATGAGATATAAACTCTATATTTTCTGTAGATAATAATGGAATCACTATTGGATCACCATAAGCAAAATCGTTTGAATTTTGCTTTATCTTGCTATCAATATATGAATACGCTGAAGAATAGCAATATTTACAAAATAATTTCTGAAAGAAAAGTGGTATTGATAAATTTCTAAGAACATGGATTTTTTGATGATCAAAATTATTTATACTAGTAAAATTACTGTCTACTATTAACATATTTAAGGTTGTTTCTTGACAATATAATTCTGCGTTAGATACTCTTTTATTAAAAACAGTACTATTATTTCCTGATGCGCCCGCATTAAAATTAGTAACGTGTGTTAATTTATATGGACTATCTTCTATATCAAAATAATAATCTTGTAGGCAACATAAACTATCTATTCCACAACTCAATCCACACCCTACACCAACATTGTTATATTCTTTACTATAACTAAACTCATCTACTTCAATATTTATAGGTTTGCATTCAGGAATCATAATATTTATAATTTTCATTAGATAATGTGTAACATTATGAAATAATTTATATGATACTTTCCCTTTTATAATTAAATTTTCATTATTTATCATTGCGATAGGTAATGCTAATATTAAAGGTCCATCATAATTTGAAGAAATGTATTTTTCATATTCAATACTATACTTCAAGTAAATTTCTTTATTATCAATTAAAAATGTTGTTGTATTTTTATTTATTTTAAGATTTTTAATTATCATATATATATATATATATATAAATTAACTAAGTAGACATATTTTGTCCCATTTTAAAGTTTCAAGGGTGTAAAATCAATAAATATTAATATTTAATTTAGGTAAAAGAGAAAATTTATAATTGTTAATCTTATATTTTTCTTTAAGAGATACGTATAAACTAGTTCCGTATTTACGACCTATCCATACACATATCCATCTCAATCCTGACTTGGAATAACTACGTTCTCGGGGTATTTTATTCCAAAAAACATGCCATACAATTATATATGAAAGTATTGCCATTAATCCTTCTACTAATTGGGTATCAGTAATATATGATTCTACCATAGTTATATTAATAACAGATTAAAATTTGATAGCTTATTGTTTATATTTTAAAATATTAGTTTTCTTTACATATCTAGAATGTCTACCAAATGCCAATCGATGATTACCAAAGCCCGGTCAATTAAAATCCCAATTTTTATGCAACCCTTTCTGATTGGTGTTTGTGTTTTTCTTGGAGCTGGATTCATGAATTACATTATTATGATTATGAATTACCATACTTGTTCTCGTAGTATTTTTTGGGCAATTACCTTTGGGGCTTCGCCGGCGTGCCGAACGCTTACGAAACTAAGTCTACTTTTCACCGACGTTCAGACAAATATTCTACTAGGAGCAGTCGCTGTGTGTGTTTCCGCATTTGAGAAATGGGGTAGGAAAAAAATGAGTGATTAAAATAATATTAGTATAATGATTTTTTTTATTATTATATAATATAAATGTTTAAATATATATATGACCCTACATCTAGAAAAAGACATTCTGTTTCGTCTAAGAGAGGCAGAGCCATATTAAAGAAATATTTAAGAAAAATTAATAAACTTGTTGGGGGCGCAGCACCCGTCGCACCCGTCGCACACGTCGCACCCTTTCCTGGGTGTGCTAATATATTTAATCCTGATGATTTAATTGGTAATGTTAGACTATTTGGTTCCCCTGATGCCCCCGAATTAAGACACGCGGTCGCGCAGTTTTTAGACGGAGAACAGATGGAGGCTTGGTTGGGGAGAATGGCACGTATGAGAGAAGAAGTAACTACCAGTAAAGCGACTCTCGCCGGAAGCAGGAAGATCGCATGGGAGGCCTTCCGTGAGCCCACAGCACTTGAAATAATAGGACGGCAGACAATTCAAGATATGGAAGGGCATACCGAAAAATGGGAACAAATGATTTACCAAATAGCCGATCGCGCTAAACTCTTATTAAGTAAAAATCCTTTATTAAAGATACATACGAATTTTGGTCAAGTGGATGGGATATGGTCTGGAGAAACACCATCTGCAATTGATTTAGAAATAATACCTGTTATGGAAGAAGATGGAACGCACTCACATCCCCCAAGAGATATGACTAAATGCTTGGAAGATACCGGTTATAGTCCAGAACAAATTGAAAATATGGAGGAAGTAGCGGCGCCAAAAACTCCAGATGGGACAATAGAATGCTATGGGGTAGTAAATAAAAAGTCAGAATTTTTAGGTGGAACTTCTCGACGAGCCCTAAGACGAGGAGGCGATAATAAAGATGTAATTGTAATTAAAGTAGGATTGCCTGGACATTTTACAATAGCTCTTTATTATCCAGCCTCTAACCTAGTTGAGTTTTTTGATTCCGGTGGAGCCGATGCAACATCTCCTGAAACATTATCGATATTAAGACCTAGAGAAGACGGAGCAAGGGTTGAGACGGTAGGTACAGAGACTGGGAGACAAACTCTGTGTTTAACTGAAAATTTACTACACCGATGCGTATGTGAATCCTTCGCAAAACTTTTTCCTGGGTGTAAAGTTGTACCTGTAAATACTAAAGATTTACAACTTTCGGGTAAAGATGCTCATTGTCAAACGTGGGTATGGTTGTTTATTTATTTAAAGTTTGTGTGGTTTCCATGCCAACCAGAAAATAGGGGACAGACATATGTCCCGACCGAAGATGTAATCAATTATTTTTTAAAAGTTAAAGAAAGGGGTGGGGAAGAGGCTTTATATCAATTAATCGATAACTTTTGGAATTATATTATTTATTATAGACCATCGTAAAAATCTTAATCGAAAATTTGATATTAAAATTATTTATTATATTAATATTAAATTAAAATGCAAAACTCTATTAAACCAGGATTAAAGGAAGCTGGGATTGATGAGGCTGGGCGTGGATGTTTAATGGGGCGAGTTTATACTGGTGCTGTTATTTTACCCAAAGATTTCCCAGACGAATTATATTTAGAAATTAAAGATTCTAAAAAACTATCGAAAAAAAATAGAGATAAAATGCGAAGATATATAGAAACTCACGCAATTGCGTGGGCTGTGGATTATGCCACAGTAGAAGAAGTCGATAAATTTAATATTCTGAAAGCTACTTTAATGTCTATGCATCGGGCTGTTGCTAAATTATCCGTAACTCCCGAGCATTTGGCTGTAGATGGTAACCGATTTATGGTGTACATGGACGATGATGATGAAATTATCCCCCATACACTTGTTACAAGCGGTGATAATAAATATAGGAATATCGCTGCTGCTTCTATTCTTGCAAAAACTCATAGAGACGAGTATGTTACTAGAATTATCGAAGAAACGCCCGACTTTAAAAAATATGGATGGGAGACAAATATGGGGTATGGTACTAAAAAGCATATGGAGGGTATAAATAAATATGGTATTACAGAATACCACCGAAAATCTTTCAAACCCTGCCAAATATAAAAATAAAATAATTGTATATAATAATTATGTTTAATACCCTACGAGAGAGAGTTGGTAATATTAATCCAAGAGAACATATATCTAAATTTGCGTCTTCACCCAGAGTTTCTAGATTACAAATTCAATTTAATGAAAAAAAATACCAGGTAAGTAAATTTATACAAGCAAATAAAACACCCTTAATAATATCCGCAGTAATTATAGCGATTGTGATTTTTTATTTTGTAGTTTTTTTTAGAAGAATCCCACGTTTTTTAAATAGAATGGACCGAGAATATTCACATAGATGCCAAATAAGCTCAATTCAATATAATAAAAAAATTATGGAGGGTAATTATAGACTTTGTGACTTTTATATCGCGTCTTCTTATAAATCCTACTTACCTTGTACAAATTATTACGATTATGCTTGTATGGATGCTATTAAAAAGACTTTATATTTTGGAGCAAGACATATCGACCTAGATATTATGCCTAAAGGTTTTAGCAATTGCGATGATTTGGTTATATGTAACGGGCGGGGGAGAGGTAATTGGCAATACACTACATCGATTCCATTAGAGGAAACCTTAAAAATGATTTCGAAATACGCCTTTAGCACAAAAGTGCCCAACGGTTCGGATCCATTATTCATAACATTAAATATGAAAACTTGGAACAATAAACAGGCTTATGAGAAATGCGCCGTATTAATTAAACAATATTTTATAAAAAAACTACTCCCTTTAGAATTTGGATTTCAAGGGAGGCATAGTAGAGTTAATATTAGCACATCCCCTATTAAAAAATTATTAGATAAAGTTATTTTCATATGTAACGACGATGTCACCGATACAGGTCTCGACGAATTAGTTAATATAAGTAGTAAAAATTACGGTAATATGCGACAAGTAACTTATAAAGAAGTAGAAGATTGTAAAGATATAACTGAATTTAGAAACTTCAATAAAAGGTTTATGACACAAGTAGTACCGTCATTCGAAGATAGAATGAAAAGTAATTTTAATTATTTATTACCATATTATTTAGGTTGTCAATTTATATGTATGAATTATACGGAACCAGATAAATGGATGAAATTATATGTAGAGACATTCAAAGAATTTAGTTTTGTATTAAAACCACATAAATTACGAAATAAATAAATTATATATTAAAGTTTTTTTTACATATTTATAGTAATGAATAATTCAACAATAAGTAAATTTAGAGTAGGGGTAGAATTAATGGAGTTTTTTCTAATATCTATGGGGTATGAGGGCTCTTTATATGTGACCGATTATATATTTAAAACTTTTTCAAAAAAATACAACTCACTTTCCTATAATAGTAAACAATATGTTATTACAAATTTAAATAAATCCGTTGTTATGGCGATTGTGTTTTTTAGTTTTTTGAATACTACAGTTAAACATCCGGAATTTTTAACAGATTATACGGCCATAGTTAATGTTAAACAACAAAGATATTGGAGGTTACTAACTATGTTGTATGCCAGTACTGATTTAATATCATTAATTAGAAGCCCTAAAATGCCTTTTAGTACCCAACTGCATCATTATGGTGTTTTATTAGCACTTGGGATTATATTATTGTCTAAATTTAACGGGCCTAGTTTAGCAAAAGCACTTGCTATATATGGGTCATTTAGTGCTGGTGCGGGTGTTGTAAATATTTACTTAGGGGTTAGAAAGTTAATTGAGCCTAAATCAAAGGGTTTATGGGTTTTAAAAAAAATCAGTTTAATAACTTATATATTAGCTTGTTCTGGTAATTGGACTTGGCAATTAAATTATTTACTCATATACTTAAAAGCTCCATATAAATTAATAACTATATTTAAATTTTTAATAAATACAGGATTATTATATTCGTGGATCCAGGATGATTTTAAGCTCATACGTCATCTATTAACAAATTAAATTTGATTTAAATAAAATTATTAATTTAATAACCAAAATGAAGATTAAATTAGTAATTAATTATAAAATACCATTAAATAAAAATATTATACTTAAAACAAAATCGACAAAAAATTATAAAAAAAAATCCTTCAAAAAAAAACGCTGTTCACCAAAAAAAAATATTTTAAATGGAAATCTCTTATTAGAATACGACTTGGAAACTACACCAACATGTAATATTAACTACTCGCTTATAAATAGCCTCCCCAAATTTTAAATTAAGGTAAATTTGATATAAAAATATATTTTTTTATACTAAATTAAAAATGTCCGAACAAGATACAGAACCGTTACAGTTTTATAAAGAACTAGGGAGTATTGTCTATAAATGTTTAGGAGTAGTGTATACCTGTATTTTAACCAATATTCAATTCGGCTTACATAATTGTTTTAAAATATGTGGAAGACATCGGGTTATCCGAGATAAAGATACCCAAGAAGCTTATTTAGAAAGATATTACGTATTTTTAAGAGAACGGGGAGAAAAATTCCCATGTAACGTCTTTGTTCATAAGTTTTTAAAATCTGACCCAGACGATTTACACGATCATCCCTGGCCATATTTTACATGGATTTTAAAAGGTGGATATTGGGAACATACACCTAAAGGACGCTTTTGGAGAAAACCTTGCTCATGCCGAGTAGGAGGGGCAAAAGATTTACATAGAATTGAACTGGACCCTGAAAAAGAAGATTGTTGGACACTTTTTATACCTGGTAAAAAAGAAAGAAACTGGGGGTTTGTTACAGAGGATGGGTGGATTCATCACGATAGTTATATTAATAAGAAGGAAGATTAAATAATAATAGTTCTTAACTTTACAGACTCTATATAATAATTATAGGCAATACTGCTCATTATAAAAATCTTTTGCGAGTTTATTCATCTTAATTTTCCAATCACAAAAACGACAATTATGCATATACCACTCTCTTGCATTTCTTGATAATTGTTCTTTATTTTCCCATGCATAGTTTATTTTTTTAATTAAATATTCTACTTCATTTAATTTTTGCCAATCCAATTTAACAAAGCAATCTTCTGGAATATCTTTATAAAATAATCCAACATTAGATGAAATAACAACTAATCCACATAATAATGCATCTAAAGCAGAATAAGAATTTCCCTCACATAATGATAATTGCAGGAACATATCACTTGTACAATATATAGTTTGTTTTTCTTTATTAAATCTATCTATATCACCATTTTTAATTTTAACATTTAATTGTTTAAATCTTATATTTTGTAATTTATTAGATAAAATTGATATTGATTTTTTCCCTTTATTTATACAAGGCCAATTTCCTAATATAATTGGTTTATTATTAAATCTCTTTTTATACATATCTTCATTTAATTCAGTTGAATGTAGTATTTTTATATTTTTAAATAATGGATATATTTTGGGGAAATATTTAGTAAATTCATAAGTACAGAATTCTGATATACTAATAATATATGTATTATTAGGTTTTCGATATTTTAACATTTTAATTTGACCATTACAACATAAATTTTTCCAATATTTATTCCATGTAGGTTCTCTTTCTGCATGCGTTAAAGCACTGCCATGATGGACCAAAATTAAAGGATATTTATTAGGTATATCCATGGAAAGATGATTATCTGTTATAACAATAGGCTTATCGCATTTTTCTAAAAAATGTAACATTTTATTTTTTTGTTGAGGGCCTTGAAAAAATATACGATTAGGAAATGCTAATTTAATTTGATAATCATATCTTTCAACTCCCCCATAAAGTCCTTGATCATATGAACCGCAGCAGTAGTGTATAATTTGGTTTTGTAATAAAGCTGTATCAGTTTTATTTAAATTCTTACATCCTCTAAAATCATGTTTAAAAAAATTATAAATTTTAATACAATTATCGCGTCGCGCTTTAATTTCTGTTTCTGATATTTTTGATAAAATGCTATTTATTTTAAAAATATCACTTTCTTTTACTTTTACTATACTTGTCTCCCATAATTCATGTTCAGGTAATTCAAGTGTATCGGCGAGCAAGACCGGAATAGAACCACATGCTAAAGCTTCCCAAAATCTAATTGAATTAGGACCTGAACCACTGGGGCAAAGAGTAAATTTACTATTAACTAATAAATTATTATATTTACTTTTACGTTCTTCATCTCCCTGTTTCTTATTTATTTCTGTATTATAATTTTGTTTTTGACTATAAACTATATGGTTAAAATACCATTCTCCTGTGTTAATTATAACATTATGTTTATTTTTTGGTAATTTAAATATATTTTTTCTAATATCTGTTAAATAACAATTTTCTTGATAGGCACCCATAAATGAATAAAGTATATTTCTTTGTTTATTTACTAAGTCTAAATCTTTTAAAAATACATTCCTTTTTTGATCTTCGACATTTACGGCATACAGCGGACATGGTTTAATTTGTATTCCGTCTAAATTATCTTCATTATTAATTTTATGAGGGGTATATAATATTTTAATACCTAGTGTTTTAAATAGTGGTATTAATCTCCTAAAACTTATATGCTGACAACAGGTATATTTTTTATTTCCCAGATTTAAATTTTTAGTTATAATTTTGTAAACTGTATTAAAATTATATCTTTTATCTAAAATTGTAGCCCAGGGAAATCCTAAAAATTCCGTATCATATTTATTCTGTTCAAAAAAAGTTTTTTCAGTAATTACTGGATATTGCCAAAACAATTTAAAGTCATTAATAATTTTTTCTTCGGGTGTAGTCATTAATTAATTAAATAATAGTAATATTTAAATAATTTATCCACTATAACATAAAGCCCTGCCCTCTTTAATCAAATAATCATTTTCACACATAATTTGAGTATTAAGACTAATGTTCTTATATATTCCTAGTAATTGCCCGTAATCTAATATATCCAATTTAGCAAATACGCGTTTTATATTATTAAAAAATAATTGTAAAATAACAGCGGTGTAAACATTAATCATTAATATTAAATATATGCCCAATAACAAAAATATAGCATTAGTATACGTAACGCATTTTTTACATTTTTTGAATTGTAAGGAGTTATTACGATAAGGCGTCTCGGTGCCACCAATATTATCAAATTGAACAAATTCGTGGTCACTTGAAAAACTATTCATTTTAAATAGTATTAAATTATTTATTTTTAAATGATTTTAATATTCATATAAAGTCTAAAATTAATTAATATTAATAATGAAATTTGTAGCAGAATATATTTGGATTGATGGGGATGGAAGCATCCGCTCTAAATCAAAAACTTTAAATACAGCTTGTTCTGAACAAGAAGCTCGAGACGGAACAGCCATGAAGAGAATAATGGACGTCCAAACGTATCAAAAATGGAATTATGATGGGAGTTCAACTGGTGATGCGGTGGGGTCAAATTCCGAAATTATTATACAACCGGTCGCCGTTTATATGGATCCGTTTCGTAAGCTACCAAATGTGTTAGTTTTATGCGAATGTTATTTACCTGATGGAGAGAAAATGTCAGGAAATACAAGGAAACATGCCGTTTCAGTTTTTAATAAATATTCTGGCGAGGAGCCATGGTATGGATTAGAACAGGAGTTTTTTATTATGAAAGGGAGCAAGGACGGGGATGCTAGGTCCGTGGAATCAATTACTCCATGTGGAACTATTAATGGAAATATGGACATAGAAAACCCACAAGGGCAATATTACTGTTCTATAGGACACCAAAATTCCTTTGGGCGGAAAATTGCAGAACAAGCATATCACCTTGCCCTAGAAGCAAATATTAAATGTTCTGGAATGAATGCCGAAGTTGCACCAGGACAATGGGAAATCCAAATAGGCCCATGTGAAGGTATAGAAGCTGGCGATCAACTTATTATCCTAAGATATATTCTTCAACGAGTAGGAGAAATTCACGAGGTTCAAATTTCCCTTCACCCCAAGCCCATACAAGGTGATTGGAATGGTTCTGGATGTCATACCAATTTTAGTACTAAAAAAATGAGAGAAGCCGGTGGTTATGAACATATTATAAATGCTATTGAAAAATTAAAAGATAAGCATACGGAACATATGCTAGTTTATGGAAAATTTAATAATTTAAGATGTTCAGGAGAACATGAAACTGCCAGCTTTGACCAATTTTCATATGGTGTAGCAGATAGAGGAAGTTCAATCAGAATTCCAAGAGAAACCAAGAATAATAATTGCGGCTATTTCGAGGATAGAAGACCTGCGAGTAATATGGATCCATATTTAGTCACCGCTAAAATATTAGAAACAGTTTGCCAATAAACAATAAATTATATTTTATATTAAATTAACATATAAAATAAAATAATCATCTATTATAATTAAGTAATGCCTTCATATTGCTCTCCATCTAAAGAAGACAACGATATAACTTGTTTTGATAAAGAAGCGCTCATTAAAATTGCAGAGGAATATAATAAAAAATACCCAAACGACGCAATTCAATACAATAAAAAACGTATTGATAAATCTAAACTTTGGAAAGATATACAAACAAAACTAATGAGATTTACTCCCAATTGTAGTGAAGAATATTGCTTACTCGAAAATCCTATCTTAGACAACTTGAAAGATAAAAATATACTTGAGGATTCTTTTAGGCCTAAAATGCCTTCGACTTGGAAAAATAATCCGACGGAGTGGTTATCCACAATAGATATACAGACTGTGATGGAACAGTATGAGAATAAACACCCCGAATTTAAATTTATAGGACCCGTACCTATCGATTTCGACCATAAAATAGCGGTTGGGATGTGTATATCTAATGAATTATGTAATATTAATTTATCGAGACTATATAACGCTGGTATAAGAAAAATAGGGATAATATTTAATTTAGATCCACATTATTTAGGTGGGTCTCACTGGGTATCTTTGTTTTTAGATATGAATACCGCCGGGATATATTTTTTCGACAGCGTTGGGAAGCAGCCACCACAAGAAGTTCAAGTGTTAATGTCCAGATTAAAAAATCAAGGTAATAAATTAATATTAGAAAGAAAACTTAAAATAGACGACATCGATACAACGCATGATGAAAATTATAATTTTAAAAAGATTAATAATCGCACACTAAAGGTAGGAGGTAAACATAATTACGGAAAACTATTAGATAATGTTATATGTATTAATACGGATTCTTTAAACCATGTAATATCGGTAGAAGACGATATAGTTACAGTAAAACTACCTATCACGTGTGATAATTGCAATTCATTTACCTCAAAATGTTTTAAAATATTCTACAACGAGAAGCAATTTCAAAAATTAGATACGGAATGTGGTATATATTCTATGAATTTTATAGAGGAGTTTTTAAAGGGGAAAAAATTTAATCAAATTATAGCTGAACCTAAAGACGATGCCCATATGATTAAAAAAAGAAAAATATACTATAGACCATAATATAATTTATATAAAGTTTTATGGTGATAAAAAGTCATATATGAAAAATTATTATCAAATATTAGAATTAGATAATACCGCTTCCCCCACAGAAATAAAAAAATCCTATAAGCGCCTGGCGTTAAAATATCATCCTGATAAAAATTTAAATGATGTAGAAGCTACACAAAATTTTATTAAAATATCCGAGGCTTATCAGGTTTTATCAGTTCCAAAACAAAAAGAACTATATGACAAAAATAATTGCGTCTCAATCACATTTGAAGATGCTTATGAACTGTTTAATAATGTATTCAATTCATTAGACCCGATTATCGGCGATTATTTAAAAACAACTTTTTCACAAATAACCGATAATTTATTAGATGAACATACCACAGCCAGTGATATATTTAAAACGTTTACAAATGATAAATTTATTGATAAAACCACTAATACACTTAATAAATATATAAAAAAACGCACCTTATCAGGTAAAAAAAACTATTTCGAGCACTGTATTAAAGAAGAAGTCATTAAAAATGAAAAGGAATATGCAATCGATATAGATATAGATTTTTTATGTAAATATTCAGGAGTCAAACTTGTGATATCTAATGATATAATTAAAAATACGTTTTTTTTAGAGTTAATTTATAACGAATTTACTATTAATTTTAATGATTCTGTATATAAAATTGAAATATATAATAATTTTCCTGAAAATTTATATAGAAAGGCTAATTATTTTGATTTAGAACTTATATTAGACGTCCATATAGATGACTATTTAAATGGGTTTAATTATTATAATAAAATTACACCTACATTTATTTTAGATGTGGATATTAAACCTACTAAAACTAATATAATTAAAATACAAGGAAAGGGATTATATAATTTTGACGAAAAAACGAAAGGGGATTTATATATAATTGCTAAACCAAATAAAAGTAGCCCTCTCATGAATAAGATTAAGAATAATGACATTTTAAATAATTAGCACGAAAATATATGTATATAAATATAGAAGATGGATTTTATTTGTAATCTGACAAAATCACCCGAAGATATAAGAGACTTTGTTTTTAAAGGAAATGATGAAAAATTACCAGAGAGTGTTGATTATCGCGACCAATTACAAAATATTAGAAACCAAGGAGACCAAGGAACTTGTTATGCTCAAACAGCCGCCTGTGTTAAAGAATGGCAAGAAAAGCAGGATTATGGTTTTAATGAATATTTTTCACCACAATTTTTTTATAATTGCCGGGAAAATAAATACGATTCTTTTTCTAATAACGACGAGGGGATGACTGGGAGAGACGTTATGAGACTATTAAAAAATACGGGAATTTGTAGTGAGAAAAACTATCCTTATGGGAAAATAGAAGATAAAGATGAAATTCCACAAGAAATCTATAATGATGCGAAACAGCATTTAATTAAAGGCTACGCAAAAGTAACATCGTTGGAGACGTTAAAGAAAAGTTTATTTCTAAACGGTCCTTGTTTAGGAGGATTTCCGGTTTTTAATTTTGGTTCGCAGTTTTGGATTCCTAATGGGCCATTTATGGGTGGTCATGCCGTTACGATAGTTGGATATAACAAAGAGGGGTTTATTATAAGGAATAGTTGGGGTGAGAATTGGAGTGATGGAGGTTATTCTATTTATAAATATGAAGATTGGGGTAGCCATTGGGAGATATGGACAACTATTGATGAAAAAACCGTATTGAATGACTCTGGTGAAAAACCCAAAGAAGAAGAAGAAGATGTTCGCGTTCCAGAGAATGAAGAGGTCGAAGAAGGAGACCCCCCAGTAAAAGATATAGAAAGTGACCGGGATGATGAAATTAGTGATGGTGAAATTAGCGACGACGAACAAGTTGTTGAAAATTGCTGTTTTCGATTTTTAAATACGTTGCTCATATATGTTAAAACCTAATTATTCATTTTAAAATGTATTAATTTTAAATTAAATAAATCATTTAAATAATCTGTTATTTATTATAACTATAACTATCTTTTGATGGGTATTAAAAATCTTAACAATCTTATATCGGAGTTTACTAATATTGATCCCAAGAATCAAAATAACCTGGCCAATTTTAAAAATAAAGTTTTCGCTGTAGATGCTAATTTATATATATATAAATTTTTATATGCGAATGGTAATCATATTAATGGCTTATTTTTTATGATAAATAAGCTCAGTAAATTTAATATTTATCCTATATTTGTTTTTGACGGCGAAGCACCTAAGGAAAAAAAACAAACTTTAGAAAATCGTAAAAATTTAAAAAAAAAAATAAGAACACAAGTTATTAATCTTAAAACAAATTTATCTATTATTGAAAATATAGAGAAGCGGCAAGAAATTAATAAAAAAATTAAGAATCTAGAAAAAAGACTAGTATATGTAAATAATTCTGTTATTCAATCATCTAAAAAACTATTAACTTTAATGAATATATTATATTTAGATGCCCCCAGAGAAGCGGAGCAACTATGTGCTAATTTATCTAGAATTAACCTGGTAGACGGAGTAATAAGTGATGATACCGATACTATTGCATGTGGCTCGAAGATAATAATTCGAAATTTTAATAACAAAACGGATTATATTTCCTATTATAATATGGACGAAATCTTATATGAATTAGACTTAAATTATAACTCTTTTTTGGATTTATGTATATTATTGGGGACCGATTATAATCACAAAATGCGAGAAGTGGGTTATAAATCGGCCTATAAACTTATTAAAAAATACGCCAATATAGATAATATATTGAAGAATACTCGTTATAAAGTAAATTATGATTACGATAGTATTAGAGAACTTTTTAAGGTAAACCATATAAACAAAGACATAATTGATAAAATATCACAGATTGGAGGTATTAAAAATATGACTCCTAAAATAAATGAATTAATACAATTTTTAGAAAATAACTCCACTATAGATAAAAATACATTTTTGTTCAGGTTAAAAAAAATGTATAAAACTACAGATGATTACGCTGATTTAAATTACAAATATTCTTTATACGATAGCGATTATAAAATAAATTTAAATTATAAATTTAAATGTTAATATTATTTCATAATATATTATGAATGGATATTTTTTATCTACTATACATTTTAATAGAATTTGCGTGTTTTTTTATAAACTTATTTTTTAAATTAATTTATTGCACCTGTAAAAGATATTATATTATAAAATTTAATAACCATATAAGATTATTAATAAATGAATTTAAATATAATACTGCTTTTGTCGAGAATAATGTAAATAATCTACAAATTAAGGTTAACAACAATTTTTTCCCATATATAAAAGTCGAGTTCTTAGAAACAAAAATAATATCATTTGAGTTTCCTGAGCGGAATATACCTAAAACTGGATTTAAATTATGGGATAGCGAATATTCCCTGTTATACCGAGATTATACTAAATTTAATAAAATAATCGATAGTTTTTCAGTATTCAATATATTTATTCAAAAGCAAAGAATCGATTGTTTTTCCGATATGTATATAGAATTATACGGTGTTAATATTTTTAGGAGGAATGCCGGTGAATATATTAAAATTAAAATTAAAAAATTTAAAATATTCTATAAAAAAAAGTGTATTAGTCAAACTAATATAATAAAATTATCATTAAAAAAGTCTAAAACAATTTATATAGAGCATATACATTTATTAGTAAATAAGTTATTTTTAGAAGATAAATTCATAAATATCGTGAATAAAATAAAGCTAATGTTTAAATCCGATGAAAGTAGTTATTTGCCTAAAATAATGATAAGGAGTTTTAGGGTAAATATATATTTACATAACTATATTTATATAGAGAATAAAGATTTAATTTTTGAAAATAAATTACTCAATATATCTAAAATTAAAGTTAAAATATGGAAAAAAGATAGTATATGGTTAACAAATTTTAAAATAAATATTCTGGACACATTCAAAACACCAGTTATTGAAAACGTTAGGGTAAGATTATTTAATAGTACATGCGATAAGTTATACAAAACTCTTATTATACTCCGGAAAAAATTTATGCCATTATCAAATAAAAATGAAAAAATAACATTCAATAGTATATCTAATATTAGTGTAAATGAAAAATATTTACAATCTATTAATAAAAAAACCCAAACGACCCAGACATATCAAACAGGGGATTTAGTTATTATCAATAATTATTTAGATAAATTAGACGATATAATAATTAAATATAAGTTCACAATAGTAAATTTACAGATTAAACTATCATATAATAATGGAACACTCCGAGCCGAAAATTTGATATTCCAAAAGAATGAATACTACAACGTATTCAAGATTTATGATTGGTCATTTGTAAATAAAAAAATTTCATATATAAGTAAGTGTCCCACCGATGAGCGATATTTTGTAATTAAATTTAATAGAGATTCTATCTATATAACACCCTATAAATTAGATATATATTTTGATAAATCGGCCTTTTCGGGCATGTGCATATTATTTAAAAAAAATATAGATAGGTTGGGCCATCTTTTTTATTCTAGTTTTTATATTTATAACAAGGGTTATGTATATGAGACTTTTCATATGGCTTCATTTTCTAGTAAATTTAATTATAAAAAGACAGATAAAAATTTAAAAAAATTAATTTTGGGAAATAAAGCAGAATTATTAAATTATATTGAAATTGAGGATCTGGATATTTTATTAGAAGAGGTTAAAATACAATATCCAAAAGATTGGGCTGATATAGGAGCAAAATTCACTTCAGTCTATCGTAAATCTTTATACGACTATAATTTAAAAAATATTTTAAATAAAATATCTGGTAAGAATGTGTCGACGGCATTATATTTAAAAAATAATTATAGATATTTTAAAAATAAATTGAAAAAAAGCTTAAATAACTAATAGGCTAGCCGTAAAGAATTAAATAATACATCAAATAAAAATATATGTATAATATATTTTTTATTTCATATTTATGATAACTTTTCATATAAATAAACCATCTAGCATGACCTGGTTATATTAATATTCTAATCTAAATAATACATAATACTTGGATTTATTTGTTTTAAATTTAAGTTTAAAAATAAATAATTAAGTTAATAGTAAATGTTTTTTATTAATATTATTGGATTATATAAAATCTTTAGTAGTAAAAATGACTTCTCTGTTAAAATTATCTATAATGGAGAGGAAAGAACAACGACTATAAAACGGAACAGCGATAAACCTCAATGGAACGAAGCGTTCGTTTTTAATTTAAATACCGATATTAAACATTTTACAATCCAACTAATAGAGAACAATATGTTATCTGAAAATAATGTTATAAAAAATTTATTAATAGAGACTAACTATTATGAAATAAGTAAAACAGATGTAGATGAGATTGAACTTTCTTTTGGAAATATTTTATATTCTTTGGCTAAAAAAAACACAAATTTATTAAGAGATTTTAAGAATATAGAGAGTCTGGTTAGTGAAAGAGATTTAAGAATTGTTACTTTGAGTCAAAATTTAAGTAATAAAGTTCAGGAATACGAATCTGTAAAAAAGAAATTAGATTCTATAGAAGCTATATTAAAATAATAATATAATTATATTATAATGTATGAAACAATTATTAATCCAGTAAATGGAACTGAATTAAATATTTATAGCGAGAAGGGGAAGGAAATTGTGCACAAATATACAGACCATTATAATCAATTGGGGGGTGCGAATTCGGTAAGTTTAAAAGTATCACCAATATCCTCTGAAGAAAATATTATAAAGAAGATATTTTTTCAAGAAAATTCGGTAATACATAAAATATTACATGCTAATTCACTAAAAGAGGCGCCCAAATTTAATATAGGCACTATTGAGAAAATAGCAAAAAATCTTTTCAGAACCCAACATAAAGTAATCCCGAATATATTAAATTCAATAGTACGTGGTTTAGTAAAAATATTGTTGACAAAAATACTTAAAATAAATCAAAAAGAAGTTAAGAAAGTAGATATTTTTTTTAAAAATTTTATAGAGGTATTTACTAAAAATGAATTTAATGAATTCTTTCTTGCTAAAATTAAGAAATTTTTTACTACTAATTTTAATAATCCTAATAATTTAGATGCTTCTGGTAATTATAATAACGGAACGAATCAAAATATAATAGATAAGCTTTTTAACTTAATATTATTAGAAATAGAAAATTTATCTAAAAGTTTTAATAAAAAAATTAATATAACTGAAGTAAAAGAAAAACTATTACAACTGTTTAGTTTAAAATCGAAAGACTCAAATACACCAAACATTAAATTTGAGGCAAGTGGAGGAAAGCAAATGGGGGGGGAAGGCATTACTCTCCTCGTAGTTTTGGGTATATGTATTGTTTGCGCGCTGCTTTCAATTTTAGCCTTAATAGTGAGTAGTGTTATTGGTGTAAAGGTGGCCGTAATAGCTCAGAAAGTAAGGACAAGAGAATCATCTAAAATCCGTAATACTGTTGAGGGTAATATAGAAAAAATACTCAACACCGAGACTATAAAAGCAACAGAGGCCTCTTATTTTACAGATAATATAGGTCAAAATGTACGCCAAAGGCAAAACGCGTTTTTACTTTATTTTAATAATTGGAAGAATCGTGTGGACGGGACCACCTGGACTACAAGATTTGTTCCTCAAATGGAATGTATTAAATGTCAAGAATCAATACCTCTACCTGATGTTGAGCATTATTCTAATACTCATTTCCCATATTGGAATAATATAATTTATGGAAAGGTAAAAAAATCATTAAATATAAGGACATCTGGTTTAGGATCTAATAGCAGAGGACATAATATGCGGTTTAAAAACCCATGTGAAATCATCTGTAAGAAATGTGCTAGTTCGGTCACAATTGACACCTATTTTGTTGATGCGGCGATCTTGTTTAATATATTAACCGGTAAATTGAGATGGAAATTAGGACAGGAACTGGCTTGGGGACGAGAAAAAGAAAAACTTTATAAATATTATAAAGATATATCGGAACAAAAATTTTTAATAAATACAAGAGACGAAATAAATAGTATAGAGATGATTAAAGAAATACTTACTGATGGTATAGAGGAGCATTTAAAAGAAAAGTGGTTTAAAAGTGAAAAAAAATTATCCCATGTAAAAGAATTACAAGAGCTCAGAGTAGTTTTTAGTAAAAAAGATATCTCGGATGATGGTCCGCCTCCGGGGCTCTACAACGGCGGAGCTGCGTTCGATCATGGAGACGAGATCACGGGAATAATTACTACTGAACAGAGAAAATATAATCCTTGTATAGAGAAAAAAGGTGATACTGAACTTGAACTGGGGGTGAGTGATATTATTTATTGGAGCGATTTAGATAAAGAATTATTTAATAAAATTAACCCTTTTTGTTTGACCTCCGATGAACAGCATATTGACCTGGTTCGCTATTTTCTAGGAGAAGAGGAAGCTGCTACAGCGATGTATCGGATAAAAAACTCATCCCATTCAACCCGCCCAACCCTCACAGCGTCTGAACTGTTAACTAAAATCCAAATATACGGTCCTAGTCATATCAGCAGCACAAGTAGAGAATCAGCAAATACTGTAGAAAACTCTGGTAAATGGTCGGCACCAAATTTTTTTGCTTCTATTGGAGATTCTCTCAATCGACTAGTACGAAGGGATCTGCAGAGAGAAAAAGGTTTCGCCAATCTTCAAAAACTAGCATATGAACCTCTCAAGTTACCACCACCACCACAGGACGAGAAAAAGGCTTTTTGGTTACCAGATGTATGGAAATCAACCGAGAACGAGGGTACGTTTCAACAATTTATTACTACCCGTATCTTAGCGCCTTTTTCAAATGATAGTAATACTTCAATAACATCCCTAACATCCATGAAGGAAAGTGCATTTAAAGAAGCAATGATAGATTTATATTCTAATTATCTGCAGTATGCCACGAAAGAAACACCACCAGATTACAAAACACTAGGGGATTTTGTGAGATACATATATAACCCACAAGGTAGTATACCCGTTGCCTGGGAAAAACGCAGAGCCGATTGGTCCGATATTACTGATAATGTAGAAGAATTTATATCTAAACTTTAATATTATATATAATTATTTAAATATAATAATAATCGAATATTTTTACAAATTTAAATATCAATAATATATATATATATAGTTCTAATGTATAATACCTCTCAATATAAAAATAATTTTTTACAAGAAGGTGGTCGCTTAGATAAAATGGGGGTTAATGGTATAAAAAATAATTTTACTACCAAAATATATAAAGGCTTAGATTTTAATGTGGAGGATATTGTTTATTATAACAATAATAGCGGTGCTGAATTAAAAATACTAGGGTGGAGCACAAATTTAAGAAAGGAGGTTGAAATAATTATAGAGAAAACTCCGAATCAAAGTCCTATCGTCCGAGATTTTCACAGGTATAATTTTAATAAATGGAAGGAAGTGTTATGTGCAGGGCGTATAAGTTTCAAGAATGAACCCTCTGAAAGTATGCGGAAAGAAATGGTAGACAACGTTTGTAAAGGTAATCTAATAGAGAAGGGTTCTAAATTTATTTTAAACCCAAAAGTAGGAGATGAAGTCTTTCATTCAAGTAATCCGTCCAAAATATTGACTATCCTAGATGTAAATAGTAAATTTATACTTGTAGAAGGTGACCATAAATATACTAAATATAAATGGGGGAAAAAATTGTGCGCGGAGCATATAAAATTTGCAGCGACGGACAAAGAAGCTGAACAGATGGCATTTATAAAAAATTGCCCCAAAGGGAAAAATACAATGGAAAATAAATTTGATGACGGTATGAAACAAATTATGAATAAAAATACACGACCAAAGCTTATTTTTATCAAAACAGTTAAGTTACTATTTTCGTGCGAGTATATTGATAAATATGCTATGAAAAACACGATTAAATTGATAAAACGGGCAATCAGTGATGACTTAATTACACATATACTTAATTCCCCTACCGCGAAAGTCTTAATTGGAGAAGAAAAAGGTTCCGCTGAACAAATTGAAAGTCTGGTTCATACCATAAACAAATTGCATAACATTAACTATACTGATAAAGTTGCGTCAGATATTATAGAAGAGCAAACAACCGGTGGCTCAACTGCTACCGTGAAGTCTCCTGATTCTGATGGTGCGACTGATTCTAATCTGGGCCTTGGGGCTACGATTAAGGACTTTGTAACTGATGGACAAGTCGCCACCCTCGCTGGTGGATTGGTATGGACACTTTTGGTGTGTTCTATACTGAAGGCATCTATAAAGTTGGGATATTATTTATGGCAGACGCATATTGCGGTTGTCGATGCATCAAGAAAATTGGGAGCGGTGCGGCGTGATAGAGAAATTGAACTACAAGATATACAATTAGGTGCAATGTATAATAGATTAGATTTTTGGATACAAAATAGAAGTAAGGCGGCTTCAAATGAAAATGAGGGGTTGTCTAGGTATTCAAATACTTTTGAGCAATTCGGCTATGAAGGTAAAATGTATCAGTGTATTAATAATTGGACTATATTTAAATCTTTAAGAGATGAAGGGTACATCTTAAACGAGAATCAATTAATACCGTGTAAAGGTTATGGGGGGCAATGTAACGGCAAATGTGTATTACCAGACCCAGAAGATTTAATACTTAATTCAAAAAGATGGAAATATATTATTTTAGGAAAAAATAAAGTTATTAATGGTGGTGGCTTTCATGGTAATTGTTCTCGATATCTTCATGCTGATGATGAATGTCTTACAGATGTTTTTGGAAAAGAACTTTTTTTAGGACCTTGTAATAATATCGCTGGTTTTACAAATATTAAAAAAACTAAAATCCTAAAACGGAAAACGAAATTTATAGATGATGAATGGCAAAGGGTTTTCGGTTTATTAGATATAGATATTAATTCACGTGATAATTATATGAAGGATTATGAATTTATTTCACGTACATTCCCTGAATTATTGGAAAAACTAGATATTAATAGATGTCCTTCTAGAGGCAAAGGGATGGGGTGTTTACATGGAAAAGAGGATAAGAATACAATTGATACTCCTGTGCTTGATGTGGGTATAGAATTATGTCTTAGACAAGGATATTTAACATATGTGGATTACCGTGGTAACGAATATATGGAAAAAGAACTGAGTGATTACCAGAAGGACATCGGGAAATTAATAATACGGGATACAAAAAATATCCGCACTTCAATTTTAACTAATTTTTATATAAACGTTATAAAACTAAGTCAACAGAATAAGTCGTTGAGAAGTGAATTGGAGACACCCGTATTAACGAGCGGTGCGCCGCGACTAAATACTTTTAATGGTTGGGGGGAAATATTCCAACATGTAAAAGATTTATTAAAAATGACCTCACGCCATGATGCTTATGAAAAAGAATTCACAGAGTCTTATAACACGTTAATATCAAAAATTCGTAAAGAACTGAAAAATGAAAATTTGGACAACGAGTATAAATTTGTAATATATTTAAATTTATATGGATTTAGTTTAGGGGATATATGTGTGTTTAACATGTCTGAAAATATTACTCGTACTCATTTATCCCAATTTAGTGAAAATTTAAATAAATTATTAAAAGAACACGACTTTGGAGAAAGAAATGAATCTATAGCTAATAGATTCGGGGCTAAGTCTTTAAATGACTTTTGCACCGATAGAAAAATATTTTCTAAACCAAGCGGGGAAGAAGCTGGGGCACACAAAGTGCCCGATGATATACAGTTGGCGGGGGCAGCGGCGGCAGCAGCGCATGTGCCCCAACCCGACCCAGTATTACAATCTATATGCAATCCGATATTAAATAATATACAACAACAAATTGATTGTTTAATAAATATAGTCGCTAACCTTTTTTACAATCAGTTTACTACGATAACAAAGAGTTGCATATCCGGTACCGGTGACACATTGGATTGGGCGGAATGTAGTAAAATATATACCAACTGTCCATTTTGGAAGGTATTTAATTACGCTTTGAAGGATGAATTTAGTTTTAAAAAAGCGTCGCGCGGTAAGGTCGTAAAAAAATATATAAATAAATTTAGAGATTCAATTTCCTCAAACTATTCTATATTTTTTGACTTTGGAGACGGCTCTGATTGGATGAAAACTGAGGATGTGGCTACTGATATTATCAGTTATTTAGATGAGACCTTAGAATATCCCTCCAAGCCACGAGTAGATAGTGACCAAATTTGGAAGACATTTTATTGTATTATATATGGGTTTACATTAGTTAGTAGACAATTTTCTATTAATTTATTAAAAGAGCTATTATTCACTTGGGTTGAGAAAACTACGCCGAAACCCGCCACCGCCGCCGCCAAAAAAAGTCTGGTTAAAATGTTTGGCGAGAACGAGTTTAGTTTGGATTCTGTAGGTGATACTACGCCGGTAACCGTAAAGCATTGGTCAGGAAATAAAAACCTTATAAAAAATACTATTATAGAGTTACGTAAGGATAGTTTATTGAAATATTACCATGGAGAGGATGGGGGTTTCCAAAATAGTATCCCCCTCGATGATGAACAATCATTAGGATATATTGGAGCACTGTATACGTCTATATTAGAAAATTCAACCAAAGGTACCGCGGCGGAAGGTGGCGATGAACAACCCGCTTCGAAGGTAAATACCGATGATACAGAAGGCGACGCAGAACAAGAAGGCGAAGCTGCGAGTATGGTGACTCAGGGTGCTGACTCCCATCTACAATCTATAGCTAGTTATTGTAAATTGATATTACAACCATATGAGTTTCACGATAGGTCCTCTCTTTATAAGAATTTTACTCGAGCTACAGATGAAATCATAACTGAGCGGCAGGAAATGCGTAATGCTATTACTACTAAGTACAACGACTTGGTCGAATCTGGACAAAAATTGCCTGAGTTAGTAAATAGATTGTTAAGTGGTATCGACGGTTCTGGGTGGTATACAGATGAAATTGAAATGTCCCGGGACACAGTCAAAATATTTAAGGGAAAAGATGCCACCACCAATAAGATGAATAAAATGAATATTACGCATGGGTGCATGAAAGATAAATTTTATTTAGTACGAACAAATAAAGGATATCTCAGAAGTATTAAAATAGAATTAAAAGAATTAAAAGAAAGGAAAATATTATTAAATAAAATAAATACCATTTATACAATTGGGAACCTATCGGGTGAAACGGTCTCTGGTCAAATAATATCCGAAATAGGGCGACAGCTAGACAAAATAGATAATAAAGTTTCAGAGAGAAATACCGTATTATTCACCGAGACGGATAAAGACAAATTAAATGCGTGCGACAAAGATTTAATTAAAATCGCAATAAATGCTAATATAAATAATTTAACCTATCTCCCGGATAAAACTAATAGATTTTATGAACCAAAAATATATTGGCCCCCGCGCCAAAGAGTCTTATTTAAAGAAATAATAGGTAAAATAAGTGCTCCAACGATAGAATCTAATTCTTATAGAGTTTTAATAACTGATGATAAAATCGCCGGAAAAACACCCGAAGAAAAACATATTTTTCGTGGAATTTTAAAGAGATACTCCGCAATTGACTCTGAAAGTAGTTGGATAAACAAAGAGATTATTTCTAATAACGCTTTTAATGATGCGGAATACGCTGATTCAAAACAAATCGATTATAACATCAGGGAAACTTATTTAGCCAAATATAAAAAACACATGCCTTGGTTTTTAAATGTGAGAGAGAATTATAGTACATGTCCCGCCTCTCATCCAAAATTTTGTAAAGGAGTGGGTCGCAGTGGTAATTTGGTGGGATTACGGCGGAACTGGTCTAATTCACCCGCTAGAAATAAATGTATTACTTTAGAGGATTTTGATAAACAAGGATGTGAAAAAAATGCAGATGATTGGGATGAAACGGTTGTCGGAAGTGCGAAGGACCCTTATGTAAAAGATGGCAACTACGATGATTATGAAGAAAAAATTAAGGGTTCAACACTACCATATATACCAACTATAGATCTGAAGGATTCTTCGCTCTTAAAGGTTATGGGAATACGAGACCGGGCTATCCAAAAGAAATTCATAGACTCTAATATAGATCCCTACCCATTCTCATTATACGTTAACGCTGATAGTGTCATTCATCGTGAGCACGATGGAATTCCCGCCCCGAACGAGGACCCCCTCGAGCGGAAAAATCTGGCCTCAGAAGGTCTAGAGTTACAAAAAGAAGGTAAAATAAGAGATTGTTTGATGGGCAATGATAAATATAATATAGATAGGGCGGTTGAGCGCGGATGGAACCGAAATAACTATTTAGACGAATATCGAAAGGGACTACTAGGCGACGGTGTAACTCCTTCCGATTCGTGTGTTGTAACTTGGGATTCTACAGGCGATAGTTCATTAAGAGCTAATATGTTTTATAATATGGGGTTCGGTGACTCAATAACTCACGATATAGCATCACGAATGAGGGTAAATATTACCAGTCATCGGTTAATTACGGTTGGGAGGGATTATGGTAGTTTTAAAAATAATGATGAACTACCTTATCCCTGGACCAAATCGGATAATGGTGAAACGTATGAGAGGAAGTATTACGTTAAGGGCAAAGAAAAAACGCAGCGCGTCTACCAAAAACCCAAGGTAGGATATGACGGTGAGAATTTATTTAGTGTAAATCTCAACATGAATGATGAAATTTCATATAGACTTGTTAATCGAATATGGTACCAAGAAGCTCAACTAGAATTTAGTCCTGGGATGAATGATTATGAGATTACTGAAGTTGGCCATATTGACATCAGCGACGATCTGGACGAATTTCTCGAACTAAGTATCATAGAACCTGGTGAAACTGGAGTAAATGAAAAATTACGTAAATATGTTAAAAAAATTGTAAAGAATAGTATGAACGCTGAGAGGAATGAAGAAGACGAAACGAATGAAAAAAACAAAACGAAGAACCATATAAAATATTTTAAAGCCAAAATGAGTAACGAGTTACTTGGAAATGGTGTGTTATTTCTTATAGGAAGCACGGCCGAAATTTCAAAAGGTTTAGTAAGTATTATTAGTAACAGTATCAAAAGACGTTTAACATTTTCGTTAGGAGTAAAAACTTACTATATTCAAGTCCCTGTTAATATAATAAGGCATGATAAGCAAGCGATGGGGAATGCGGCTGACGAGAAAGCTGCCGCTGCTGCTGCTGCTGCTGCTGCTGCTCCTGCTCCTGCGATCGAGCTCTCGGTGGCGAGGAGGAGCGTCGGAGGTGGTGTTCCCCAATCTAAACCAAAAATAAAAAACAGCTATAATTTCATAATAGACCCCGTAACCAATAAAAAACATACAACCAAATCTCTGAAAGGTCGTTCCATAATTCAAAAATTTATTTACAATAACTAATTTAATAAAAAAGCTATTTAAAAATATATCTCTTAATAATAAGCAAATGGACTTTGCAAATAAAAGAATTAAAAGAGATGTGGCGGCTCTCAAAGACGTAAAAGAACTGGAAATAATAAATACCTATACTATTAATTTTCTTATAGAGGGACCAGAAGATACACCTTATCATAAGAAATTTTGGAAGATAAACATCACTTTTCCCAAAGAGTATCCATTTAAATCTCCATCTATTGGGTTTTTAGACAAAATATGGCATCCTAATATAGATTATAACTCAGGAAGTATATGTTTGGACGTTTTAAATACCGCGTGGTCGCCAATTTATACACTCTCGCATATAATTGATGTTTTTATACCACAATTACTGACATATCCTAATCCAGACGATCCTCTTAACGAAGATGCCGCCGCACAATACAAAACTAGTATCGATGATTTTAATAAAAGAGCTGCTATTAATGGGACGATATTTTTTTAAAACTTAATATAATCTATTATCGTAATAAAAATTTGATTAATGTTTAATTCTTTAATTTAAGAATTAATTATTATTTATATTAATTAGGAGATGCTACTAAAAATACTTCCAGAATCTTTTATAACAAATTCGACAAATATAACAAATACGAATAAGTGCTTCATTTGTAGCGAAGTTCTTCATAAACATAAAGAAACTATTATTGAAAATACTGCGGGTTGCCTATTTAAAATAACTTTTAATAATGAGCCTCTGGAATTAGAAATTACCGAATACCTTGAATGTGTAGAATTTACAGCCCCAAAGGGAACTATTATTGTTTCTAACAAAATTTTCGATAATTTACTTATTGATTTTATAGGAGAATATTATGCAGATATTGATATCTTTGTCCCTCCACAAGCATCAAAAGTTGTTTTCAAAATAGAAAATAGAGATATTTTCTGTTTAGAAGATATTAAAGGGTTTTTAGAACACGAAATAGGGAAAAAATATAAATTTTTACAAATAAATCAAGAACTTATTATAGAGAATTATCATTTAACAGTAAAAGAATTAGAACCATATCAAGTATGTCTTATTAATAATACTGATTTGGAAGTAGAATTTGATTTTACGACCCCTGGTCCAGCATATCCACCAACTCTTCCATTAGAAAAAGAAACTATAGTAAATGATTTATCAGAAGACATAATATCGACCGAAGTAAGTGAAGAGACATACATCGAACCTAAATTAACACGAGAACAACTCCGTCAAAAGCGATTGGCGTTTTACAGTAAATAAAACTTTACTTTAATATCTTCTTTTAACCCGTTGAAGATTTAAGATGTTCTCCTTTTAAAAAAAATAACAGTTATATTTATATATAACCTATGACAAAAACCGAAGTAAATGCTCATATACCCTGTGGACTTAGATGTCATACAAAACAAAAAATGATAAAAAAACATAATATTACAAAACAGGAGACCCTTCTATTTGATAATGGATTTATTTCTCCTTATTCAATTAAAAAACTTCTAAATACTAAATACATCAATATAAATCTTGAAAATACTGTACCATGTATAAAAACAGCAGGGTATATGGAAAATAATAAAAACGGGATTAAATTTGTTGAATCTAGTTATGAAGAAATAAATAGATATATCGAAAAATATGGTTACGATAATAAATATTTGGATTCTACAAAAGGTTATTACACATTGCTAAAGGATTATGATTGTGTGTTAGCACACTATAACTGGCATAAATCAAGTGGTAAAAAAATTACTGATCCCGAAAAAAATATAAAGATAATTGAAGAAACAATAAATAGAAGAAAACAGAGATTAGAAAATATTATTAAAAATTCAAATACGTTGTATATTTATTATGATAAAGCTGGTGTAGAATTTATTATTATAAATAATGAAAAGTTTAATCTTTGTACAGATGTTGTCAAAGAACATTTAATACTTACATTTACAAGATATGAAAAAAAAATTATATATTGCGAATTTTAATATTCATTTTTTTATTTAACTAATTTTTATAAACTTTTTGAGTTCGGAATTGTGATGACTTTGCAGTAATCTACCTTTCTTAAATCTGTTGAGGCATACGCATACTTGGCATGTTTTTCCTCAATATTGTATGATACACTATCTCTATTTCTTCTAGTAACACTCTTATCTTCAATATATTGTTGAAGCCATCTTCTAAAAGTTCTTTTTGAAATATGAAAAGTTTTGATAACTTCGTCAAAAACGATTGGCGTTTTATAGTAAATAACTCTATAATTTACCTAAATGGTTTACATCATATTTCTTATCTCCAGGAAGTCTATTTCTTAAATTATTTGTTTCTAGTTTATGTGCTTCTCTGAAACTATTATTATCAATATATTTAACAGATTTCCCATACTCTAATAGTTTTTTATTATATTCGTCGTAAATAATGTCCTCTTTGGTATTTTCTCCGCTGTATTCTTCTATGTAGTATTTTTCCAATTGCTCATCCAATTGAACCGTGGTCATGCCTTTTAATTTAGGTATGACATCTCCAGGAAATTCAGGAATATAGGGTTCGTAATAGATTGCGTCAGAATCAGTTTGCCAATTATTAAAACATTTTTTAGACTTAGAAAAAGGTGTTTTATGTTTTGCTCTTGAATTAAAATAGCTTAATTGGTCCTCGTCCAAACAAGGGATTTCAATAACTTTAAATTTATAATTAGTCATTTCTGCTAATTTTCGGTATTCTTGATACATCCATAATTCATTAAAATAACCTAATATATAAATATTTTTAATATTATTTTTAATAGAATCTAATAGTTTAATTCTACACGATTGTTCGGCATGTGATAATTCCTCGCCTCTAAATTTATATGTAGTATTCGTTATAAAATACTGGTTTCTATCACAAACTGCAAATTCATCTAAATTATCTATTTCTAAATCAGCTATAAGGTGTTTTTTTCCTACACCAGGAACTCCTCTAATAACATATATTGTTTTATCTTCGCAATAATTCCTTATATAAGCGGAAAAAAATAACAAACTGGTCTCCAATAAAAATAATCCTCCACAAAAAGTAGCTACTGGTGCATTTGCTACCATATTCGCTAATATTAAATAAAAACTTTTGGGAAAGTAATCCATTTTATATATATAGTATACACATAATTCTTTATAATAATATAAAAATATTTAATATATATATATAAATAAATGCCTGAGAATTATACCCAATCAAAAGAAGTAGGAAAGCAAATAGGAAAATTTTGTTCGAAAATAATTAACGCTACAGGCTCTTATCTTAATATCGCATATAGTAGCGTTTCTGCTGGATACGAAGAATTCCGTAAAGAAACTAGCGATTCTGTTAAAAATTTTTCCAATAAAAAAGATATAAATACATGTGTAGAAGAAGAACTTAAAGAAAAAAACCAAGGAGAAAAAAACGACGATAAAGTTAACGAGGCAGAAATCTAATATAATTATATATATACTATAGTATTCGTATACAATGGACGTGTTAACACGGTATAGAGTTTCCAAAGTAATGACTAATTATTATGTATTAGTATTGGGGTGGATATTAATTTTAAAAATGAAAACCCCTGAAAAACTAAGTGTTTATGACCCCTACGCTATTCTATTCTTATATTACCTGGGTATATATGTATATTTTAAAGAGTATATGCCAAATTTGTATCAAAATCATATTTTTTATTTGTATCTATAGAGGTTTTCTTTAACTCGAAATCTATTTCAAAATTATCGACTGTTGCTAAATTAATATGACCGGATGGCTGATACTCGAGTGGAAATTCCGAAAAATTATACATAATAATGTGTTTTAAAAAGTTATTTTTAAAAGACTCATATTTGTTTTTATTATAAAAATTATTAGAACTATCTAAATCTTCTATAATATTCCCATTAAGTCTAATTTTTAGACCTTTTACTATTTCGGGGTTCATAAAATAGCTACTATTATTGCTATCAACTGGTGTTATCTCTTTCGAGTCGCGATGAATCCAATATTTTGCCAAATCCGAAAAATTGGTATTATTTAATACCTTATAGGGGTTAAAATATATATTATCATATGAAGTATAGTTTGACCACTGATTTCGTTCTGCTATATCAGACCTTTTAGGAACAATATATACATCTTTTACCAAATTATTATTATTAATCTTTATGGTATCTTTATATTTTAAAGAACGGAATGTGTATTTTTTTGGGGTAGTTATAAAGTGTTTAATTTGTGTGTTTTTTAATTTGTTTTTTTCATAATTTTCTAAAAAAACTATATAACAATATAATGTTGGGTCGCAATCATTTAGACAGTCTTTGTCCTTAACAAAGTCCAAAATACTTTTTTTTGAATTTTTTAAATGGCTTTCATGTTTATAGTATTTATTACTAGTTTTTTTATAAATTTTACTACCAGTATACCCGCCACATTTAAATAGTTCAGCTTCCAATGATAATATTTCGGTGGGGTATCCTATTGTATATAATTCATGAATAGATTTCAATTTTATATTAATCCGGATTTTAGATTCTCTAAGTAATAAGATTGGTATGAATGATTCGGGTATTCTATTAAAAAAAAAGGACAAGGGAATAAATAATGTTTGCGCCTCAATCGTTGGGATATCGGAGTAATATTTATTAATAACCGGGTATTTGGACGAATTATTGATATTTTTTTTAGTACTGGAATAAGGATATTCTTTATTGTTACATGGATTAAAAATATTAGCAAAATTCTTTATGCAATTATCATAAACGTCCTTGGAGTTGTTATTAAGTTTCAAATTATTACTTATATGGATAAATTCTCCATCAATTTTTTCAATTAATTGATTATTAATAAATATAGATGCTTCATCAATTATATTCCCCCCTAAATTTTCTATCCACTTAAACTGATAATCGGTGTCCGCGTATATTTCCGGTAATTTAATATGAAATGCTGTATAATATAATAAATCTCCATAATCGTTGTCTATATTAAACACATATTCATTTGACCGACTAAGGGATCTTTCGCCCTCATTTTGTATCTCGAGCCGCTCAATCGAAAAATTGGTGTGCCTCATATACACTTGTTTAAAAAATGTAATTTGTGGATTGCCTGTAAAAAAATAATCTTCGTTTCCTATAGCCACTAACTGTAAAAGCGAGCCAGTCATTAGTAAATATATTATTATATAATTTTATTTAAATTTTTAAATAAAAACATTTACAAATAGCCACCAGTTTAATTTCAAAATAGATATAACCATTTATTTAAAATAAACTAATTTAGCAGAACCAGATGAAAGATCTAAAATATTATAATATCTATTATAAATATATAAATCATATGTAGCACTAGGTAAAAGATTTAACTTAAATTCGAACGAAACATGATTAATATGGCTAAAATTACACTGCCCCGAAGGCTCTTTTTTTTCAGGAAATTTAGCGAAATTAATTATATAAACTGAATTTTTACTACACGATGGGTAATTTTTTAATAAATTCAATTCTTGATAAAATTCACATGTTTTAGGCTCGATCCTAACCATTTTATTAAATTTCACCTGTAATTCGGCTATGATATTTTTTTGTATTGATAAATTATTTAAATCTGGATGAAGCCCAGGTATAAGATTACTATTTTCAATTAAATTTTTATATACAGACCGGTAATTCCAATTTTCTCTTAAAGTTACAATATCTTTACTCCTAAAAGCTGATTTATAACTAATAATAATATTATTTGGCGAAGATATGGCTTCTTGTTCGTATATTAAAGGAAATTTAGCTCTTGGTAGATTTTTAGATGTTCCTTCGGTATCATTCGCGAAATATTCTAAATAATCTATTAAATCCCCCCCACTGGCATCCCATTGTTCATAGGCTATTTTAAAAAAAAAGTTTTGGAATAAATTAGTATTAGTTTTTTCTAAATTATCTAAATTAGTAAAATTAAAATGTTGGTTAAATGCAGTATTTTTATCAGATTTAATAGCTATTATAACATCTTTAGTCGTACCGTGGGTTTCATAGTTATATTTAAACTTACCATCGGTCTTATATTCGTGCTTCTGAGAAATATCTCTTACTAAAGTTTCTCTATAAATTTCAATTAAGTATCGGTTTGAATGTGCGTAAAATTTTTTAAGTTCATGTTTTTCTAAAAATATATAATTTGTTTTAATTTCAGGTGCTAATCTATAATCGGTATCAATAAAGCCTTTGTAATTCCTATTACTCGGGGAACTAGATTCCGAAACCAAAGGACGCCTCCAAAAAGATTTATTTATTTTTGTAGTTGTTCCAGAAATGTTAACAATATTATTTTCTCTTACAAGGATTAAATCTGATAAGTTATTTAGTTCAAATTCCACTTCCATATCCATAAATTCTAAACAAGATATTGGAAATGCATCTGTAAAAAACCATACTGGAATAGGAATTAATAAATTAACAGGTTCATTATAACATTTGCTGCTGTCGGCACAATCAATCTTACTTTGATTGGTGGCCAAGTTAAATAAGGCCTTTTTTTCGTTGGATAATAACAAGTTATAATAAAAATAAAGAGTATTTGAATTAAATTCTTGTATAAGTTGTCCACCTATTTTAAATTTAATATACTTAATTATTTTAAACTGGATATCTTCCACCCACTTTATATCACTATAATGAGCCAAAGTGCCCGACCCGGACGGATCCGAAATCTTAGGTAAAGTAAGTGAAATATAAAATTCTTTTATTAGGTCTCCGTTTTTGGGTATTGTAATATTATAGGTATTATTATACTCGAATGATTTATGTGTAATATTATTTACATCCAACGTAAATTGTAATTTTGAAAAATTATTATATTGGTGATAACATTTTTTAAAAAAAGTTGTTTGTGGATTCTCTGTTAAAAAACTGTTATTTGTTTTATATGAATTTAATTGTAATTGTCCTCCACCCATTAAAATCTATTATATAAACATAATTTATTTTTTTATATTAGATTTACTAAAAATTTACTTTTGTAAACGTTTTTTGCGTCTTGCTATTATATTCCAATCATAAACAAAGTCTAATGAATAATTTTTTTTTTTAAATAATGTAATGAATAATTTTTTTAATAACTTATAATTTGGTTTATCAGTAAATTTTAACAATCGACAATGCTTCATATACAGTAAAAATTCCTTGGGAATACCTTTACATAATTCTTCCAGGGAGATATTCTTTTTAACACCGAAAATTTTCTTTTTCTTCGTATTTTTATTTGACCCACCTAAACCCTGCCAAGGTAACTTTTTAGTTAAAAAATAAATTAACATATAACCTATTGATTCTAAGTCATCTCTTCTACTTTGCTCGATTCCTTTATGATTTCTTATAGAACAGTATCTATACGAGCCCGTGAAATGTTTATTATCATTATACGGTATATGTGTTTTGGTCTTAGTTATATATTTTTTCGAAAGCCCAAAGTCTATTATAAAAACACGTCCTTTTTTTTTATCATTCACGCCTATTAAAAAATTATCAGGTTTAATGTCCCGGTGTATAAATCCTCTGTTATGGAGTTTTTCTATTCGATTGAGTATTTGTATTGAAATCATTAAAACTGTTTTTAGACTAAATTTTCTATCACAAAATTTGAAAAGTTCTTCTAAATTAGGCCCTAAAAATTCCATAATAAATACATAATCATGTTTTCTTTCGAGAAATTCGTAAACTGTAGGAAATCCAACAGCATCCCGTAAATACTCATAAACCAAACTTTCATGTTTTAATCTATTAATGGTTTTACTTTCTTTGCTTTCTATTTTAATGGCTACTATATTATCAGTTCCTTTAATAACGCCCTTATATACAGTACCAAAAGCACCTTCGCCTATTTTTTTTAAAACTTTATATTTATTACCTATCTTAACAGACATCAATTACTTAAATAAATATATAAAATATTTATGTAATTTTAATTTATGTAATTTTAATATTCTTCTTCCTCTACTATTAAATATTTTACTCTATTTTTTCTAGGTTTTCTTGGTTTAGGCATTAGCGATTCATTTCCGATTTCTCTATAATGTTCTACTTCTTCCCAGAATTTTAAATACTCTTTGTAATTTAGTGACCACCATTCCCGATCTCGCCATATCTCGGTTGATGAATACTTATTTATTTTAAAGTAAATATCTCTAGAAAATATAGTATCATTTCCTTCCTTAAGTTGTTTTTTTATATCCGAAACCCAATTAGGAATCTCATCTATTTTGAGAAATTTATCAGGGTAAATCCAATCTATTATTAATTCACCTATATCGTTTTTCTTAAAGTACTCAATTATAACATTTTTAATATTACCTTCGTTGTTTATACAAGCGTTAGGGTCTTCTTTATTATTCGTATCTTTTATAAACTCTTTTTTATTCAGATATTCACTTATATTACATTCGACAAAATCAACTCTGTCTAGATTACATACCTCCATTTGCTGTTGCATCTGAAACCAATAATATATAGGAGGTATTCCTGTAATTATTCTTCTATAGGGCACTTTAATTTCAACCATAACACCCTCCGTGGTTATTCCGTCAGGAGAAGCACTTATCATCGGGTATTTTTTATGTACTAAGCTACCGAATTCAAACAATTCAACCATATTTTTGTTTTGATATAATAGCTGCACGATAGGCTCATACTTTGTTCCGTGCGTACATGCTGGATTGGGAATCCACTTTTCTTTAAATCCGCTCTTTTTTAAAAGTAATTTCCTTCGGTTAGAAAACACACTTTTACCAAATATAATTGCACTTTCGCTTGCTCCAACACTATTTTCTTTCATTTTAAACCATCCAGGGGTCCTTTGTTCAAATTGGGGTATGGTTTTTAAATAATCTACCAGATGACTATTATCGTTGACTATAAAATTGTTATATCTATCTCCGCATAAATTAGGATATGACTCGCATATTATTTGTTTTATAATATCTTTGAAAATATATTTTTTGGAAAATTTTTTATCATAATAGTTACTCACTAAAATAAACACATAATCTACTAATGAGTTTAATTTTAAGTCATATTTGCCTACGATAGTATCTAATATATCATTAACATTTTTTATTAAAATCTCCATTAACTGAAATATATTATTTATATATTTCTTATATCAAAATTTTAATTATTAAAATATATGTATAATTTAATAAATGAACCGTGAAATCATTCGTTTAAAATGCGTTCTTTTGGGGGATGAAAATACAGGGAAGTCGTCTTTATTAAAAAGATTTGTTGATAACAAGTTTACAGAAAAATCCGTAACTACTGTAGGATGTGCTTTTAATTCAAAAAAATTAAAAATTAATGAGGTCGATGTATCTTTGGATATTTGGGATACCGCTGGTCAAGAAAAATATAGAAGTTTACTGCCTATGTATTATAAAAATGCCAAAATAGTTCTACTGTGTTTAGACCTTTCACGCGAAACAAATAATTTACAAGAAACAGTCAAATATTGGTTTGAGCAATTAAATAATAATTGCGAAATAGAAGAAAGAGAAGTTTTTTTTGTAGGGACTAAAAGCGATATTAAAATTGACTCCGTTGTCGATAAGATTAATAGGATAAAAAATACTTATAAAAATATAATTTATGTTGAAACCTCTGCTAAAGAAGGTATTAATATAAATTATTTGTTTGATTATGCTTCTGAGCAAATTATCAAGAAAATGACCCCTGCCATTATTAATGTAGATCAAACGCTTATTTTAGAAGATTTAGAAGCCCAGTCTTCTTGTGGGAAATGTAATATCGCCTAATATTCTCCAAATATATTAGTATTATTTAACGATTCTCCAAATAAACTACATCTACCTAACCGTTTTTCATTAAAATCATTTTCATTTTTACACTTTTCCTTTTTTGGTATATTTTTATTCACATTATTGTGTTTGTGGTCGTGGACCTGTGAATGATTCCAGTTTAAATCACTATTCATGCATGAACTATCTGTATGACAACTTGTAACTGGTTTCGGGTATAAACTATAATCTAAGCTCATATCTAAAGGACTGCTACCAATATTACTATGATTATTCCATTTATTTACACTTTTAAATGGTTTCATTTCTGTTTTTAGAATATATTTACTGACATCCGGTATTCTAGATGGAGAAGGTATATTTGATTTATGTATATATTTAGTTTTATCTATTTCATATTTTTTTAACTCATTTTTTCTAACAAATTGGGTCATATCTGGATATGGTAATAATTTACTTTTAAGAATAAATTTGTTCTCGTCGATTTTGTCTTTACATTTTGATTGAGGTGTCTTTCCCTGTTTCTTATGTGTATTAGTGTGTTTTGTGTGGTCCTTGTGTGTGTGTGCATGTTTCTTAGGGTGTTTTTTAGTAGGTGGGGGTTTTTTATGGTTGTGAGTATGTTCCGTAGGGTGTTTTTTAGTAGGTGGGGGTTTTTTATGTATGTGATTGTGTATTTTTTTTAAATGGGTCGTTGCTATATTGACGGCCTTGTTATCTTTATGTGTATGGCTAACGTCATGGTCCGTATAATTATGCATGAGCTCATAATATACTAAACATACTCGGTAAATATGATTTATAAAATCCTGATATGATGTAATTACTAATTTCTCAGCGGGGTTTTCTTCGTTATTAATATCATCCGTTGGCAGCGGGGGGGTGGTATTAAGTGCAAAGTCCGGCGATGTAGAGTCTGAGAACGCCTCGATGGTGTCTTCTTTTTTGGCACAATCATTTCGAAGTTTAGATATAAATTCAACCTCCCCAAAAATAGGGTCACTCATCAATTCTTTATCATACCCTATGTCGTCTAAAAATCTATTATATATTTCACATTTATCACCCTCCGACGCGCCGGTGTCAATAGTAAAATTAGCCATTAATAAGCCACTAAAGACACTTCTAAGTGTCTTATACATCGTCGCATCTGACAAATCCAATGGCTCATCACCCGAAGGGTCATCCAAGTCCATGTTCTTCCAAAACTCGCGGAATAAAAAGTTATTCTGCTCATTACCAAGAAATTTCTTTAAAAATTTAGTAACACCATCATGACTGTTTATGGGTTTGGGTAAAATTTTATCTTTCAATTTTGAAACATCACCAGAAAAATTTTCTATATCTTCTCGACTACACGATACAAAGTGTTCTAAACGGTCTTTCAGATATAAAATTGTTAAAAATAAAATTAATAAACTGATTATTAAATATGGAAATTTCATTAATATAATTATACTATATTAATATATTTTAATTAATTTAGAAGTTATTTATAAAATCTATTACTTTACATGTATCGTCGTCGTCGTAATTGGATTCGCAATATTCTGCGATTTTTTGTTGACAACCCTTCTGGTATTTTATACTAGGTCGTTTAATATTTATTTCGGGATTTCCGCACTTTTTACATAAATTATTATCCATAAACACGCAAGGATTCTGTGTTTTTTTTTGTTTTTTTGGTTTTACTTTTTCTGCAGGAAATTTATAGAATTTATCATAGGTATCTATATCTCTTATTTTGATATTATTTTTTATTATGTAATTACTTATAGAGATTATTTCCTCCTCACTAAGAATTTTATTATAGGTAAATATACTGTGTAAAAGTCCTGATAATTTTTTATCTTTATTAATTAGTATAGGTTTATTAGTCGAAAGTTTATATTTAGTATTATTATCTCTTATAATACTTTGTCCATGAACTAAATTATTTTTATTAACATATAGTTCATGACCCGTTTCATTTAATACCAGAGCTATGATTAACGAAGTTCTGTTTTTTAAATTAGTTTTTTTTGGAATAGTATATTGATAAACGGTGTGCATATAGGTTAAAAATAAATAAATATTAAATCTGGTTGTTTCTAAAGATATTTTACAAAAATTATCAGGAATTTCTAAAAGAGTCCCTTGTTCATTATCATCCGATACAGAATAAGTTATAAAAATTGTGCTTTTATTAGATATTATTTTAGCAGTATTTTCAATTGCCCCTGTATTATTTTTTAGGGTTATGCCATTTTTACTCTTATTGTTTTTTGTAAATTTAATCTCAGCCTTTTTATTAACTTCAAATCCTTCCATATTTTCTGATCTAAGAAGGAGTATTAATAAAATAATTAAAATAGATATTGTTAATAATAATTTCATATTATAATTATATAATATAATTTTATTAGTTCGCTAAATTTTTACTTAGTTGTTTTAATTGTAATAGTAAAATTGAAATTGCTAATAAAAATGTTAATAAGAATATTATTGACACGGTCATTATATATGGATATAATTTAGAAAAAGTATATTTAATTAACGGGTCTACGAGACTTTTTTCTATTTTACTAATGTTCTCCTTTTTATTTATCTCTAAAACAAATTTATCAATTAAATCATTAAAAATATCTTGTATCATTACTATTTTAAAATATTTTTTTTTTAAATATATACTTAGATATAAAAAGTATTATTAATTATAATGAGTAAATTACAATTAGTCGAGCTTTCAAAGTTAAAAAATGGAACTATTTATAATATTAAAGAAAATAACCAAATTATAAAATTTTATTTAAAAAACGTAACACCTATGTTTAAACCAGATAAATACAAAAATTCATATTATATTAAATGGAACGTAGTAAATAGCAATTTAAACAATATTTCTAAAATAGAAGACGTATTAGAAAATTATTTTATAGAAAAAAGCATTAAAAAGAATATTATTACGAAGAAGGGTTATCCATTAATGTTAAATACTAAATTTATTCACAGCAAACAAGACCCTATTATAGTAGATGGGCGCGTAACAAATATAGCAGAATTTATAACAACTAATATGGAAGGGGAATACGATATTTGTCTAGAAATGGGTAAAATATTTATAGATGATACGAGTGTAAAATTTCCATTAAATATTAAAGGTTTGAAATTTAGTAAGGTAAAACTAATTTAAAATTATCAATTTTTAAAATATAAAATAAATGATTGAATACAGCAATTATAGCGATTATGAACAGTTAGAAAGTCTCGACATAAATTTTATTGGAACGCCTAGTAAAGATTTAGAAACCGATATTTACAAGGTTTATTTAGAAACCCCAATCATTTTCCAAATACCACATGGGAAATTAGATAGTATTATGGAAAACGAATATGAGCGCCACATAGCTACTTATAATATAGTAGATTCTAAATTAGTTGAATTTTTCAGTAATTTAGATGCTTTAATAATAAATATATCGACTAAATATTCCTTAAAATGGTTTGGTAAAAACCTAAGTCAAAAAATGCTTGTCGATTTTTATGAAAATATTTATAATTTAGAAAATGACGATAAATCTTTAGAATTTATTGTCGAAGACGAGGACTTATTGGAGGAACTGACAAATTATAATATTGATGAAGATTTGCAAATAATATTAAGTATAGATAGTTTAGAAATATATAAAAAGACCTTTAAACTATATGTTAAATTAGATTCACTTACCTATGACGACGAGGATACCGTGGATGATTTAGATTTTGAAAAAATGATCACTTCGCAAAAAAATATATGCGAGACTGTAATTGTAGATGATAGTAGTAATAGTAAGAACGGTATTAATAAAAATAACGCCGAAGAACAGGTTAATAGCTCCCATGAAAGCGATGACGAGGAATTAAACGGTGATTCAAATGGGGATTCGAACGAGGATTCAAACGATACAGTCGAAGAAGGTGATATTTTAGAAATGGAAGAAAGATTGTTAAATGAAGATAGAGATATGCGCGTGAATATATTAAAACGTATCCAAAATAAGGAAGAGGAGAAAGAACATTTTTTACAAAATTCCATAAGGGCTACAACCGCGAGTGCTACTTTAAAAGAAAGAGCCGAGGATTTAGATTTTGAAATACAAAGTTTCCGTGAACAATTAAAAAATATATAATTAATTAAATAGTTTTGTAATATTTATTTTATTTTATTATATTATAATAAATATGAATAGAAACCAGATAATTAAAATTGTTTTATTAGCGGTTGGTGTAATATCTCTCTTATACGTGGTTAATATGTTTTTAACAAAGAAAGCCGATTCCGTAGAAAAATTTGTATCCGATGAAGTTGCCCCGGGAGTTACAGAACTAGGCCGTAATTCAGTTTATGCCCCAGTAAATAGTGAAAGCGAAGCTGTAGGAAACGACAAGCCAAAGGACTGCTTCCCCAAAGATCAATTAAGTCCCGAAGATTTATTACCAGGTGCGGCGGATTCGTCATGGTCCCAATCAGTTCCAAGCTCGGGTAAATTAGGAGACCAAAATTTTTTAACAGCTGGTTATCACGTCGGCGTAAATACTGTAGGACAATCATTAAGAAACGCTAACAGGCAATTAAGAAGTGAACCGTCTAACCCACAAGTTAAGGTATCTCCGTGGATGCAAAGCACCATCGATTCTGATGTAAACAGAAAGCCATTGGAAATCGGTGGCTCATGCTAATAATAGTTCCATCGTCTAAATTATTAAATAAAATTTATTAATTTTATTTACTAAAGATATAATAATGAGCCATTCGAAAATACTTACTATTTTAGAAAACTATAAAAGTCTATCCAACGATATTAAAAAAATCGAGAGGAAAACAGTTTTCTTAAAGGAAAAAAAAAGCGATTTAGAAGATATATTAAAGAATTATCTCTTGGATAATAAAAATAAAAAGATAAAAGATGTAATTATAATTAAAAATGTTAGAAGAGAACCTCTTTCTCAAAAATATCTCGCAAGAGTTTTGAGAGATTATTATAGAAATTATTATCTTTCTAATAAATCTAGAATATCTAATATAGATATTACTGAGTTCACAGCAAAAAAAAGTAAAAGTTTATTACAATTCATTTTAAAGAACCGCACTAGTAAAGAGTATCACCGTTTAAAAATAGTAACCACTAATTAAAATATATATAAATAATAAGAATGAAATATGGACCGTTACTAACTATGATGATATTTTGGGCATTATTTGTAGTATTAACAATAATGTTTTTTATACCAAATATGATGCCTGGCATGAGTATGATTTCATGGCCAATATATAGTATTATTAGTGGAGGGATATGGATAGCCTTTTTTGTGACTATATTAATTGTAACTCTTCGCATGAAGACAGGATAAGTGTTTTAATTTAAAGATAAATCAATAATATTAATTATTGAAATATATTTGTTAAAGTAACAAAATGAGTGCCTTTATTAGACAAACTATTTCCCAAAAAATAGATACCTATAATGGAGATAAATATTTGACAAAAAACGATTTTGGGAAAATAATTAACAAACCAGAAAAATCAACGACCCATGAAAAAGTTCTTTTAGAAGATACGAATAAAACTAAAAAATATATAGAGGAAAAAGCTATTACGAGACGTCTGTCCTACGAAACCGTTGTTCTAAATAAAATTTTTAATTTATGGGTTTCAGATAATATAAATGAATTAGAAGAAACATTTTCACAAATAGTTGATATTTATTATAGAAATAAGGCGGAATTTACCATCGACACCGCTATACTTTTTAAGCACTTTTGTAGAGAAGTGTTTAGGTCAAATAAGCGAGAATTGATGCGGATATACGGGAATTATTTTTAAGTTAAAGCTTAATTATATATATATATATATAATTAAAATTCAGAATGTCAAACGATGAAGAAGCTGATCCCTCTAAATACGAAGCAGAAATTTTCAACGAATTATATGATTTAATGGAATACTGCAAACCGTCCATGTTATTTGAAAATTTAGATGTATTTAAAGTTAGTAAATTTTTTGACAAGTATAGTTATTTTGATATAACTACAGAATACTATAATGAAGATATTATGGACGATATGTATTATATGGATGATTATTAGTGTTTAATAACTTTTCCCAACTCCTTTTCCATTATTATATCTTCTTCACCTTTGGGTGTAATTATATATTTTGAATGTTTATCGCTGTGTGTAGACCATCTTATCTTATTGAAAGGTCTCACTTCAATATCGCCATTTTTAAATTTATTTCGATATTTATCCATTAATTCCTTGCTTATATCACAGTTATTTTCGGTATAAACAATTTTAGATTCATCGGGTAGTGGTTTGTATCCATAACAATTTACTCCAAACTTTAAAGATTTATCTGGGAAAAATCCACCGTTTACGCCTGGTTTTCCACATTTAGTTTTATGTTTCCCGCCTTTTTCTTGTAACTTATTCCAAAATTTTTTCTGAGTAGGGTATAAAGCCAATCCATTTGCGGACCACCCATAATTGCACCAATTAGCCCCCTTTTTATGCGCGTTTAATACATTCGAATAACTGGCTAATTTACTTCCTAATGACTTACACATTAAGTGAGCTTCATCATATGTAAAATCGTTATTATCTATATTAAAAACCTCCTTTTTATTCGAAAATTTTATATCGGCTTGTCCGTTTCGATTACATTTAGATTTCTTATCAAAAGTTTGAGTTCCTCCAACATATGGTGTTTCACCGAATATAGATGGATTGAGTGGGCGCCTCTTCTCTGGTTTATAGGGTGTGACATTTATTTTAGTTTCCGATTTTATATTATTAGGCGAAGTACCGATACTTAATTCGGTAGATATTTCAGGTATTCTAAAAAGTTTTTTTAAAGTAGCTTTCCAATCTAACGAGTTCCCAGTATAAGAAATATTATTAACATATAAATTGAAATATAATAAAACTAATAGTAATAATAATACTATACCAATTATAACAATCGTTTGGTTGTTTACTACAGGCAGAGCCGAATTTACAGATGATAATGATAAAGAAGAATCCATAATATATTATTATAATAAAATAAAATAATTTATTATTAATTTAATCGTTTTTTTTATAGAATAGACAATAGGCATTTTCTGATACTACTTTTTCTAAAGATATAGTTGAAACCAAATTATCATTAAATTTATACCATTCACCGTCTATATTTTTTATATATGACCAATAATGTCCGCCACCAAGCCCGCCACCATGATTACTAATACCATATAGGGAATATTTATAAGACTCCCTGTTATATCCTTTTACATATTTACTCATATCGAGATTATCTATGGGGAAATCTAAAAACTTATCAATTTTTTCTAAATTATTACTATATCTTTTAAGAAATATTATTAAAACATTAGGCAGAGTCCAAAATAATACTTTTTTAATAATTTTCCGGGTATCATCCTCTATTACTGTTTCTATACTTGAGAAATTATCTAAACATTCATATAGGTTTTTGGAATTTGTTGGGATTTCGATACTTAACATATTAAATGGTTCGAAACTATAGCTTTTTTCATATTTATCTTTAGTAGCAGTCTCTATTTGTGTAAAATATTGTCCATAAAATATTTCTATAATTTCAGAATAGTCTTTTTCGAAAAATTTCTTATAACTGGTGTATGCTTTGATGGCGAATTCGTCGTATTCATCCTCCGGCTCTCCTTCGATTTCTATATAAATTTCTTTAGATAACGATTCTTGTAAAATTTCTAGTATAAATTGTAAAAATTCCTGTGAATCATTCTGTCCTAAACCGGAAAACTCAAATCTGTTTTTCTCTAATGATAACATTTGAAGTGTTCTTAAAAATTTAACAGGTGAGTATACTGCGTTTTTATACCATAAATTTTTCATAACTTCTTTCAAGGCTAATGTAAGTGCGCCACTTTTATTACTACTAATATTTTCTGTAAAATTTTCGGAAAACAAATATTTTAATAATGGTTGGGTATTATTCAGACATTGTAAAATAGAATTCATAAAACACGTATTGCCTAAATTTTGGAGACCACAAAATCCCTTTTTATATAAAAATTCATCGGTAATTTCAGATATATCGGATATTTCCATTGTATTACTATTATTTATGTTAAAAAATAATTTAATCAAATTTATAATTAAATTGTTTTAAAAATTTAAGACAGCCACCAATTTGGGACGAAATAGGGTGGTTTTTCGCCGGTATCGATACATGCCTTGAGTGATGGACCATATTTAATATGTTCATCAATTTCTCTAAAAGAAATATAAAAGTTAAAGTAGCGAGTATTTGACATAAACCCGTCTATGCCTCTGAACGCATTTAAATATATGTTTCCATAATTTTGACGAGGAAGTCCTTTCATCTTGAGTCTTTGCACTATATTACCATTAATAAATACATCTAAGTCTCTTTGTCTTACGGCGACAGTTAAGTGTACCCATTTATTTAATGGGATATTGTCAACATCTACAAACTCCTTAACGTGTTTAAAAGTATTCATGTTAATTCTTAAGGAGTTTTTGTTTTTATGGAGCCATATACCTGGTGCTTGGATATTTTTAGCCGTCGCATTACCCTTATGCAGTATATGCTGACCTTCTTCTGGTATTCTATCATTCGTATCAGTTCCTTTACCATGTGTGACATCGGCAATATATATCCAAATCATATAACTAAATTCTAAACCACCGAATTCATTTTTAGAACGATGGGCTGTGATCGACCCGTCCGTTTCTGGATTTTGTGTTATAACTATAGCCTTTTTACCTTCTTTAGTACCCTTTAATATCCAAGGAGAAGAGGTTGCTACTTGTTTATATCTCTTATAAATTTTACGGAATATACTTACTGAAGCAATAAATACTACAATAAAAATTACTGCCAGAGCAATTTTACTTAATGGAGAGCCACTTGTTAAAAAATCTTTTACTCCTGCAAAACCATTTCCTGCTTTAGCAACTATAGATGAATTTCTTAATCGATCCATTATCTTATATATATTTATTACATTTTATTTTATTAAAAATTAATAATTTAATATTCAAAAAATATATTATTTCCTTAATATATTTCTTAATATAATTTTAACAAAACGTTTTAAACCCTTTGGTAATTCATATAGGCTTCAGCGGCGCCCGGGACACCCGGCAGCGCAGCTGTATCGGTCGTGGGCGTGGTTGTCGTTGTTGTGCCAGCGCCAGTGGTGGACGCATCAGCGGTAGTATCTCCGTCAGCTGATTCTGTTCCTTGAATCTTTTGAGATAACCGAGTCAACATATCTTTCATTCCATCTGCACCTTCCGTGCCCATACATTTATTAAGACTATATTGAATTGACTTAAAGCTGGGAGGCGCGAAGTTCGCGAAGTAACCATCTACATCGATACGAGTGTGTCCCTTATTATATAAACTATTAATTCCTACGGCGGATAAAGCCCTGTTGTTATAGTAAACATCACTTATAATACCATGATACCCTCCGTTTTGGTTAATAAACATATGACGATTCGCATCTTTTGGTACTCTGGGGACAAAATCAAATGTGCAACTTTTTCTTAAACGACCATTAATATAAACATCTAATGTTTTATTCTGTAATACAACTCCTAAGTGGATCCATCTTTGTACTTTAATATCAGCTACGTTACACATAGCAATTTCAGTATTAATGTTAGAATCCAAAAGGTCGGGGACTTCCTCCTCCGCGTAAAATCCCTCCAAAGACTTTTTAAAGGTTTTATTAGACGGATTAGCAAAACTCTCTGCATTAACATCTTCTATAGTAGCATCATGGCCGGGTGTTATGGTGCTTCCTAAATTATTAGGATTTAAATTTCCCGCAGCGAGACCATTTGTATTATGGTGTATTATAAGACTTGGTTTCGTTGGATGTAACCATATACCTGGACTCGGACTGAATGCACCAGGGTATCCAACGTGTAAAACGTGTTTGAATTTTCCATAATTGTAATTCCAGTCTTCTATGTATAACCAAGCACTTATAGTATATTCTAAACCAATAGTATTCCCATGTAATTCAGCACTCATCGATTTTTTTTCGGGCTCTCTCGCGTCTTTAACTCCGCTCAAAACGTACATACTGTGGGCTTTCTTGTAAAATAATTTTTTTATAATTTTGTAAATAATCCAGCACATAATAATTACAAACACCACCGATATAAATGTTACAAACCATTTATTTTTTAACACAATATTCTTGAATTTTTGCATATCCTTTATTATATAATAAGGATTTATTTTTTTTAATATATTTAATAAAAAAAATATTTAAATTACTAAACAGTTTCTATAACCTCAGCTGAAGTAACGCCCTCGCTATCTACCCCCATTAACGCATCACCCCAACCCTTAATAGGATTAAATACATCGTCTTTGAAAAATTTCTTAACGCTGAATTGACCAATACGGAAGTCGCCATCAACAGCCGGAAGGGATTTTTGGAACCACGATTTAATATCGGTTATTCTTAAAGGCATTGGACCCTTAACGTATATCGATTTAATATCTTTATAAGTAAGTGCTTTATTAAAGTATCTGACATTTGATATAGTTCCACCATAACCGCCATAACTCAGGTCATCACTACTTCTTCCAGCGAAGGCATATTCGAATGATAATGTTCTTGACAATTCTCCATCTATGTATATTTCTAAAGAGTTCGGTCTAAAAACTACGGATATGTGAAACCACCGCCGTAAAGGATAATTTTGAATAGTGGTTGTTTTAATACCACCGCCCTTACCATTGGACTTTTTCATAGAAGCTGATATTATTAAATTATTCTTCTGTTCCCCGGATAAAAGTATTTTGAAAGAACCAGGCCATACTAGTATAGACTTTTCTTTATTTAAATAGGCAGATGAACCAAAGTCTTGGACGATTACCCAAGTAGTAAATGTCATACTTTTTCCATCTTTAGATGGTTTAAGTTTATCTAATGTTTTCTGTAATGTCTTTACTACACTGGCTTCTTGTTCTACTCTCTGAATCATGGCTTCGTTACTTAAGGTTTCATTCATATTCATAATGAATCTATATGCATAGTATATTAAAATGATAACCACTATTATAATTATTATTATTTTTGCTGTTCTATTTTGACTTATAGAATTGAAGGTATTCTTTAACATCGCTATATAATATAATAATATATTTTATCAATGAAATAAGTTATATAATTAATAAAATAATAAATCAGGCATCGCATTTATCTGGGGTAAGAGTAATTAAATTTTTTACTTTAGCAACACTTTTCTTAAACAAATGAATTAATTTATTAAAGGGGTTTTTAGATATTGGACCAGCTAAAAATAGACCTCTGATATTTTTCTTTGATAAATTCGTTTCATAATGATATATCCGGGAAACATGCCCGCTAAATCCCCCGTTTCTTAAATATTTCACATCTTTACCTGGTTCTAATTCTGGTATATTTTCTAAATGCCTTGAATGGTATAAGACACCATTAATCCAAATATCAACGTATCTGTTTTCTAAAATAATTGTTAAATTTAACCATTTCTGAATAGGTATATTCTCATACACTATTATTTCAGGCCGGGTATTATTTAAAATGGGGATTTCTAAATATAAATTATTATTTTTGGCCCCTAAATAAATTTTAAATTTGCCTTTTTCTAAAATAAATTTTTCGTTCATATATCTATAATCCCAATCTTTCACATAAAGCCATAACGAATGAGTAAAACTAAACCCTTTATTATGTTGGGCAAGTTTAATTTTATTACTTTTTACCTCGAAGCCATGCTTTGCATCATGTAGGAATTCTTTAACGGTCGTATACCCCCTATAATACCTGAATATTGCTACTATTAATATTATTATTGATATAAATCCACCAATACCATACCAAAATTTTTTATTTTTTAAAAATTTTAACATTAATATATAATGAGATAAAATATTTTTATATCATATAATTATACAAAAATATTACAACTAGGACTATTTAAGCACGCGTTCTATTTTATCCTTTTTCCTCAGATTCATCCCCATCCTCGTTTTCGACCTTTTTTCTAAATCCAGGAATCATATGAAGAAAATATTTATATATTTTAGTATACAAGGCCCTTGAATAAGGTCCTTTGGCGTGTTTTAATTTTATAAATTTAGGTTGTTTAGATTCAGGAAAATAACACAAGGATGATATTTTTCCAGAAAAACCTTGACCCTCTCCGCTCTTATTATATCCAGCTTTTTTACACATTAGGTTTAAATTACTACCTATTTCAGTCTCACCTTTTATAAAACCACCATTCCCTCCAATAACAATATTACCAGTATTTTCTATAATATCCCCTGAAAATGGTTTTGATATAGACAATTCGCCGTTTAAAAATACAGCAACACTTTTTTCGTGCGCTACAACAGCTACTGAAAACCACTTTTTCATAGGAAAGTCGTCTAAAATCATTTTTTCATTAATGATTTGATTATTAGCCATAGTTGATAATACAATCTCTATAGAATTTCTTTTAGGGCTTATATACATACCCGGTGACTGACTTTCTGAATAATACCCTATATTACCTTTGGTGAAAATATTTTTATGTACACCATATCTATATTTTAAATCCTCGACATATATCCAAATCATATAAGTGAAATGTCCCTTATTAATAGAGTTTTTTATTTTTCTAGAAGGTACTATTGCTCTGGTATCTGCTGGAATACTATTGCTGAAAAATATAGGGTTTGCTCGATCCCATCGTCTTTTTTTTATTATATAATTTATTACTAAAATAACAAATACCGCCACTATAATTGCAATATATATTTTCCCTTTTTTACTTTTGAAATTTATTTGATTGCGAATATTTACTAATCTATTCATTATTATTAATTGAGAAAAAATTTTATTTTTATATATAAATGACAACTCGTAAAGTTCATAATAAATTATACAAATTCGCAACTGGTATAACAAACAATAGAATATTTGATTTATACCTTAAATATATAGGCGTGACCGTCTTGACAACTGGAACTCTTGTGCCTGTAGCTTTGGTTCTTGGCAACGACGCGCTGGCGGATTTTTTAAAAAAAAATAAACAAAAGGGTGGTAATATTTTAAAAAATAATCTTCCTATTATAGATGGTCCGTTAATAGGTAATTATTTAAAATTAGCCGGGATAGCTTCTATTAATATAACAGCCAATACATTAATCCCTTTAGGGATTTTAATGTTAGTATATGAAATGTATATTAAGAAATTAAACCAGTCAGGTGGATCTCTTAATAAATTGGTAGAAAAGGTCTGGGGTAATAGAGTATTAGATTTATTTTCAAAATACCAGGGAATTAAGTTATTAACGTCCTCTACTCTTGTTCCATTCGCCCTTATATTAGGTCAAAAATATTTAGAAAAATATATGAAGGGTCAACGTGGTGGGGGTATACCAAAAAATTTACCCTTTATAGATGACCCCCTTTTAGGAAATTATTTAAAAATAGCAGGTTTATCAACTATAACTTTAACACCTTCGACATTAGTCCCGTTAGGTATATTAGCAGTAATGTATAATATCTACTTAGAATAAGTTTTGTATATTAAAAACAAAATCACCAATAATAAAATAATAATAATGTAATTTTTAATTTTATTATATTTTACCGCTGAAAATAAATTACTGAAGTCGTTTAATTGATAAATACCTATAAAATCTTCAAAACCTAACTGGGGTTTTTGTAATTTTTCATTAACTTTATTATGAACTCGCCAAATATATTTAACAAATAATGCTTTACTTTGTAAATTATATAATAATTCTTTTTCAGTAATATATTTTTTTATATCTTCTCGACATAAAGGACATGGTAGGGTAGAAATAAAATTATTAATAAGATTTAAGTAAGTATTTTTATCCTGTCTAGAAGGATTTTCAGGATATTGCAGAGTTATCATGTGGATATAATTCCAATAAATAGGACCCCATTTAGCAATCATTATGTAATATATATAGTATATTTTATTTTATTTTGCACCTGGCACATATTTTATCAAAACAATCGTTTTTTTTATACCACTCATCGTAATAGGTATGATTAGCAACGCCGCCCCAAACAATAGGTTGATATTTAAATTGCCTGCTGACCTCCTCGCATGATTGGCATAAATTAATATTGGTATAGTTTGGGGTATTATTTATTACCTCTTTTAATTTTGATTTATTTGCTCCCATGTTTTTTATTTAAGAGTATTTTAATATTAAAATATGAACATGAAGAAACAGATAAAATTTAACAATTTTAAATCAAAATTAATTTGTAGAAATTGTGGAAAACCAAACCATCATATAAAAGATTGCTATCAACCTAAAACCAGTTTCGGGATAATTTTATATAAATTCATTAATAGAAAACTTAAACTATTACTAATAAAGCGGAAAAATACTTTGGGGTTTGTGCAATTTATAAGGGGTCAATACAGTATTCAGAAAGTTGATTATTTACAGAAACTATTTAATGTAATGACCAACGAGGAAATTGAATTAATTAAAGATAGGTCCTTTCGATTTTTATGGAATTATCTTTGGAAAACTGGTATAGATACGGAAATTATTCCATCACACGATTATGTAATTTCTTTAAAAAAATTTAATTCTATAACTGAAGGTGTAAATATTGACACAAATCATTATAATTTAGATACATTTATTAAAAATAAAACTATTAATTACATTGATCAGGAATGGGGATTTCCTAAAGGGAGAAAGAATAAAAAAGAAACTAATATAGAAACTGCTATAAGAGAATTTACAGAAGAAACTGGAATTGACCCAAAATCAATTAAAACGACTAATAAAAAATTTATAGAAAATTATATAAGTTATGACAATATAGAATATAAAAATATATATTTCTTGGCTAAATACAATGGAACTGAAACCGAATTTAATGTATCAGATAATAAAAAGGAACAATTTTCAGAAGTTTCTGCAATAAAATTTTTTGAAATAGAAGGAGCTCATAATATAATAAGGACCTATTCGTGTAAAAAAAAATTAATAGTAAAATTAGTAGAAAAATATATTAATTCTTACTTATAATCTAAAATATATTATTATATTAATAATAATGGATTTTAAAGCTATATTAAATGAAATTTATACTAAAAAAAATAAATCTCTTGAAATAATTAATGAATTTCTTAATAACACATTCGATGATTATTTAAGTACAGAGAAAGAAACCTATATAAGAGCTAATAGCTTAGATATGAATATCAATAATTGGGACAATTCTAATAAAGAAGGATATGTTCGAAATCTTATAGATTTTTACACAAATTCATTAAAAAAAATTAATAAATTAATAAATAATATTGAATCAGATGTATTTAATATTAGCGAATTAGATAGAATTATTCTTGAAAGCGCTTATGATATATGTAACGAGAAAATAGAGGACATTATCCATGAATATCAGGATACTCCGGAAATATTACAATTTTATTTATATAAAAATCCATTTAATTTAGCAAATCATAATAACAAATTTTCATATTACCCCGCTCTTTTAGACGGAGTTAATTTTACAGAAAAACTTATTAAAAAAAAAGAATTTTTTTTGAATCAAAACAAACCTCCTAAAAAAAATACTAATATGTCTGTTAGATTTAGAAAAAGTTCTGTTCAAAAATTTGTTAAAAATTATATATCAACAGATACTCCTTACAACGGATTATTATTGTGGCATGAGGTAGGTGTTGGTAAAACATGCGCCGCAATAGGAATTGCTGAAAATTTTAAAAGTAAAATCTTTACTGAAAATCGAAAAACTTTAATTCTTATACCAGGAACAACTCTCGCGGAATCTTGGTATGATGAAATTTTTAATATTAAAAAGGAGTTAGATAATCCACGTAATAATTTTAATAAACAATGTACTGGTGATAGTTATACGAAACTTAATATAATTAATCCTAATAAGTTATTGAATTATAGTAAAATTAAACGTAAAAGAGATAAAATTATAAAGAAAAAATATACTATAACTGGTTATCAATCTTTCGCCAACACCTTTTTAACTAATTTGAAAATTTATTTAAATAATATTAAACCAGGTTTAAAAAAATTTAAACAAAGAAATTTAATAAAATTTATTAAACATAATTACTCAAATAGAGTAGTTATATTAGACGAGGTTCATTTTACACGAGAAGATAATTCTAGTAGTAAGAAAAACTTAGAAACAAAGAGTATAAGAAAATGCTTAAGCTTAATTGCTAGATATGGTCATGGGAATAAATGGGTTTTATTGTCGGCGACTCCCATGTTCGATAAGGCGCCAGAGATAATATGGTTAATTAATTTACTCCGCCTAAACGATAAGAGGTCTTTGTTAAAAGTAGAAGATTATTTTGACGACGATAGAATTATTCCTGCTAAAATAGAGTTATTCAAGAATAAAATTAGAGGATATATATCCTATCAAAGAGGTAAGGATCCATTTGTTTTCCCCGCAGAATTATATCCCTCTGTGGAAAATATATATGACCGCAAAAATTTGTATATACCCAATAACGAAGATTGTTTAATAAGGAGTGGTATAACGGATGTAGGAAAATTATTGAAAGACAGCGTATACAAAAAAATAATCGGATCTAAAACAAATCATATATCGGAAAAATATAAGGATGAAATTAAAGATCTGGTTATTTATCGAAATTATATGAGCTCATGGCAATATAGTAAATATAAAGAATTTACCAATAATCCGGATAATGTAGTTGGATATAATGTAAAACCAAGACAATTCGCGAATATTATATTCCCCGAAATAAGCGACGAGGGTGCTATTTCTGAAAACCCAAGTTTTGATAAAAACTTTAAAACACTTTTCAAAAAACAAAAAAGTAAAAAAATACAAATACATAAAGCTCTCGTAGAAGACGGGAAATCCATTTTACATTTGTCCAGAATAGGTAAATATTCTAAAAAAATTGAAAATATTTTAAATATAATCGATAAATCAGAAGGAATAGTATTTATTTACAGTCAGTTTTTAGACTATGGTGCTAAATTATTAGCTTATTGTTTAGAAGAAAATGGATTTAATCGATTTAATTGTAATTCAAAAGGAGTTGTACTAGAAAACCAAAATCTTCTGGATAATACGGTTTCTAAAAAATCAAAAAAAAAATATATACTCTTAGCGGGAAATACAAGCTCTCTTAGTATAAATAAGAATGTGTTAAATAAGCTGAAAGACCATAGCAACTCTTATGAAAATAAAGATGGGAAAAAAATAAAGGTTATAATAGGGACATCTGTAGTTGCACAGGGTATATCGTTTTTTAATATAAGACAAATACACATATTAGAACCCTGGTATAATATGAACAATAAAAAACAAATTACAGGCAGAGGAGTAAGGCGGTTTTCTCATAAAATGTTGGAAGAGGCGAAAAGAAATGTAACTGTTTATTTACACGCATCGGTGGCGCCTGAAAATTACCAAGCAAAAAATGCCGACGAATCTACTAAATTAATTGACGAGCATATGTATTCCCTGAGCCTTAAAAAATATAAAAACATTTTAGAAATATACCGAATTATGAAGCAATCTTCTGTAGATTGTAATGTAAATAAGAAAGGTAATATCTATAATACGTTGGAGGGGAATATAGAAATTATAGATTCTTTTGGTATAGAGAGAAATGTTCCTTTAAAAGACTTTGAAAACAGCATGACGTGTGAATATACTACATGTGATTATGATTGTATGGACAATATTAAACTGGAGGATATTAAAATTAGCGAATTAGATATAGACACGTATAATAATAATTTAATCCAGGAACAGGTGTTGACATGCAAAGAAGAAATTAAAAATATTTTTTTAAATGTAATAGGCAGCGATTTTAATAATTTAAAACAACGGTTAAGGGTAAAAATTAAATTTCCAGAGGATGAAGAAGATAATATTATAAAAAAATCGCTGTATTCTATTATAAGTAATAAAGATAAACTTTATAATAAAGTTGTAGGTAGTTATGGTTTATTAGAAAAAATAGTATCTACTCGTAAAGGAAGTAAAGAATATTATATTTTTCAAACTTATGATTCTGATTACATTGAGACATTAAGTTCAAATTATTTACCCAAGGTAAAAATCAAGAGCTCCTTTCCTATAACCGATATCAAAGTAGAAAAACCTATACATAAAAAGGTTAATAAAACAATAGATAATATGTGCGATTTATTATTAATATCTATATTTAATACATTATTGACGTATTGGCAAGACGCAGTTCCTGTATTAATGAAACAGGGTTTATGCGCGGGCGAAGAAGATAGAGAGAGAAAAATATTAGAAAATATATCTGAACAATTTAAAAAGACTGTATCTTTTAACAAACAGGATGGAGGGGAATTATTTTTAAAACATTTACAAGATGGTGGCTCAAGTCAAACGAAATTCGGATATGATGTAGCGGGTATTTTTGATTTTAAAAAAACTCCGGCTACAACAGATTTTATCGAATTAATAAAGGCACGGAGAAAAAAAATATTTGATTATAAATTTAACAATAGTAAAATAACAATTATTAAAGATGGAACTCTAGAAATGGCGGAAATAGTAAAACATAAACCAAGTAGTATGAAAATTAAATATACAAAAACATCACTAGGTGAGGAAAAAATTGAGTTATATAATAATACCACAGCAAATCCAGTTATAAAAGGAAACCAAAAAACAATATATAAAGATAGTGATATCAACCAATTTTATAGTGGGGAAATATCTTCATATTTACCAAATGTATATGATATTATATATAATCAATTCTTAACGTATATTGAAAATAAGCCATTAGAAATGAGAAATAATGATTTTAAAAATATATTCAAGGAAATATACGACGAACCTGTTGAAAATTTATTAGATCCTTTCTTCTTTTTTAATAAAACCGATAAAGACCTAAAATCAGATAAAAATATACCAAGTAAACGACACCCAACTCGACCACGTATAGATTTTAAAAATATAAATAACAAAACTACACTTAAGAAACAAGTGATTAGTATATTTTTTTATAGTTATTTCTCATCGAGAAGTTTAGACAGAGCATCTATAGGAATTTCACAAACCCACCCTTTCAATAAATTCTCTTATTTTTTAACAGAGAAAATGTATAAAGAAACCAGGGGTGAATCAGTTGACTCAGCGGACAACGATAAAATAAAATATCTATTAATACCCACCTCCTCTAAACCCAAGCCCAATAAAAAAGGTAAGAAAGTTCATGGTCGTGTTGGGCAGGATTATTTCGATATATTTACATTAAAAAATATAGATGAACCCTCTGACCGAGCCATTCCAATAAATGTCAAAAATTTAAATAATAATTTCTTTCCTGATATTTCTGACGAACCTTTAAAATCCCTAATATATGGATTTACATCTTTTAATAATAGTAAATCATCGTTCAAAATTGTAAATAAAGATCCTAAACTAGATGATAGTAATCAGATAATTAAAACAAAAACAGGGCGACGGTCTAAAAAAACAAACCGAACAGGTGCTATTTGTGGTCACGGGTTGGGTTGCAAGGATAAAGCGGATTTAGGTAAATTAATAAATGAATTAATTACCAGACTTATAAAAGACCCAATAGGAGACATTAATTCGTATAAAAAATATGGACCAGACAAACCCAAGAAAAGATGGCCCAGTATACCCCAAACTAATGATTTGTGTATGGAGTTGAAATGTTTATTAAGGCATATCGACCAATTGGGCTATGAAAATAATAGCGTTTCACCAAGAGTCCCTCTAAATAAAAATAAGAGGTATTTTTATCACGAACATATAAAACAAAAAATAGATAGAACTGTTGAAAATATAAAATAATTAGTTTAAATTTGATAATAAATAATTAAAAATAATTTCATAATATATTATATTATGGATATAACAAATATTGATAGCTTATATGTCCCATCAACCTTATCTATGGTGGAGATGATTACACCCGAAGATATATCAAATGTTTACAAGGATAATACCAATATAGAAGGGTATTTATCTAATAAAATTAAAAGCAAAATATGTAATAAATGTAATCACCAGGGGTTTATTAATGATGATATCTCTATCATAAATAGGAGTATTGGGAAATTAAATTCTACTCATTTTAATGGCGCGATTTACTATAATATTATGCTTAAAATACACGTATGCGTTCCTTTAATTGGTAGTTTAATAAAGTGTAAAATCATCGGAAAAAACGACGCAGGTGTGCTGTGTGAAATTAAGCCATTAAAAATTATGCTTTGTAGTAATCTAGATGACTTAGAGGAGTTAGAAATAGGATCAGATATATTGGTAGAAATTTTAAATTATAAAATAGTTATAAATGACGATAATATAAAAGTTTTAGGAAGATTAAAAAAATAGTGTTTATTTAAAGAAATATTACAATTAATTATAATATATGTCCCAAATCCCTTTTTTAATAAAAAAAAAATTAGAGAAAGATATGAAATTATTAGATAACAACGAATATAGCGAAGTATTAAATATATTAAAACAAAATCAGCAGAAATATTCGAGTAACTCAAAGGGGATTTTTTTTAATTTAAAATATGTAGATGATTCCACAATAAAAGATATTATAAAATTTGTCGAATTTTGTAAAAAAAATAAAATATATCTTGAAAAAAAAATTGTAAACCATAGTACTCCTGAAAGTCACCCCATGAACATTACAAATAATTTTCACGATGACAAGCAAGATATTACTATAGATATTGAAAATATATTAAAAAAACAAAGCAAAATCAGTAATAATTTTACATTTCAAAATTATATCGACAAAATTTCGATCGTGCCAAAAAAAGAGTTTAAAAATAAACAAATTAGTAAATATCCCGACATTATTAATATAAATAATGAATTTACTGGCTCTAATAACAGAATATTAAAAAAATGTAAAAATTTCGAAAGCTCGTATTTTCATAGTTCGAATGAAACAGATAATGCCAATTTTAAAAAAAATATTTTAGAACCGGAATTGAATTTAAGATAATTTTGATTTAAATAATTAAGTGTTTTATAATCATTAAGAAATGTATAAAAAACTTAATACCCTATTAGATAATTTATCAAGCACGCACTATAACGACTATAGTTCATATCAACCCAATTGTAGTATTAAAGTGTTTAAGTATACTGAACCCTTAAAATATACAAGTTTATTCAAGAATTTAATTAATTTATTCAAAAATGAAAAAACTAGTAATAATAAAACTACACAGAATAACAATAGGAAACCCCTTATTACACCACATCCAATAATCAGAACACAGTCCCCGGTAAACAGAGCAAAACCGAATGAATTTATACAAACAAATCCAATATTCTCGACTAAACCAGATATATTTAAATTGCAAAAATTTACAGGCGCGAATTATGGATTGGATAAGATTATACAAAATATCGAGTGTTATAGTGTTAAGGTTCCAAAAAGAAGTTTTGATTCTTACTCACAAATATTTTTAAAAGCAATCGATAATCGATTTTGCCTTTTACCTAAAACGGATATAATCCCATATTTAAAAAATATAAAATATAAAGTAATCGAATATTTTAATAAACATAACTATTTCAGATTATATAATTATTCTTCCAAAGATTTTAAAAAGTCAGATCTGGATAATGTATTTGCCAGTAATCTATCAATTAATATTGGTATGCTAAAAGTTTATGCAAATGTTTTTAAGACAAACCTGATATATTTTATGGAAAACAAACCCCGTTTTATAACTAACTTTAAAAATAATTTTGCTACAGTAATAGTTTTTGAAAACGCGAATGATTTGGGAGTGTTGCGAAAGAGGAAGGGGTTTATTCGTGGCGAAGAATTAGGTGATATTTTAAATATTGATAGGAAATTGAGAACTAGTGAATTAGAAAATATAAAACTACCCGAGTTACATAATCTTAGTAGAATGAAAAATATAGATATTAAAAAACAAGGGAAAACAAAAAAAATCAATAAAACAAAATTAGAATTAATAAATGAATTAACAGTAATTCATTAAATATGATTAATAATTTTTATTTTAAGAGTTTATTATATAATAAAGTAAAATGTCTATACCTTACATAGATTATAGTTCTTTAAAATTAATTACTAGAAAACCTAAAAAAGAAGATAAAATAATACTGTATAATTCTAACGGTATATCTTTACATGGTGATGGCGATAGTGAAATTGTTAAATACCTAAAAGACAATATAGTATTTATTATACAGTCAAATATAATTACCGAAGATGGAATCGATAAGAAGTTCATATTGGTGAAGGCTGAAAATCCAGCGGAAGTGGTAATTCCTGTTAACGATGATATTATCCTTAAGGTTCATGTTAATAATATAAGACAAATATTAACAGAAGACAACGATGGTGATTTTCTTGATGGTGACATAACTCCTATAAGAGTTGGTGCTGATATTAACTACCTATTTTCGAAAGAATTATATCCTCGTTATAAATTAGATGATATTTGTGAAGAAAATGATATTAAATTACTAAATATTTATAGTAATAACATTAAAGAAAACTATAATGTCCCAGAGCTAGAGACGGAGCTGAGAATTTTCCAAGATATGTATGAGTATGGAGGTATCAACAATACTTTAAATAGTCACCAATTTAATAAAATATTATCAACGCTGAATAAAAGTGGGTGTTTTTATAATATCGATGACAAAGCCAAAGAAAGTTTAGATATATTAGTCAGCCCGTCAATCCCTAATTTAAGATTTACCATTAAAGGGCGGGAAAATATTATCAAATATTGTTCGAATAATATTATTCCTAAAAATAAAAGTGTTGAGGCTATTTTTAAATCTAAATACGAATATAAGTCAGATGACGCTGAATTGTTCGGAGGTGATTTAGAAAATTATTACAGAAACCATTACAGTCGAAGAACTGACCGCGATTTTAAGGAAGGAGTCTTTAATTTATATAGTTTAAGGACTAAATTGGGTGGAAAATTAGAAATACCTTTGGAATTAGACAGTTCTGGAAAAAATTGGATTTTAAATCGAGATAATATTTCGAAGTTAAAAAATATTAATAGTGTTTTAAATATGGCTGAAAGGGATATTAAAAGATTTAATAGATTAGAAAAAGAAAGAGGGACAAAATATCTTAAAATATTTCGTCTTAAGTCGCGGACCTCATTTATGTATAATTCAGTAATTAAAATCGATTTAACTAAAGTAAAAAGTTCAAAAGAAGAAGTTTTTGAACAGGGGAGAACTATCGATATTAATTTATCCCCAAAATACAATTTTATTGAATCTGACGTAGTTGGTCAAAATGAAAAATATGAGGTTGAGATTGAATTAATAAATACTATAAACTTAACGAAAGATGAGTTGGCGTATAATATCCATACTGCATTAAATATAATAAAATATATGAACTGTATTGTAAATGAAAGACCAGGGTTTACTCATACTAATTTAGAAGATAATGTGCTATTTACCTATAAGAAACATATACAAGATTTACTCGAAACGCGTGCTACTTACTGGGCAAGTGAAACCGGTAAAAGTAGATTCTACAAAAACAGAAACCCCAATTATTATATATCACCTAAAGTAAAATCTTTAGAAATACCAGAAGTTCAGGCGTCAGTAGCCACTAATACTAAATCAAGTGATAAAAGTATTATGACTGGTTATACTGTAACCGAAAAGGCGGATGGTTTGGCACAAATGCTCTATGTCTATTCTTCTAAAACATACAATAAAACTAATATAGAGCCCAGTTTTCCTAAAAACATTACAGCTATGCCTGAATTAGATGGTTACCTATTCTGTATAGATTCTAATATGAAAATATACAATACTTATATTAAAATACCAGGCGCCGAGCAATGGAGATTAGATAATAATCCGGGGGGTAAAAGTTCCCCACGCCTTTCTCCAACAGATGTAACCAACCAGTTTAAAGTATATCTATTTAATGGTGAATATTTAAATTATGATAAGTTTGGGGGTCATATGAATAAATTTGGTATTTATGATACATATATGTATGGATATTTGGATTCTTGGCAAAACCCCCTTCAATTAGATAATGCCGATTATTCCGATATAGAAGTTCCTGTTTCAAGAGTGGGTAAGGCGAATAGATTTGTTAATAAATTAAAATATTCAATACAAGAACCATCGGCGGTTAATTCATTATTAAAGTATGATTCTCCTGAAATATTTTGTAAAAAATTTTATGTAGCTGACGACACTAATACAATATTCGAACAATCTGATAAAATTTGGTCTAAAAAGGATTCATTTGAATATAAATTAGACGGATTAGTTTATACTCCGGCTAATGAACCAGTTGGGTATAATCCAAAAAATGACGATTATATGTTAGTTCCCTATAATACTTGGGATAGAAATTTAAAATGGAAACCCCCACACGAAAACACTATAGATTTCTTAATTAAGTTTAAAAAGTATAAAATTAATAGCTATAATGGGACAGTAATATATAAACGAGAAATAAAAGGTAAATCGCTGAGCGAGGATAAATATTACGTGGTAGAATTTTATACAAAGGGTAAGGTTAATGGTGAATTTAAACCGGTAAGATTTAATCCACCTGGATATGATGCTGAAGAATGCGAGGGTCTTTTTAAAATAAATATAAACGACGAAATAGTAGACAAGGAGGGAAATATAGTAAACGATGACACGATTGTTGAAGTTATTTACGACCCAACTAAGAACTTTTATGAACGGTGGGGGATTTTAAGAACCAGATATGATAAAACGTATCAATATAAAAATTTAATTAATTATCAAAAAAATGTATTTAAAAAAATACAAAAGGCTAAATCTATATGGAATAAAGCTAGAAATAATACAGAACGAAAATTTTTAGAAAAGGTTAAAAATATGCATTTAACTAAAAGGATTAAGGGGAAATATATCAGAATAAACAATATAAGGGATATCGATAAATATTACATCGACTATTCAGATATCCAATCTAATAAATATAAATATAATTTTGGTAATTCGGATTTTGTTGCGAAAAAGATATGGGAATCTATTCATACCCCTATAACAGATACGGCTATAACAACAGGGAAAGGATTGCCCCTAATGGAAGAAATGGACACCATCTATTATTCGGCACCATACGAATCACGGAGTAAATCCCTGACCATTAATTTACAAAATTATCATAATAGATATATTAAGGGTGAGAAATTATTAGGTCATACTGCTAACTTAATTAGAGATGATAGAGGAGTCAAGGCAGATATAAGTTTACTTGATTTGGCCTGTGGTAAAGGGGGTGATATGTGGAAATGGAATAAATATAAGATAAACGATTGTGTCGGAATTGATATATCAGAGGATAATATAACTAATGATGACGACGGCGCCTGGGTCAGGTATAAAATTTTGAAGGATAAGCGTAACGCCCCATCTATTGAATTCCGAGTTTTAAATACTTCTGAGAATGTTAAATCACATTTTCCAGAATTACTACCAGTTGAAAGAAAATTCGATATAATAACTTTAATGTTCGCGTTGCATTACTTTTTCAAGGATGAGGCCGCTTTGGATGGATTAATTAAAAATATCGTAGAAAATATTAAAGAGGGAGGGTATTTTATTGGTGCGTGTTTTGATGGTCAGTTAATTTATGATAAATTAGATTCAACCAGTTCTTTGGAATTTTCGAGAGGGGATCAGACTTTATTAAAAATAGATAAATTATATCCTGATGACCATACATTTATGGACGATAGCAGTAGTTTAGGGCTCACTATATCGGTGAATATGTATAGTATTGGCACGGAAAACGAGGAATATCTAGTCAATTTCAATTATCTAACTAATAAATTAGCAGAATTCGATATTTCACCAATTGAAATCGAAAATTTTAGTAATATCGATTTACCACCAGCGATTAAATCGCATCTAAACTTAAAATCGTTATCACCAGAAGAGAAGGAAATGTCTAATTTAAATAACATATTTATATTTCAAAAAAATAAATCGACATCAAAATAGTTGAAGACAAACATCTTAATTATCATATTTTTTTCTAAATCTAAAGAATTTATTATTATTTAATATAGTTTAATGGAATTATTAGAAAAAAATATTATTAAAATAGAGAACACCGATTCTACTGATATTATATATGGATTACTTACCTCAGCAGTTCCACCAAAAGAAGCATTTAATAAAGAAGTCATAACAATATTGAATATCTCTAAGAAAAGTATAGAAGAGGTTAATAATATAAAAAAATGGGATTATAATAAAAAATTATCAAACCCATTCGAATTAATAAATAGATACGTCAAAAATAAAAATTTAAATCTAGGAATAGCCGATTATAATTCTATAAGTAGGGCTTTCTATAAATTTTGGGAAATTTTGTTTGATTTTGATTTAATAGATAAAGGTAATCCCTCTATAACTTATGCGGCATTAGCAGAGGGGCCCGGTGGATTTGTTGAAGCATTTAATTTTTATAGACGGAAATATTCCACCAACAATACAGATATAATAAACTGTATTACACTAAAAGATACCGATAATTCGAATATTCCTTCTTGGAAAAAAATAAGTGGGTGTAATTATAATATTTCTTGGGGAAGCGATGGGACGGGGGATTTATACAAATTAGAAAATATATTATATTTTAGTAAATTATTTGATGGTAATAAAGCCGACCTAGTTTCCGCTGATGGTGGATTTGATTTCTCTACAGATTATACTAACCAGGAGCTATCTGCTCAAAAATTAATATTTTGCGAGATGATCACAGGTCTTTCAATATTAAAAAATAGAGGACATATGGTAATAAAAATATTTGATATTTTTTATTCTTCAACTGTAGAAATAATATATATATTATCGTTGTATTTTGAGAGTGTATATATTACTAAACCGTGCACATCTAGACCAGCTAATAGTGAAAAATATATTGTTTGTAAATTTTTTAAGGGGATAGATACTAATAAATTAATCGAATTATATAAAATTGTTTCAGAATATAATAGTCTATCAGGAAGATTATATATATCAAGTTTTATTAATCGGCCTATACCAGACGACTTTAATAATTTAATATTTAGTTACAATTTATATTCGGTTGCTAAACAATTAAAATATATTCTTAAAACAAATAGCTATATTAACGCTTACTTACTCAACGATGATATTAATAATATTAAAAATTCTCAGTGTATTAATTCTTTAGCTTGGTGTTATAAATATGATTTTGATATAAACAAAAAAAGTAGATATTTGAATTTAGATAGTAAGTATAATTATATACCAAATTTTATTTAAAGAAAATGTTATTTAAAGGTATACTACATACTAATAAGTATAAATATAGATATAATGACCAAGGGATTACTTGCAATAACACGAGGAGGTGGGAAACGCTTTTTTAAAGTAAGTGTAAATTCTATTAACGATTTAGATATTACTGATTTCCCCAAAGATATAAAAACCTTATTTGGTAAAGATGACGTGTCTAGGGAATGCGACTTTAATTATAAAGGCAAAACAATAACAATATTCGCTTTTAATAATGGTGTAGCTGGACAAGAAAACAAATTTGAACTCCCCCCTCCCATTGATCAGACTATTTATTTCGGCTGTATAATAGTAGTATGTCATGTAGATAATAATATTAAAACAATCACACCAGAATTATTTAATGATTTCTACGAGACTGTGTTTGAGGGATTTGTGAGTTTGGAGGAAAGTGAAACTCGCTCTGAAGAAGACGAAGAAAATACGGAAGATAGAGAATTTATAGTGGATGACGATTATATAGAATATGAGGAGGGGGCTAAAGAAGATAGTGAGGAGGAGGAGGAATATATCACGAGTGACGAAGATGAAGGCTATATATGCTTGGAATCTGGCACAGACGAATCCGACGAAGATATAAAAAGTTCTGACAAAAAAACGGAAGACGGGTCTACCGAAAATGACGATAGGGGAGCAGGTGCAAAAATTAAATTTAAAATTAAAATTTCTAATTCTGAATAAATTAAATATTCTATTATAATAAATGTATATTAAAACACTTATTATAATATTGGCTCTATTGGTTTTTATATTATATTATCTCGGTGATAAACGGGAATCATTTAAAAATCCGACCCCAATAAATAAAAAACCTAAGTGTGTATGCGTCTTTGATGTAGATGGAACTTTAACAGATGGCTCTGATGGAAAAGACAAGGATATAGCTATTGATGCAAGAGCTAGTGCTGAAAGTTGTATTCGGGGTGGGTGTGCTATAGGTATTATACCTGGTAAGAAATTATGCACTAATAATGACCCAAATGAATGTAAAATAACCGAATATTCTTTAGGATTTAACGTAACGTCTCCTAACCAAGTTAAAAATGCTTCTGAAAAAATAGGTAAAAATATTATAACGGGTGAAGACTGGGTCGTTAATAATATTCATAGAGGAGAGGCTATGAAAACATTTTCCGAGAAAATAAGTAATCCAAAATGTGGGGTTTTAGTAGATGATAATATTTTACAATCTTGCGGGAGTTGTTCTACTTTTGATAAAAACAATTATTGCCCTGCCCCTTGGGGTAGCGAATATGAAAAACCTGATTTAAATTTAGTAAAAAAATCTTATGGCTGCAAATTTGATAGTAACCATGCACAAGATTTCGGCGACGATTATGCGTGGATTCCCGCACGGGAAATTGACCCGAGTATTAAAAATGTAAATGGTCAAATTTCACAAATGGGGGGTGTAGGGTTTTTATGGAACGATGGTAAGCAAATAGCAAGCGCTAAAGGAATCGATAAAAAAACTTGGAATGGAGCTATTAACTCTAAAGAAATAAAGAAATTTAATAAAAAATGTGGGATTTCCCTAAAGCCTATTAATAATCCTAAAATTAAATCAAAAATTAAACAACTAAAAATTTGTGATTTAGAAAATACCCCTAAATGTAAAACATCTAGGGATTGTAAAAAATACATGAAATCGAACTGTGGTAATAAAATAATAACGGATTATACCTATTTATGCGTACCAAAGGGTAACTCTAAAATTAAAAGGTGTTCTATTACATCCAGAAATTAAATAAATAATAAAATATATTATTTATTTGATAAATCATTTATTTAGCGACGGTGGGCTTGATGACAACACGGCTGATAAGACCGTTGATGTTCATGAAGGAGTATAGTTTACCACTTTCAAGAGCGAAGAGCTTGGTAAGGGTTGAGTCTGGCTTCCAGTTTTTGCGGTTGTCGGCAATCTGGAGGTCTTTCGTCTTTACATACGCAGCTACTACTCGCATCATTACCTGACGAGTCCATCCACCATCGGCATGCTCGGGCTCTTTCATCTTAGTCAGGAATTTGCGCATAGTCTTTGAAACCACAACTGGTTTCTGAACTACTTTTCTCTTTGGGCGCTGGACCTTGCTGAGGCGCTTGTGCTCGCGGATGACCTCCTTTTCAAGTTTTTTAAGCTGGCGATGAAGATCGCGCATCGAACGTTGCTGTTGCTCGACAGTTGCTAAAAGTTCCGATAAAGTATCTGATACACTCGAAGTAAGTGATGGTTGGGTAGATGTGCTGTCGGTAGTTGATGTTTGTTCGTTTACGATTTCTGATTCTGGTTGGGTGCTCATTTTATAATTAATTATGATGATTTATGTTTAAGTCATTATAATTGAAGGTTAAAAAATTAATTATTTATCATATAATAATATCTAAGGGTTATTAATTTAAAGTTAAAGAAATTTTATTATAATTTATTATAATAAATGAGTGAATCAAATATTGCATCTTTAAGTAATTCCGAAATAAACGGCAAAGTGACCCAAGTAATCACCAATCTGAAAATTTTAGCTAAGATTAAAACTAATAATAAATTAACCTACAAAGGCGACCAATTTATAATTGATGAATGGAATTATACCCAGCCAGTAAGAAGATGGTGGACGAAGGAATCAAGAACAAATACACTACAAAAACTAGAGGAGTTTGTAGAAAGTTTATTTAATATTATAGGGCAGATTTATAATAATGAGATTAAAAACGACGATGTAGTAAAGGATGTCGAAAATAGTTATTACGCACCGAAGGCCAATATTACGTTTCAGTCAGAAAACTCAAGTATATTGCTTTCATTTGTAACTGAAATGCAAGGAGCTATTATTGGATTAAATACTTTAAAACATACATATAAACACGATATAACCACGGTGTCATCTTTGGAAATGATAATAGAAAAAATAAATGTCCGTGTCAAAAAAATCACTAATATTATGAAAATACACAAAAGCAAATAAATATAATTTGATATTAAAATAATTAATCCTATTTTTAATATCAAAATGTCTACATTTACAAACAATCCATCTGGAAGAGGTAAATCTCGTATAGTGCATGATATTAAAAATATTAATACTGATCGCGAAAAATTAGGAGATACAGAGGGAGTTTATTTTAAATTTAATGTATCTGATACGTTATTTTCTACTAAATATGATATGCTTTTAACCGGTCCCGTCGATTCCCCATATACTGGTGGGTTTTATATATTTAGCGCTCAGTTTCCAGATCAGTATCCTTATCGCCCCATGCAAATGAAATCCCTTACACAGGGGGGAAAAATTAGAAAACACCCTAATTTATATATATCTGGTAAATGCTGCTTTTCCTTTTTAGGAACGTGGAATGGTCCCCCTTGGACGGCGTGTCAAAACCCAACAACAGTAGCTATATCGATGCGTTCGGTTTTAACTAATAATCCAATTACTAATGAGCCTGGTTGGGAGAAGAAAAATAATCCCTCTACAAAACTTTATGAAAATTTAGTTAGATATTTTAATATCAGATATGCGGTAATACACATTTTGGAATCAAAATTTAAATCCAAAGAGTTTGGGGAGGCAATAAAAAAGGTATTTGTAAAGAATTTCGATGTTTATAAGGAAGAAGTGCTTAAAATAGCACATCTTGATAAAAAACACGTAAAAAGTCCGGTATATAATTTCAGCGTCTATGTAGATTGCACCGACCTAAATATGCGATTAGACAAACTATATTTAGAATTTAACCCACAAGAAAAGCTCGTTAATATTTTAAATACAAATTCCACCGATAGTGAAACAAACGAAACAAAGGCCGCTAAAAAACATATTAGAAAATGCCCTGTTAATCCAGCTATAAATTATCCCGAAAATACTATAATGGATGGGCTAGATGGGCGAAAATGGAAAGTCAGAAAATATAGCGAATCTAAAAAAAGGTGGGTATTAAATAAATAAATTTGATTTAAATAATTAACCTTTAAATATAATTAAAGATTTCTTTACTTATAATAGATAATGAATTTTTGTAAAGTATGCAATTTCATGTTATATAAAAAACTGGCTGACGAGGAATCAAACGAGTGTGAATCTAGTGGAGAACCTGGTAAAAGGCATGATTGTCAGCTTTTAGAATATTGTAAAAATTGTGGTTATGAAAACAAAATAGCAGATGATCAGATATCAGTTTATAAAAGGAATTATAAAAATAATTTTGTAGTAGATAAAATATTAAACAATAAATATATCGTATTTGACAATACCTTACCAAGGCTAAACACGGAGTGTAAAAATGAAAATTGCATTTCAAAAGATAGTTTTAATTATCTAAATGAAAATAATTCCATAATAGTCAATAATATTCCTGAAAATATCCCAGATAGCTCAGTCAAAGAAATTTTACTAGGATTTAATTTTGGTACAGTCTCAAACGAAGATTCGGATAATGCAGATTATATAAAAACTATAAATGGATTTCAATTAAAATTCAAACGGATTAAATTATGTAGTTTAGTAATATATTATTCTCATCCAAAAATGTCAACTGCTTCAACTCTAAAAAAACTCCAACCTATTAATAATAATCTTAAAAGTTATTTAGAAAATTATGATGTAGAAACTAAATTTGAACAGAAGGAAACATTCCTTGTTAGTCCATATAAAAAAATCGACAAAGAGGTACTATTCGTGAAATATGACCCAGAAAACATGAAATATTTATATATATGTGTTAATTGTGGAGTAAGTTGGTAAGTTATTAAAAATAATTTGATATTTTTTATTTAAAAAATATATTATTATTATAAAATAATGTCTACTGACAAATTTGAAACCTCTATCGATACAGACGATGAAGATAAAACTTCATTAGAAGAACAGCAAATAGCCGAAATAGATGCTCTTCAATTAGAAGAAGAAGCATTAGAAGATAACATGGGAGATGAAGTGGAAGACGAGGAGGTTGAAATTCAAGATCCCGTGCCCGAAGATGACGACGAAGAGTCTATAGGCCACATATTAGACGATGAATCCGATGAAGAAATTATAGAACCTGCTAAAAAAAATACACTATTAAGTAACGATCTTATCTCAATTTACGAAACATATAGCGAATATTATTCTTCTAAAAAAACCACCCTACCATTCTTAAGTAAATTCGAAAAAGCTAAGGTTTTAGGAGTCCGGGCGCAAATGTTAGCTGGGGGGGCAGACCCACTTATACAACCCCCCTTCCCCGGTACGTGCTATAAAATTGCAGTAGAAGAGTTAAAGCAAAAAAAAATACCATTAATGATACGAAGGTATCTACCAGACAAAACATTCGAGGATTGGCGGCTTGAGGATTTGGCGGTAAGAATTTATTAAAATTTCCACCGCTTGCCACAATTTAAACAGGTGACGAACGTAGTCATCGGTTCATCAGCCGAGCGTGTTTGTAATTGATAATAGGTACATTCTTTCTTTTTACATCTGCCACACATATAAGCATCTGTCGCCATTTCTTTATTAACCTCATATAAATACCTGTTTCGTTTATTTTTTTCGTCCAAAATTTGCTTCCATTGTTCGGGAAACATGCGGGGATGATCCATAAAAGGAATGTCATATGGTAAGAATTCACTATCTAATAATCTGGCAAACAGTCGCGGATTATTTATATAAGATTCCGAATTAAGATTACTATATGATTGAATGGCTATTTGTTTATAGAGATTTATAAATACGACATTATTCCATTTCTTAAGAATATTTTTTTCCGTTGACATTTCGAGTGTCTTGTTATAAACCCCTCGTTCTATTTCTTTACTGAATTCCTTAAGAGTTTGTTTTTTTGCCTTTTTAGGCTTTTTATATTTTTTATTTTCGTTCACCATCATATCCAGAAACTTATTATATACAACCTCTCGGGGATTAATATCAGTTTTGGTAGACATTACTATGTATTTATTATTTATACTTTAAATAACAAATAAAAATCAAATTTAATCAATTATTAAATAATTGGGCAACGACTTCGTATATTTTGTTTAATTGTAACTTATTATCACCGACCATAATTGAATTTGCTATTTCTTTTTCGCTTAATTTATTATAGATTACCCTGTTCTCCATATAATTTTCATTTTCGATTTTAAATATTTCGTAAAATGTATGCCAAGCAGTGTCGTCACAGGTATTAATGCGATTGTTTATTTTTCTTAAGCGAGAATTAATTTTATCAATAACTACCAAATAATTATGGTCGACCCCTATATTATCTATATGCTTTATTTTCATATCTTTCACTTTCACCTTCCAATTCTCCTTCATGTATTTCCTAATTAAATATTTATATTTAACTTTTTTAACCGGTTCTATCTGTAAATTTAAGACACGGTCCTTGATCAGTAGTATATTTGTTCGTATTAAATATGATTTATTTATTTGGAAAGGTATAAGTGGCGGAGGGACATAGACTACAACAAAATTTATTGCATGTTCTTTATTTGAATCATGGAAATTTAAATTTAACCTGATTTTCATATTACTTCCTTTAAGAAAAGTATTTTTATTATCAAATTATTTTTTAAATTATATATATATGAAGTTCAATATTGAAAAAGGCATGCCAGCTTGTCTTTTGGTTTTAATTATTATATTTATTGGTTTATTAAGAAATCCTTTAGAAACCTTTATTGGTTCGGATATATACACGATTATAAACAGTCTCCAAACGACTAATTCTAATTTAGCCTTAAGAATGGCTGAAATAGAAAATAAAATAGCCAGCCAAAATATTACGAATGAAACGGGTGAAGGGGTTCTTGATGCGATTAAGAAAAAATTAAACTCAACAACGTGGGCGCCGGATTCTACTCTCTCTCGTTCGGAACAGGGGGAACAAGTATTAATGGGACCCCCTGATTCCTCTATGATAAAGTTTACAAACGAAAACCACAAACAAGTGTGGTTACGTAAACTTACACTTTCAAAAAATCACCTCAATCGTTCATCGGAACATCAACAGTTAATAGCAGATTTTTTTGCATTAATTACATTAAAACTATTATTTAAAAATGAAGGGATTGACGGATTCCCAGACGAAAACCCCCACCAAAATGACGCTAATTATTGGTGGGACCAACTTATAGGATTTTTAGAACGCGACGAAATTAGTAATGACGAGGAAAAATGGAAACAAATTCAACAGTTTTTGGGTGATAATTCCAAGAATATTTTTAGAGAAATAGATATCGTGTCGAGCGAGGGGAATGGTTTTATAAAGATCGGATTCTATAATATACTCGAGAAAGGTAATTTGAATGAGTGGAAGGAATGGCATGAAGAATACAAAAACGTAATTTAGAACGTAAAAAATATATATATATATATATTATATGAATCTCGATATAGGAAAGGGAATGTGTTCCATACTGTTTGTTTTAATTATTATCTTTATAGGCTTGTTGCGAAATCCTGTAGAAACTTTCGTGGGTGGCCCATCACCCACAGATGCGGTGGTCAATTCGAGTATGATTAGTAAATTACTTGTTCCACTCTGGAAAGGTATATTTGCCGGATTGCCAGCCATGAGCAACGCGGCGAGTTCCGTTACGACCGCGATGGGGGACGCGAGTGCCGCTATGGTGAACGCTAGGAACGATATGGATCCGGATACCAAGTACGTCGTGGAAAACAGTAGCCGTATATTCGATCAACTAATGGGCTATATATATAAAGTTCCCGAATTAGAGTCGCGAATATTAAGCTTGGAAAACCGAAGCACGAGGGGAGGCATCGTAGAACAGATTAAACAGACTATGAAGAAGGTGGGGGGATAAAGAGCTAGTAATAATAAATTATCAATTACGACTTAAATATTATATAAAATTATTATATTTATATATTATAAATATGGATATGTCATTACATATGGTATTGGTTGCACTTATTTTACTTTTAGTTTTAATTCTTTTAAATGACACCGAAAATTTCACAAATAACCTAACTCAGACCGAAATAAACGAAATAGTTGGAGGAAAGGCGATAGTCGATGGCATCAACGAACAATGGGAACAAGACTGGGCAGCGCCATTCAGGGAGTCAATTGGGACTATTAAAGTTCCAGTTAGATGGACGCGTACTACGAATTGAACGAAATGGATTATATATATTTCATTATATCCACCGGTGATTTAGGAAGAAGAGTCATATAGTGACCCTCCCCATAATACTCTCTCCAAATTAAAAATATTGGTAATTTTTTACCTATATATTTCTTTCCAACTATTATATACGGTTTGAGTCTAACATTTTTTTCGGGTTTATTGTTAATTATTTTACCATTTATAATTTTTTTATGCCGTTTACTCCACACTTGCGTATTAAACACAATTATAGGGCAATTAATTATCTCTGATACAACATATAATTCTAAACTGCTCCCCCATCTATCAATCGAAAAGTCATCACCTAAATCTACTGCGTATCCCGCGAAATATTTATAATAATTCAAATACTCGCTATAACTTATTTCATGAATAAAAGGCACGGCTTCTTTTATACTCATACCACCCATAAAATCTATTTTATTATTGGGGTTATTTTTTACAAACTCATAAATCAAATGTTGCATGTATTTTGCTAATTTATCCTGGATAATCTTAGAAATTTTAAATTTTTCAGGGGAGCAAATCTTATTTCCCCAATTTTTAAATGTAGAACAAAACGTATTTTCTCCAGACTTAAAAGGCTGAGCAAAATAAACATAATTAGCTATAGACCTGTAAAAACAGGAATTATCCCCTCTTGTATCTTTAATAACAAATAAATCTGATGGTAATGATGTTTTAATAAATTGCGACTCAGTCATTAACATCCCCTCCCGTTATATATTTTGTATCAATTTTATTAAAATATTGTATAATAATATATGAATAATCTTATTAATAACAATTTAACCCCTAATAACTTTATGAATAATATGCCCGATATGGTGGGTAATAATTTAAACCCGAATATGCAAAGTATGCCTTCTAATTTTATGTCCAATAATACTGGAAATGTCCAGAATCAAACTCAGAATTCTAATCCACCAGTCCAGGAACCAAATGTTATTATTCAAAATACGAATATGAATAATGTAATGAAAGAGGAAGTTAAAAATGAGAAAATCTCAATAGTAAATCCCTTTTTAGATTTTAATCTTGGTAATATAGTTAAAGGGTTGGGTATTATTTTTTTATTAATATCTGCTAGTTTCTTGGGGGAAAGTTTGGGATGTCAAATACAAAAGATATTAGCTAACAATATATATGCTAAACATCTCTTAATTTTCATCTCTATATATTTCTCGATTGATATGTTTTCAAATAAATCTAGAAACCCATTATTAGATATAAGAGATACTGTTTTAATATGGGTATTATTTTTATTTTTTACTAAAATGCATCTATCTATGACTATAGCTGCTCTTTGTATGTTGATTATTGCTAGAATTGTATCAAAATACGAACAATACCTTATTGATAATAATAAATCTGTAGATAATATTAAACAAATTAAAAATAGCTTTTTGGTAATAACAGTAGTATTAATTATAATAGGGTTCAGTCTTTACTCGGTTAAGCAATATAGAGAACATTATGAGAATTTCTCAGTTGTAAAATTACTATTAGGTGTAGTTAAATGTGGATACTTGGATGAATTATAAACTTAATTAAATTTGAAAGTAATAAATACGCTCTTTTATCAATTAAAATGGAATATTTATATTCGAGACAAATAGGTGTTTTAGGAAAATGCACCATGACTCATATATCAAATTTAGCTACTATTATTATTGGCTGTGATACTATTGGGGTTGAAACGGCTAAATCACTCATATTAATGGGTATTAAAAAAATCTACCTGTATGATAATTCGGTATATAGCAAAAAGCATTATGGTCGATTACTATTTAAACCAACCAAAAAAGTAAAATTAAGTATTTTATGTAAACAATTTTTAGAAAACTTAGATACACGAAGTGAAATCGAAATAGTTCATAAAAAATTAGATATATCCCAACTGGTTAAAAATAAAAAAATACAATGCCTCGTGATGACTGATTTGGAACTTGGTATAAAAAATATAGAGTCTATCTGTATGGCTAATAATATACCTTTCATATTTGGATACAATAGCGAGATGTTGGGATATGTCTTTAGCAACTTTAATAAGTGGGATATTGTAGACGGTGACGGTGAACCGTGTTTTAGAAAACACACATTAGGGGCTGTAATAAAAAATAATTTGGTAGAGTTAACTTTTGAATCAACCAATATCCCTAACAGTAAACATTTTAAATTATCCTCTGGGAAAAAAACTTATATAGGAACTGTGGAAAAATACCATATAGAAAATAACGGAGTGGTTAAAAATTTAAAAGCCTCTATTAAACTCGATAAGAAATTGCAAAAAATATTGGAAGATAATGCTAATATTATGTTTAGTGAAATAAAAAAAAAACAGACCATTAAGCATAAATCATTTATTAAAAATATTAAAACGAATGGGTATTCGTATATTGACGCGGAAAGTAGTTTTAATAGAAACGATGAGCTATATAGCGCATATACTAGTTATCTATATTCGAATAATCCCTCTAAATATCCAGAGGCGCATTATAATAAAAAGGATTATAAATTTTACATTTTGGGTTCAATAATTGGCGGGATACTGGCCCAAGAAGTAATTAAAACTAGCCATAAATATACTCCAGTAGACCAAGATATATTTTTCAATTTTCAAAAACTAATTGGTAAAGAGTTTTATAAATCGGGAAATAAATTTTCAGACTTATGTGGTCTATTTGATAAAGAAACACTAATGAAGTTCAAAAAAATCAAAGCCTTTATGATTGGATGTGGTGCCTTGGGATGTGAGATATCTAAAAACTTAGGAATGATGGGGTTCGGGCAAAATAAAAAGGCCGCCCTTTCGATTACTGACATGGATACCATAGAGTTATCTAACCTTACCAGACAATTTCTCTTCCAGAATAAAGATATAGGAAAAAATAAATCCGCAATAGTTAAAGACAAACTTCATAAATATTGCCCCGATCTAAATATAAACTGTTATAATTCTAAAGTATCCGATAATAACGAGCAAATATTCAACTATAACTTCTGGAAAAATAAAGATATTATTATTAATGCTTTGGATAATGTAGTTGCGAGAAAATATGTAGATAAGAAGTGTTTTATATTTAAAAAACCCCTTTTCGAATCAGGAACTCTTGGTGTTAAAGGTAACGTACAGGTCATAATTCCAAAAAAAACAGCGACATATTCCGAAATACAAGACCCACCTGAAAAGGGTATTCCTATGTGCACAATCCGGAACTTTCCTAATAATATAGAACACTGTGTTGAGTGGGGATTGGGTATCTTTGATAAAATATTTAACACAGGGATATCCGATTACTCTTTATTTATACTGAATCGAAAACAATTATTTGATGAAATTGACCTGATGGATAATGAAACTAATAAACAGGCACGATATGCGTTAATTTATTACTTATATAACTACTATAATAAAAAAACATACCGTTCTCTTGTCCAATTAGGAAATTATATATATACTACTAATTATTATAATATTATCAACGAGCTTTTGGAAACTCATAACGAAGAAAGCTTTTGGGTAGGAAATAAATTAAAACCTAAATTACTTGCGCCAAAAGATATTTTAGATAGTAAATATTACTATAACATATTAAATTTACTGGATCCTCTAAATATTTCAATTATTAAATCTTCTAAATTAAGAATTAAAACGTCTACTATAGACTACCAAGCTTATTTGAAGTCCATTCATAGTTCTAATAAAGATGCCTCATATGTTAAACCTTCTAAAAATAATATTTATGATAAAGATATTAGCAGTCATTTAGAAATCATGGCTTCTATTGTTAATTTAAGGGCTAAATGTTATAATATAGAGGAGTCTGATACTGTTACTATACAATTATTATCTGGTAAAATTATTCCAGCCCTTTCCACTACAACGTCGATTGTTTCTGCCTTTGTAGTATTAGATATAATTAAATATTTGACCGGGATAAACAAGTTTTCAGAAACAAACATTAATATAGGGATTAATCAATACACTCGTTATAAGGCATTCAAAGCCATGGTGACGCACAATAACATGTTTCACCCCGACTATAATATGAAAATTAAAACTATTCCGCGATCATTTACCACATGGGATAGAATACATATTGACGGCAAAGGATGTATGGTCAAAACCAATAAAGACTTATATAACTATCTAAAAGATAAATTCGAATTAGAAAATATTGATATGATAACTTCGGGGAATTTTATCATATATTCATGTTTATCTAATAAAGAAATTAGATTAACAGAATTGTATAAATATTATAGAAAACTCAAGAATCATAAAGTAAGTATAAAAGAACCTTTGATATTGGATGTATTGAGTTTTGATACTAACCGAATTCCGATTTTATTACCACCTGTAGTATATACTCTCGTGTAAATTATAAATTAAATATAATTATTTTATTTAATAGTAATGACTAAGTTATTGATAATTATATTAACAATACTTTTTTTTTTAATTTTATACCTATCTTATTTATTATATATGAGATATAAACACGATACAATTAGTAAAGATTTTATAAATACCTCCGATGAAATAACTGATACTACTCCCGAGAATATAAATAAAATAATAAACGAAAAAGGTAATATTTTAATTACTCTAAAGCATAATGATATATCTTATAAATTAGAATTAGAACTTTTTGACAAAAGCTTACCCATCACTTGCAATAATTTCAGACATATAGCATTTAAGGGATTAAGGAAAAAAACCTATAAAAATACTAAAATTTATAAAATATTCCCTAAGTCGTATATTGAAGGTGGTGATATTTTAGAAAATAATGGCTCGGGGGAAATATCTTTATACGGAAAGCAGTTTAACGACGAGGCGTTTATATTCAACCACGACTCGCCTGGATTATTATCGATGGTGAGTAGCGGCGTTGATACAAATAATTCAAAATTTATTATAACGACAAAATGTTGCCCAGAGTTAGATGGGAAACAAGTTGTTTTTGGAAGAGTTATTAGCGGGATGTACCACTTGTTTAATCTGGAAAATATTAATATAGATGAAAATAATATACCAATAAACGACCTACTAATTACAGATATAACATTAGTTAATTAATCCATTTTGTCTATCATGTTCAAAATCGTATTTATAGAATCTGCAAATTTTTGGTCATTTTTATAAGTTATCATAAGATGTCGTAGGCCCGATTTAGTATCTTTACACTTGTTTAATAATTCTAATTTCCTATAATAATTTGCTTGTCTAATTTTATTCCGTTTTTTCTTTTTATTATTGGAAGTTACTTTTTTAGATAATGATACTAATGATACTAATTGTATATTTAAAGACGATATATTAGTATATAATTCTTCTATAAAATCGACACAGTCATTTCTGTTATATTTATTCCACCACCTCACAAACGAACGAGTTGATGAATATGGTTGTATTATTAATTTAGACTCGTGTATAAATAACTTATCATCTTTACTTATATCAGAAATGGTGCTTAAATTTTCTAAAACAGAATTATATCGCTCGCATATGTCGTTAAAATTATGTGGGAGATTTACCATCTATATATATTAGCAATATTTTAAATATTCACTGGTAATAATAATTTTTAAGAATATTATTATACTCTTTTTGTAATATAAACACTTTATTTTCTATCATTGGTAATAACTTATGTGGATATTTTAAATTAAATCTGCTCGTGTCTAAATTACTATTAGTCTCGATAAGCCCTATCATTATCACCGCGAATTTTAAATAATATATTAATAATTTACCTAATTTAGTGTTAGGTTCGGAAATATAGATGTATTGGATAATCAAGTCGTTGATATCTTTGTAATTTTCTAAAAGTTGTGTTTTAAAATATTTATGCATACTATCATTATAGTCGTTATTTAATGTAGTAATTTGTTTATATTCAGTATGCTTTAAGCACATCTTTATTTCGGAGTTATGATAAATTGGATTAACACATCGTGTATTTTTGATGGTATTTATAAATATGCATCTATTATTAGATTCTACTATATCCTCTTCACCACTTTCACCGTCGGTACCCTGTTCTAAGTCACCATGTGTGTATTCTAAATATTTAACCCAAATATTATAGTTTTTTAGTAATCTAATATATATTGGCCAATAAAAATGTTTTAGTTTTAAAGATATTTTTTCTAACGACAATTTATTACGCATCACCAACGATTCGTGTTTTTTTTTCGAACATCTATCCCATGCTATTTTTATAAGTAGCAGCGATGGACTTATTATAACTGTTAATACTATATTTACCAATAACACGGCGCCTTCACAGCTTTCATGAAATTCTGACATTAATTAAATAATAAAACATATCTTTATTTTATTATTAATTAAACTTTATATTAAATTTTTAAGGCTCTTCCTTTGACGGTAGGCGGTGTCGGGAATTTCCACCATCTCTCGAAGCATTCCGCTCGCGGCGCTCGGCGATGTTAATCGCGGTTGTCTCACAAAGAAGGAGCCCCCCGCCTACACCAGTTACATTTATAGCAGTTGATTTCCCCTTGTCGTCAACTTTAGTCTCAAACTGAACATATTCGCCAGTAGTTAGCGAGCGGTAAACATTTTCAGAAGTTTGCAGTTCCGAATGATGAACGAAAATATCGTCCGCCGAGTCAATATCGGTGATGAAGCCATAGCCAGATTTAGGATTAAACCATTTTACACATGCGATTCTTGTATCAGTCATTTTATAAATATAATTATCGAGTAAACTTTAAATTATTATTATATTTTATATAATTAATGCGAAATATATTTAAAGTGGCACTTATCATACTAATAATTATTATCGTTATTATTATTGTTCTTCATTATAGAAAATATACAGACACTACAGAAAAATACGAAATTCTACAACAGGAGCTCGATAACGTTGCGGGTTATAGTCTATATACAAATAAAGACCCTATGATTATTACCTTTATAGAGGATACTTCATTTAAAACAAATATTGATAAATATTCATTAAAAACGGCCATAACAATTTCGGAAAAATATTTTGATTTAGAGGTGGACAAGGGTTATTATAGTCATAATTATGAAATATGTCTTATTAGGCCATTAACTAAAACAATTATCACGTTGGTTAATCCTAAATTTAATGAATTTTTTAATAAAACGGATAGCGATTTAAGCTTAAATAAATATGAACTTTTAGATGAAAATTTCCCGAATGTGAAATCTATAGATATTGTATTACATAGACATACTATATTTTGTCTTCCACGATTCTGGTTATTTAATTTTGACTCTGATAATAAAATAGAGATATTCGCCACACATAATATTTTTACAAAATTATTTTCATTTTTTAAATAATAATTTTATTAAAGTAATTTAATTAAAACTATTATAAGTTATATATGATAGATGACTCGAGGGCTTATTAAATTAAGTTTCCAAGGAAATAATGATAAAAAATTAATAGGAAACCCCAAGATATGTTTTTGGAAATATGTTTATAAACAACATACTAATTATTCGAAACAATCCAACAACTTATTATATGAAGGAGGGAGTTATATGAAGAATAATTGTTGTTCTACTTTTAGATTTAAAATTCATAGAAATGCCGAACTCGCAAACTATATATCCCTAAGACTTAAATTACCTAAAATATATTCAGAACAAGGCGATTTAGGGGAATTTATGTGGATTAATAATTTAGGGGCCAATATAATTGAATCTGCTAGATTGTATTTTGATGATATTTTAATTGAAGAAATTGATGGGGATTATCTGATTGCGTATAGGGATACTATGTTAGATAGTGATAAAACTTGTAACTTTAATAAGCTTATAGGAAACGTTAAAGAACTATATAATCCATTAGTAAATGATACATATCCTTCGTGTGGTTCGGTTAAAGGGGATTTATCTGGTGACGACTACTATATTAATAATGATTATAATACCGCTCATTCTATAGACGAATTTACTCTTAATATACCATTATTATTTTGCTTTTTTAGGGAGAAATCATTTATACCATTAGTTTCTAATAAATTAAGGGAGGTTTTTGTAGAAGTTAAACTAAGACCATTAAGCCATTTATATACAATTAATAAACAAACAAAAATTGATTTAAGAATACCGTCTGACCCATTATCTCTGTATTTTATGACTGAGACAGAAATGAAACAATATGCAATTAATGGGTGGATTCCAACCCATAATATCGATGTAGATATTTGGTATAACGGAGGGGGTGAGTTAATTGGATTAAATACTATTACTGACCAATCAGAGTATAATGGTCGTATAAATTTAGAAGGTGGGGTACCAGTTAATATAACCAATGAGACAATTAATATAGATCAAACATTAACAACCCAGAAAATCAATACTTACAAACCACAGTTAATTACATGGGTTATATTTTCTGAGAGTACTAATAGTTATGATATTTATCAACTTCTTTGGAAATGCGGCGACAGTAATAACGAAATTCGTTATTTTATAAATAATGTGTATAACCCTGAAAAAACAATAATAATGCCAAATAATTTACACACCACTCATCTGAATATTAATAATGTATTTTTTCATCATCCAACTGACGGGTCTGCGTTTTCTTTAAAAGATTTTATAACTGTTGATAGAACACTATCTAATGTAAATGATGATGACTACAGGGAGAGGGTTTATAGATATTTTTATCTATTATATACATCGGAGTTTGTAGATAATTCTTCACCATTTAACTATATTAAAGGTCCTTCTGGTTGGGGTCTCTTAGGGGGCATTAATATGAGCGGTGGTGCTGTCGAAGATTTCGCAGGTTATGCAGTCGCTATTAATAATTTGGGTAATCGAGTAGCACTTTCCATACCTTATTTCGATGGCGTCTATACTACCAACGTTGGATTAGTGAGAGTGTATGAATTAAATGAAAATAATATTTGGCAACAATTAGGAGGAGATAATATGAGAGGAATAGACTTATCAGGATATACGGTTCCTGGTATAAAATTGGGAGGAGTTGAAATGAAAGAAGAGTTGGGAAACGAAACCTCTATTCCTGATATAGGGTCACAAAATATCTCTTTTAATAGCACGGGTGACCGTATAGCAATAGGTTCTCCCTTTTTTGATGGTAATTCAAAGCAAGGAAGAGTGCAGATATATAAATTAAATAATTCTAACTGGGAAATAATGAGTATCTCCGGTGGGGGTGAGGGTCCTCCAGATAACCCTATATGGCAGCACGAACTGTTTGGTTATTCAGTTTCGTTAAATGGTTCGGGGGATACTATAGTAATAGGAGCTCCTGGAAACAATAAAATTTATATTTATGAGTGTATTGGAGATATATGGGTTAAGCAGATAGAAGTAATTAATTCTTCTCCAGGAATTAACTTTGGTTGGTCAACTGCTATTAATTTTACAGGAGATATTGTAGCTGTTGGTTCGCCCGAATATAATAGTGACAGTGGAATGGTGCAAATATATAAGTTTAATAGTGTTGCTTCATCTCTCACTTTATATGAGAGTATTTCAGGCGATAATCCAGGTGATAAATTAGGATATTCTATAGATTTAAATGCATCGGGCAACCGCATAATAGTTGGTATACCAAATTATAATGTAAGTGGAATACAAAATACAGGTCTTGTAAGAGTTTATGGATTTGAATTTGATGAGTTTTGTGTCCAATTAGGAAACGATAATATGTATTTAGGAGAAAACGATAATGCAGGTTGGTCAGTGTCAATTAATAATATTGGCGACCGGATTGTATTTGGTTCTTATTCTGATACCGCATTCACGGAAAAGACTGTTGCTAAAATTTATGAATATAATAATTCAGAGTGGGTTCAGGTAAATAATAATATAACTGCGTCTGGTAATTATCGTTCAGGTATACCAGTAAGTATTAATGATGCGGGTAATATAATTATTACAGGCGAATACATGAATGGGATAAATAAAAATGGATTAGTAAAAGTATATAAAAATCGCTTAAGTGGATTTAATTTTTCTACTACGCATACTGAAAAGGACTATTATGCTAATACAATTTGCTATAACGAAAGGATAGTTGATGCCAGCAAAAATATTTTTAAATTTACCAAAAATATACATGAGCAATTTTTTATACCTAGTTTAGAAGTAGAGTATATATTTTTAGATAATATCGAAAGAAAGAAAATGGCCGTAGAAAAACAAACACAAATATTTGCTTTTAATAAAAAATTAGTGTTTAAAGATATACAGGGAAAAGAAAAATTGTATATAAATGAATATCATCCATTAAAGTCTTTGCGTATTTTAGCTAAACGGAATGATTTAGGTAATAAGAATTTATGGGGTAATTTTTCCAATAATGATTATGAAAACCAAGATACTAGGTATCTTCAAAATTATTTTACCCGTCTTGCTAAAACGGAAGCGCTATCCAAGAAAAATAGCGATTTTATTAAAAATTTAGGTGTCTTTTTAAAAAAGAGTTCACAGAATTATACTTGTTTAATAGAAAACACCCAATTTAATATAATTTCGGGCTACTTTAATTTATTAAAAGGGTTAGATTTTTTAACTTCTAAACCAAAAATTAGTCTTAAAAATAATGCTGGTAATTCATACGAAATTATTTACGATTTAATGTTGAGATTTATATTTGTCACCAACGGTGGTAGAAATTATATAGAGAAACCTATATTATTAGATGAAAATGACGTGGAAATACCGTCCAGAATAAATATTAATAAAGGTGAAATTATATCAGTTGAACTTGATAAGCAAATCTATAAAAATTTTAAGAATTTCAGAATACAATCGCAATTATACTGTAACGAAGTTCGAATAAATAACGGGGGTTTCGGCTATATTTCGCTGCCATACGCGTATATGTTTTCAGGAAATAAATATGAAAGATTGATATATACAGGAAAGATAGAAAACGGTAAATTAATTGAATGCAAAATTCGACAGAAAAAGGTAATTAAAAATCCAGGTCAAATTATTATCGGTGGGTCGCTAAATAGTATTTCATCTAAAAATTCCAATATTATGGATGACACATCTTATAAATTCCATGACCCACACAATAAAATTATCGAACCGGTAATAAGCTTCGAAGACAAACAAATTCAAATATTAGATGCGGGAGCAGGACTATCAAAGGATACTAAATTATGCGTGGGAAGAATAATTTCAGAAATTAAAGTACCTGGCAATTTAATAATTACAGAAAATATATCAGATTTTACGATAGTACCCCGATTCTATAATAAAAAAAAAACAATTGACTTGATACACACTACAAAACCAGAATTAGATATTACCTATAAACAAATTGCCTATTCTGATTTAAATTATAAAATTCAGTTTAACGACGTAGAAACAAATATTGATAATTTTAAATTAAGTAACGATATTGTAGACAGTAAAATACTGTTAGAGTTAGATATTTTACCAAATGAATGTAATAAAAATATGTTTATAACGTTTAAGTCTTTACATGGGAATAAAACTATAAGTATAGGGAAATCACATAATATTATTAAAGTTCCTATTAAAATTATTAAAAATTTTGAATATGATATAACCGATACATTCGATAATGTAGAACTTATACATATTAAAGAGTTTGAAAATTATATACTTTTCTCGAGTAAAAATAAAATAAACAATATAAAATTAGGCGATAGTATAAGTCTTTTTATCAAAGATACGGAAATATCGAGCGTTCGTTTTGAAGAAATTGACAATTATACAGTTGGTCTTGGGTCATATTGTCCTAATTATGTTGATATCGGTAAATACAATAATAAATTATTATTTGGAAATTTTACCAAGGGGGTATTCGAGTTAGAAGTTGGAAAATCAATTAAAAGTGTAGAGATACCAGTAGAGCATTTTAGCAATAAACTGACATTTACGAATTGTTTAAATAAATTTTCTAAAATTGAAAAATATGTAGCGAAAAAACCCATTAAGGAAACGGTCAATTTTATAAAAGACACGATTGAATTTGATTTTGGTGGCGACACCAGACCTCTCCATGATTATGTCGCTATTGAACTTAATCAGGGGGTTTTAAGTGGTATATCATTTAACCAAAAATATAAATTTACTAATTACACTTGGCATGGATTTAAAAATTCACCAATATTTATATTGAAAAATAATTCAATTAATATGGACGCTATGAGGAAAACGCGTTCAGAAAGAGTTAATGAGCAATTAAGATTGGAATTGGAAGAAAGTTATATTGAAAACAATTCACAGGATGCTTTGGTAAAGGGTATTATAGATTATAACGGACAAGGTATAATAACACAGATTATTAATAAAAATTCCGGATTTGGTGGGGAAATAGAGTTAGTTAAACAGTCGGGCAATTTATATCAGGTCCGTATAAATGATAAGGGATTTAACTATGATGAGGATTTGTTATGCTCCCTGATATCCTATAAAATTTTTAACAATAAGCTATTAGAAGTTGATATTATTGAACAATTTGAAATTAATATAAATGATATCGGCCAAATTGATACGAAGGAGGGTATTTTATGGAAAAACGGCCAACCTATAACTGAATTTAAAATAGTTTGGGATAAATCACACAATTCAGACAATCATAATATATTAAACCCAAATCACAATAGAGACACCTGTTATAAATTAATTTTAGGCAATATTCCTGCGAAAGAAAGTATTATTATTAACCAGGGTGGTGGATATCTAGGAGGTTCCGATAAGCTTAAATATAAATTACTTAATAAAAAACCTCTTTTATTTACGCCAGAAATAGACTACTATTCAAATATAGAAGCGGGTTGTTTAAAAAGTTTAAGCTTAACTGTTTACAAAACCAATAATTATAAAACCCCTCTTATAAGTTACCGTATAAATAATGGACAGCTTATTTTAGTAAAAGATGACTACATTTTAGAACCTATAAGACAGTTAACCGGGTTTCATATATTAGACAAAGGGCTTAATATAACTAAAAACAGTTATTTATATAATGGATTTATAACAAAATTCCCAAAACCCAAAAAAAATATTAAAAATGTTTTTATAGAATATAACAATACTAAAATACCATTAATAATAAGAGAAAATGAATTCACGGTCCCAAATAAAAGTAAATTCAACGTTTATACTTCTAGTAATAGCTATATATTTTCTAATTACAAAAATATAAATACCCAAACAAGCTATACTAAATATAAGATGCAAGAGAATTATATAGGTTCCCAATTAATATTAGGATATATAGACCGATGTGATAATATTTTATTAGAATTTAATGAAATAAACAATTATACTAAATATAGTAAAATAACCCCATATACCATTATAGATAAAATAGACATTATATACCCGGGAAATGAGTTAGATGCCAGTTTTAGTGAATATAAATTAGTATTTACAAACAATAACCAGGATATAATCGAAACATCAGAGTATTTGCCTATCGGATTCTCGGGTAAGAATAATATTACTAAAGGGAATATATATGATATTACTATTAATGGGTGTGGTATGGGTTATGGAGCGGCTGTTTCTCCTATATTTGTTGAAGCTGGGGGATGTGAGCTTTTACCAATTACAAAATTTAATGAATGTTTTAATGAAAATTGTGGGAGTGAATATGCTGGAAAAGATACGACTCTTACAATCGAAAATAGTGTAGGAGACCACCTGTGCTCAAATGCCTATGGTTGGAGTGTAGTTAATGAATCACAGTTGATAGATAAAACAGAGTCTTTTGATTTAGACGAAATAAAAAACTTTATAAATATTTGGCGATATAGAGACCAAATGAAAATTCCTATTCTCGATAAAAACAATTACCAGTTTTATTTAAAATCAAATCCTATTACCGAATTAGGACTAAGTATCGATTTTAAAGTTAGAGAATCAATCAGAGACGCGGAATACTATAGACTTTTAGAAAAACATTTTAAAACATCCAATTCTGTTAATAGTAATATTTTACTCTATAGTTTTTGCTTAAATAACGATAAATTCCAACCAACCGGAAGTTTAAACTTAAGTAGTATCGATAATTTGTGCTTGAATATAAATACCTTAAAACCGTTTGAAGATACACAAGGGGGTGAAACTTATAAATATGATATCTGTGTCTTCCTTAGTTATTATAATGCTATAGATTATATTAATGGACAGGGTGGATTACGATATGGTAACTAAAATTATTATATAAAACTATTATATAATGTTTTTTTGCAATAGTAATTTATGTTTATTGTGTTTAGCCATTTTAGTAGCAAAATTTATAATGTTATTCACGATGACATTTAATTATGGAGAAATACATAAGGACTTTATGACTTCGCTTGATGATGGGCAAAAAAAAATATATATTGGAATCATTGACGAGCGGCGAAAAATATATCTAAAAGGTTATATTTTTGGGATAATTTTATCAGTGTCGATTGTTTTACTGAATAAATTTTTATTGAAAAATAAAATATCCAATATTTTATGCTGGGTTGTGGTAATTTCATGTATGACTACTTATTTTTATTATATACTTTCTCCTAAATCTAAATATATGTTAGAAGTTTTAAATAAGGATACTCAGATAAAAAATTGGTTAAAAGTATACAAATCTATGCAGTCGAGATTCCATTTTAGTTATTTATTAGGAGTAGTGGCAGTACTAGTATTAAACTATTCTATATGTTAAACATAAATGTATTATTGTGTATTAAAAATAATAAATACTTATTATTATATGAATGATTTATCTATATCAATTATAATTGATCAAGGATTAAAAAAAAATTCATCTAATAATAAAAAGGCTGCTATGTTAAAAGAAAAGAAGCTACATTATTGGGTGGATGACGCGGCTTGTATAATGTGTTCCAAATGTAATAAAAATTTTACCCTCACTATAAGAAAGCATCATTGTCGAAATTGTGGAAAAGTATTTTGTTATAAATGTTCAGATTATCAGATAAATATACCGAACACCATCGATGTACCTATTCAAAATAGGTATTTAAATTATACTTATTTTAGTGGAACTGATAAGCAAAGGGTATGTGTCGATTGTTATGACGATGTAAGGGAAATTAATAATTTAAATGAAATAATAGAATTTTTTTATTTATTACCAATCACTATAACGGAATATGTAAACATATCTTTGGTTTGCGCTACTTGGAATAAAATAGCTAATAATTACTTTAATAAATACCATTCGTTACATTATAAATTCCCTGATTATGTTTTTAACGCTCGGCAAAAAAATATTTTATATTTAAACCGATTCCATTTTTCAGGGCATTCTAAATGGATAACGCAACTTATTATAAGCTTTGATTGGAAATTTAGTGATATAAAAGACAAATTAAAATTACTTACTATCTTAGATTTAACAAAGTCACATACCTGCAGTAGTTTACTATGTACAAGAAATTGTTCGGAAAAACTAATGATAGAAGATATTATAATGATTTTATCGAGAAAAATTATATTTAAGCCTCTTATACAAAAATTATTGGTTATTTTAAAAAATATAATAATTAAAGACGATAAATTTTTAGAAATAAGCTGTTATTTATACGCAATTATAAATTTCCTCCATTTTTATAAAAACTATACATGTATTAGCACTACAATTCAAAATTTCTTATTATATTTAAGTGTTAGAAATACAAATATAGCTAATCAGCTTTTTTGGCTACTGACTCAATTTATCGAAAACCCAGATTCTGGATTTTATTTTAGGAGTTTTCGCCTCAAGTTGGTAAATCAATTAGACGAAAAAATTTATAAACTGTTTCAAAATGGATATGATTTTACACAAAATATTATAAAAATTGTAAATAAAGATCCGACAAATGCTGTAATAAATCTAAAAAAATATCTGCACGACTATGCTATTTTGGATAAAGAATTCACTTTACCTATAGACGTTTTGAAAGAAATATCATATATCGATTATAATAAAATCAGAGATGTTGATTCCAAAACTAAACCAATTATATTACCATGTATAGACAAGGGGGGTGAAACTTACAATATTATGCTCAAAAATGAAGATATAAGAAAGGAAGCTATAATAATGAATATTATAAAATTAATTAATTTATTTCTAATAAATGAAGAAGGACTGGATTTAAATATAATTTCTTATAATATTCTACCTATTTCGAGTAAATATGGATATATAGAGTTTGTCCCTAATTCCAAAACATTATACCATATTAAAGAAGATTTAAATTTTTCAATACAAAATTGGATAATTGAAAATAATCCCGATATCAGTATTGCTGAATTTAGAGAAAATATATGCCGGTCATGCGCAGCATATTGTATTATAACGTATTTATTAGGAATCGGCGATAGACATTTAGATAATATAATGATAACAAAAGACGGTATATTATTTCATATAGATTTCGGTTTTATATTGGGACAAGACCCTAAATTAATGAGCCCAGAGATTCGTCTTACGCCGGAAATTATAGATGCCATGGGTGGAATTCATTCCAAATATTACAAGAATTTCAAAAATTATTGCAATAAAGCCTTTTGTTGTATACGAAGACATTGTCGAATTTTTTATATATTACTGTTAGATTTAACTAAAATTTACCCACAACCACCTAATTTCACCAAAGAATATATTAAAGATTATATATTTAATCGATTTAGACCAGGTGGGACAAAACAATACGCTCTTCAGCAAATCGAAGATAAAATTGATTTTCATAGCGCAAAAAACTCTTATGCGGAAACTATCATAGACTATTTTCATAAAAAAAATAAACTATCTAGCACAAATAGTTCTGAAAATTCAAATGTATTTGATAAGGTGGCAGAGTATGGAGCTAAAACAAAAAAATCTTTATTTGGTAGTATATCCAATTGGTTTTACTAATCCCATTGAGGTATTAATTCGGCCAATAATATTAATATTTTTTCGTTTGCTAAGTCTATATTAATATCATTTTCTTCGTATTTATTAGGTGTTAGTTTTTTATATATATATTTTTCTACTATATCACATCTTTTAATACTTTCTTCTATTTCTTGAAAATCGACAGCGTTTCGTTTCGAATTATTATTACTCATTCTTATTATTATTAATATGTTGTTTTTTTTAAATTATTATTTATCCGTATATGTTTTTTTACTATAAATACTATATCATGAATGCCTTTTCATTCTCTGTTATTGCCTGTGCTTTTAGTAATATTTTATTTTTAGTAGCAAGTATATATTTAAATTTATCCTATAGTGTGTTTATTCGTTTAATATTATTTATTTTATAATATTAATGAATAAGTTAATAGATAAAAAATATAGGATTTCTTATAATATAGAGGATTTACCAAGAACAGTAACTGTCTTAGATAACCCAAAATCAACATGTTTATCTAAATTAACAAAAGCCCTAAATGCCAGAAATACAGAAGATGCGATTGATTTAGCGATTGAGTTAAGTTTTTCAGGTTATTATGGGCAAATAATAACAAAAATTGTAGACTTTTATATTAAAAATATTAACTTAGCGCAACCAAGAGGGATTTTATATATTTCTGAGTTTTATACATATTATAATCAAAAATATGAAAAAAATAATATAAAAAAACATAAACTAATTATTATTAACGATCAAGTAGTTAGAAATTTTATAAGTAATTTAATTACATTAATATGCGGAAGTAATCAAAGAAAATTATTGAGTTTGGTTAAAATAACAAATAAGGACTTTGATTTAAACAAGAAAAAAGATATACTAGTAAGTAAAAATTTAAAACTAGTAGCTAAATTTCTAGGTTCTGGGGATAATAAAAACATAATAATACCCCTGTCTGAAATAATTACGTTATTTACTTGTCATTATATAAAAAACCGTGAGCAAAAAATAATTTTTTGGTTGAGTTGGCTACTAGAATATGAAAAAATATTCCACGAAGGAGCTTTAGAAGTAAATAATAGAAATGTGCCCGGTGTAGAGAGTAAATTTACAAAAGATTATTTATGGATAATTTGGGAAATGCTAAATAAATCTATAAATGACCGCCATGTCAAGAAGATCGTTTCTAGTTTAGAAGCTATTTATAAACAAAATTTTACAATGAGTAATAGAAAAAAGAAGATATCTCTGTTAATATTTGCTATATTAATACACATTAATCCTATGCCTAAATTATTATTCCCACCAAAGCCAATTGAGCCACTATTATTTTATAATATGCAGTATGAAACCATTTTAGTAAATCTTAAATATTTTGAAATAAAAAAACAATTAATGATAGAAAATTTATAAGCATTTAAACCGAAAGGGCAATTAGTAGGATATAACATGAACTTTTTGTTTTTTTATTTATGGCCATTGTTAAATATTATATTTTCGATGGTATATAAGCCACCAACGTCTATGGCTGCTAATAAGCCCAAAATTATTAGAAACTTTTTATCAGGTGTTAATGTATGTTCCATTTCTTTATTGGGTATTTTGTATTATCTTACTAATTATAAATTTTTGTTCGATTTATCAATCATAATACCACAGACTTATTATATATGGGATTCTTTTTTTATAATACTTCATAAAAAGAAGAATGAGCTAGGATATGTTTACCACCATTTTATTTCTATGATTTTATTAAATCACGCAACAAGTAATAGTCTTACTTCTGGTCATGTATATGCGGCTCTAATAGTAGGGGAATTATCTAATTTAAGTATAATAACCGTTTATCATTTAACTAAAACATTAAATTTAGAAGATATTGAAGATAAAAAACGGTTACACTATTGGAAAAAGATACAATTATGTTGGTATGGATTTTTTAGAATTCCAGTACTGGGAGTAATATTTTTTAAGGCATTAGAGACCCTTTCGTATTTTTACTATATACCATATATTAGTATATATGTAATGGGAGTGATATGGTCTAAAAAACAGTTCGATAAATATTTAATTGATAAAAAAGAATTACTAAAAGAAGAGTGAATCAGAATTTCTCATATAACCCATTATTATGGCTTCGCCTCGTTTTGAGTTTGACTTAATACTTTTCTTTGTTTTAGGATCTATTATAAAATTATAATCCCTTTTTAATTTTGTTGTAGATTGGAGCACGGTTCCACCAGATTGAACCGTTCTATTTAAATATAAATACTGAATAGCTAATGTTATCCAAGTCGAATCGGTGTCTCCCTCCTTCAAAGCCACATCGGACTCCTCTATAAATTGAATTTTCAGATTATTGACAATTCCTTTAAATTCAGGACCGAGTAGGGTGATGATTTTAGATTGATTATCGAGGGATAAATGACCAGACGTTTGTTCTCCGTGCAGGCTGATCTTCACCACATGACTTGCGTTGTGCGTGGGCCAAGGTTTATTATCTGGATTTTCAAGGACATCAAGTATATCCGCCGGCATTTTTTTTGAAAGAGACAAAAGATTAGTCCAAACTTGTTGAAGTTTTACTGGGGTTAATATGTCGTCAACCCCAGACGTGGATCGCTGTTCGTCCATGTCATCCCAAATTTCCATTATTGATTCTTTCTCCCTCATTCCATTATAAAAATTTTTAATGGTTATTAAATATAATTTATTATCTTTCCAATAAGGAACAGGTTTTAAATCTAGTGATTTTTCTTCCATTAATACGTTTGTCGGTGCTGCATCTATTGCCGCTGGTTCTTGGGGCTGATAAGGTGGTTCTACTTTTGTTGCTGCTGGTGCTGGTGGCGCTGCTGATACTGTTGATGCTGGTGGCGCTGCTGATGCTGTTGGTGCTGGTGGTGGCGAAGGGGCGATCGGGGTCGGGCATGGAGTTAAAGAAGTAGCGGGGCGAAATATATTATATTCAGAGGTTGAATGAATTAATTTATTACGTTTTTTAATATAAGTATACTCTATAAAGGGGTTTCTTTGAATGACTTCCCCCTCCTCATCGTCACTTGATATAAATTTATTTAATAAAATTTTAATTTTTCCAAATATCTCCTGATAATCTTCAATATTCGAATTTTTTTCTATAAGTATTGGTTTTGGAAGACTACTCACTTTTTCGCCCATAAGAACTTCAATTATTTTAATATATGTACATCTAATCGGGTCCTGTTCACTCTGGTCGAAGGAAATATTATTTATTCGAATACATCTTTTAATAGCACCCATTGAATACATTTTTATCAATTTTTCGGTTTGAGTAATCTGCTCATCTAAAGGAAGAGGCTCTGAAATAGAGGAATACTTTATTATATCAGTATTATATTTTAATGTAATATTTTTTAAATTTTTTATTAGTCCAGTAGAATAAGGAATTTTATAGTTTGTAAAATTTGGTAAATAAATATCCGGTTCAAATTGAGCAGAAGAGGTAATATTAACATTTTTTAAATAGCCTTTATTTTTAATAACATCATGTGGTTCATTTGAATCTTTAATTCCAGAGTTCGTTGATAATTCTTGTGAATTAAAAACTTCTAATATGGTCGACCCGCTTCCGTTTATTTTTCTAAAACGCAGAGGTTGTGCTATAATACTGTTAAAATTTTTGTCTATATCGCTAACGTTAATAGCACTATCATATTTTATTCTATAAATATCATTTACCGAATTAGCGAACCTGTCGGTGTAAGGATTATAAATATATTCGTTATATGTAAAAGGTATATTTCCTATAGGTGTATAATCTACTTTTAGACCGTCCTCTAATTTAATATCTTTTTGGTGACAATATTTTTTATAAAAATAAAAGTTCGCGCTGTTTGCTAACGTAAATATACGTGAAAGAGGGGTAGGTTCGTCGTTTTTTAAGTCTATAAAATATGCCTGCATTAATTCGTCTAAGTCGTCATAATTCTCTTTTATATTATTTAACTTTTCTTGTTCAACGGTTTTATTTGTTTTCCAGTTGGTAGAGACTAATTCTAAAAAAGTTGATAAAATATTTATTAAATGATAGAATATTTGAGCATTTATACAAAGTCTTTCTATTATTTGATAATAAATTGTCTTTACATAATTAGCGTCCTCAGTAATTTTAAAATTTATTATATTATTTTCAAAGGAGTCCTTTCCTTCGTTATATGTTAATGGTTTCTTATTAAGTGTCCCTTTTTTATTTTGTCCTTTTCTTTTTTTATAAAACCCAGCGGCGACTTCTGCTGCGAGTGCGTGATTTAAAACGCTAACCTTTTTATTAGCAGCACCATAGTCTTCATAGCGCTTTAATTTTTCATGCTTGTCTGTAATAAATTTGAGGTTTTTCAGTAATTCGAATTCTTTATCAGGAGCGATTGTATCGGTATTATATAATTCTTTTAAAATATATGGTAGTATTTTTTTTCCATTTACAAATTTGTCTTTGTTCATACTAATATATAATCAATATTTTTTTGATTATATATAAGCTTTCTAAAATAACTTTAATTTACATTTTAACCTTTCCCTTTTTGTCCTTTTTGCCAGCTGCATAATTTTCTAAAAATTTAGTCTTATTTTTATCATAATTTTCTAAATTTCCTACAAGAACCGGATCATAAGAGAGGG